AAGGGCGGGGGAAGGGAGAAGCCTCCCCCCGCTTGCTTCATCAACTATGCGTTAACGAGAGCCTTTTCTTGATTTGGTGTCGCTACTACCGCACCCTGCGGTAGAAGGGCTTCCAACTCTTTGATAGCGGTGATAACGCTATCCACCATACGAGGTGTAGGGTTGGACATAGCCGCAAAAGCAACTGTCAACTGAGAGATACGGGCGTTGATGGACTTACCCAACGCTTCGCCAGTATCACCTAGCATAAGTTTCTTAGCGGCTGATTCCTCGTTCTCAGCAGACAACGCATCATCTAGAGATGTGAGTTGTGCCTTGATTGAGTTAGTGTCTGCTTTGAGGTTAATCTTGTCAGACTTCGCATAAATAGCATCTGCGAAGCCATAGACATAGTCAGCAGACAAGCCCTTATGTGCGACTAGATAACCGCCAAACTGAACTACCATCTGACGGCGATTTAGGTCAGTGAAATCAAGCGGGGAGATAGATGAGTCAGACTTATAGTAGACTGAAGCATCGTTCATACCCGCAATATAACCATCTTTACCTGAACCTAGAATAGCGTTCAGACGAGTTAGGTTTTCTTTCGCTGTGGACATAGAACTACCTTTCTTGTAAGTGGCAGAGATTGCCGTGCCCCTGAAAGGAGTTGAACCTCACAGGGGCGACAAGATAGGCTCTAATGCTCGCTCTAACATTTCGGATTTGTTCCGTTTCCCTATTGTACTTTTCCGATTTGTTTGCTTAAGTCCCCCCCGTACCCTTAAGTCCGTTTTGTCCGGTTTGTCCACCAGGTGAGACTGATTGTTGGCATCTATGATCATAGACAGTAGCCTTTTGTGTTACAAGTCGGGGGGAGTGTGATCGTCACCACATGGAGTTTATTCCCAAGGAGGTAAATTTTTTTCAAGGTCGGGGGAACTAAGGCAGTAGCTTTGGTGTAGACTAGCGTCATTACGAGAGGGAATACTAATGACTAAAGACATTTATGGTAGTCGTGTAACTGGTGGGCTAGGTCCTGCAGCTGATAACCTCTTTGATCCTGCAGCAAGAGAGGCAGCAGTAGAGCGTTCCATCCAACACTCCATTAATGAGGAGAACGCAGGCCGTAGACCACTGATTCCTAGTGGTAGATTATTCTCATCTATATGTGGACCAGGTTACGAAGAGATTGATGCTCCTACTACTGACCCCTCTAGACCACGAGCCCACAAGTGCTGCTACAACCCTAATGCAGGTTCGGCGGACAACTCAGGCTACTTGGCTATTATGATGCGTGATATGAGCCTTATTGGGTACGACAACGTCACTCAGGACATGTGGGACGAGCTAAAGTCGATTGACTCTACCCATACCTTCATCAATACCACTCTAGGTGGCTGGCAGTGGGAGAAGACTTCCTATGGTCAGCTCCCCCGAACCCGTCCACAATCTTTCAATCTAGGGACACAAGAGTAGCTTCTAGCCCTCCGGTCTGCTATGATTGACTCCTACACACCGGAGGGAACTGTAATGACAACTATTGCTGCTATCCAAGGAGATGGATGGGTAGTTATGGGTTCAGATACTCAAGGAACTTATAACGACTCTAAGAATCTTTACATGGTAGGACATAAAGTTTACGATAACAATGGCATTCTAATTGCTGGTTGTGGTATGGGTCGTGGTTTAGATCTCATGCACAAGGCATGGAAGGCACCGAAGCCAACTAAGAAGTTGTCCATAGACCAGTTAGAACTCTGGATGGCACGTACATTCATCCCTAAGATGCGTCAGATGTTCATTGACTCTGGCTATGACATGAAAGATGACGGAGACTACGCCCAGCACGAATCCGTCTTCCTAGTTGCAGTCCAAGGAACTTTATTTATTATTGATGACGACTACTCTTTCGACCGTGATGCCCGTGGTGTGATCACATCTGGCTCCGGCGGTGACTATGCAGCTGGAGCACTCTATGCTCTTGACTCTAAAAAAGCTAACACCGTTGAAAAAGCTAAAACGGTCCTCCGGAAAGCTGTGGATGCTGCAAAGGAGTACGACATCTATTCTGGGGGAGAAACCCGTATTTACGTACAAGAAGCGTAAAGTGTGGCATTATTAACCCATCTTCCCGAAAGGTGTGTACATGGCAACCGATGATTTAGGCAATCAAGCCGTAGCTTTTGAGTGGGGCAACCTACCAATGCAACCTAACAATGAACGAACAGACAACTTTTATAATCAAAATAAGATTATTGGGCCTGCTCTAGGTACTGGTGACAGCCACAATATCCACGCAACTGATTGGGATAGTTTTCCCGACAGTCCTTCTGATGCTGGAAACACTCGTGTAGATGGCTCACCACTTTTTAGATGGCCTTCATACGGTACTTGCTACACAACACCTCTATCCCCTGGTGGACGTTACAACAATATGTTTGAATACCTACGCTCTGTAGGTGTAGATCCTGCTACTCTTAAGGAAGCAACCTTTACTGGAGGATCTGACCAATACGATTGGCAAAATGGTGAGTGGGATTCAGGCATTCTTTTCTGGGCTTATATTGCAAAAGATGAAATTATTTCGATTGACTGGGGTACAGGTACTGTCTACACCGGAAAAGACTTTGATGGTCTTGTAATTGGCTCTGGCCATAGTGCGGGACAAGATGTTGCGACTGATGCTCCTGAATGGTATCACTGGTTTACTGCATTTACAAATGACCCTGCTAAAAATAACACAGCGAATTGGTTGTAATATGAAACTAGAAATTAAATGCAAGTGCGGAACTGAACAATCTACTGATTTTGTTTCAGGTTTAAAAGACTTTTATAACCCATGTGAAGACTGCGGTTCTAAGCATGAAGTTAAATGGATCGAATTCACACAGAAGACAGGTGAAAAGTAATGACTAATCCAGTAGATGATGCAGGAAATCCAAGAGTTGACTTTGTATGGGGACCATTTCCTATTCAGCCTAATGATCAAAGAACTAGCTATGGTCAGGACATTGTAACTAACCAAGATCAAAATATGGGTTGGACAACCATTCGCCCAATCGATAGTGCTAACTTAGCTACTGGCTGGGATATTATTACTCGTAACTCTGGTGATGGCTTCTACGAAGAAATTACAAATGGCCGCCAAGAAATTACAATCTACGACAGCCACGCAGAATTTGTTATCGATGGCTACGAAGGCTACCCAGGATTCCAAACTGGTGGGGTATTTGATGACATTATTCCTAACGTAACTATCCCTAATATTGTTGGGCTGTCAGTCTCTGAAGCTGCTAATGCTTTGGATGCTGCTAATGTGCCTTACAACAATGACGGAATTACCACAGTAGGAGCAACTAGCGGAAATAACAACTCTGTTGCTAATCAGTCTGTTGATGCAGGGCTAATATTTAATGCGGGAGATGTTCCTACAGTTCACTTCCAAACTTACCACTACGTAGTAGTAGTACCTATTAACCACAACCTTGCAGGAATTCGCCCAGATTCAGGAGATGGTGACAATTACCGATTCCTTTATCTTATGGGACGTAATTCAGGTATCCAAGTTGGAGATCAAATTACACTCCATGACACCGGTGTAGATAACTACAATCGCCCATTTGACGTTACCGCAGTAGCAAATGATGACTCATTTAATACAGGTGGTCAGAAGATTACTATTCGCAACGGCCTCATGGATGGCACTGGCGGAAACGTAACTAACACAGGTACATACACAAAGCCTTAATATTCCCTTAGACGTAAGGGTCTTAACCAATCTATAGATAGGAAACACAATGGCAGTAGATAGCTCAGGCAACCAAGCGGTTGACTTTGTATGGGGTAACATGCCTCTACAACCAAATGCAGCTCGTACAGGTTCTGGACCATCAGTTGTTGTCGGTGCAAACACGGCACAAAATCATGGTATGTCTGGATATTCTGTATACCCTTCAACCCACCTTACTATTGGGTCTTATACAGTAAATAAAAATAATGGCATCACTGAAGAAGTTAAAGCAGATAGCCATGATATTGCAGATGGATTGTGGTCTAACTACCCAGCATTCATTCCAAACGTTGGATACCAAGACTAATCTTTAAAACTAAATAGCGCAGAGGCCAGGAGAAATCCTGGCCTTTGGCATATATTCATAGTTTAATAGTGGGAGAATACGTACATGTTTGGTGACATCCAGGGCTTCAAAGCTCCTAAGAAGAAACACTACCGCCATATTGGCCGTGGTGGTATTACTGTGGGCGGGATCCCGTATTGGGAACTCTGGAATGGTATAAGCTTTCCTAATGGTAGTGGAAATTCGGAACAGTCCGAGAATCACTCAGGCGAGGAGACAAATGAGCCAGGAGAATCAGGTACAGGATCAAACACTGTGGGCAGCACCGGAACCCCTGACGGAGGAACTAGCCCGGGTACAGTGTGACGGGTGCTCTGCTAGAGCCCAAGTCATAGTAACTTTACCCTATGGCGATCTTAGCTTCTGCCTGCACCACTACAATAAAAACGCTAATGTGCTTACAGAACAAGGCGGAATTGCTAGACTTATTAACATAGAGAAGGCTTAGGAGATACTCCACAAATGTTTAATAGAAATATAGTTCAAGCTGGAAATAGAGCCCCAGGTATGGGTCTTGCAGGTGGCCTTATGGGTTTAGTCAATACAGCAAATGCCCTTCGTTTTCACCAACTACGTGAACAGATTACAACTTCTGAAGTTGGTAAGCGTCAGATGAGTGGAGAACTAGCTCGTACAGTTGGAGATGTTGCTCGCACACATATGGGTAACGCAGAGTATAAGCAACTTCAAGAACAATTCCACGGCGTATATCATATGCCACTTGCAGCAGATCACCCATTACGTGCGCCAGGAGTTCAATGGCGTGAAGGTGAAAGCGCTGATGCTTTTCCACATCGCATGAATCCTGAAAGTGGAAAGATGGAACCTTACTTCCCAGGACAGACAATTGTTAACATGGGTGGTGGACGTGTAGCATCATCTAAGGGTGAAGCTTTTGTTGGTGCTAGAGAAGGTAGTAATAAGAAAAATACTGTTGGTGATGATGATGATAATAATGGTGGCGGCGGAGGCGGCGGAGGAAAGCCAAAAAAAACTAAAACTACTCCAACACCACCACCAGGTAGCAAAGGTGGAAAAGTACCTTTCAGAGCACGAGGTAGATACTAATGGCTAGAAAGAAAAAAGTAGTCGATCCACGCAAAGCACGCTTACAAGCAGAAAGCGAAGCACGTCGCCCTGTTAAGAAGGCTGCCGTTAAAAAAGCTGCTGTTAAGAAGGTTGCTCCTGCAAAGAAAGCCGCTGCAGTTAAGAAAGCTGCACCTGCAAAGAAAGCATCGCCTAAAAAAGGTGGTTTAGGACCAAGCGCAAAAGATTTAGAAAGTGCATTAACTCGCTTAAATAGCGGTGGTTCTTCTGCATCTGCAGAAGCAGGCGCTACATCTGACTCAAGCGCAGCATTTGCTGCAAGTCAAGCTGCCCGTGCCAATGCAGAAATTGGTACAGAACAAGATTTAACTACACCACAACGTTTAACAGCTAATGCTTTCCGTGGCGTTGGCGAAGTAACCGCTACACCTGCCCCTGAAGATATTAAAGAACCTCCTTTAGAGGCAGACCCCCTTAGACCTAAAGTAACTCCTCTACCACTTCCTACACACGGCCAAGAAGCTCGTGCAGATCGTGCAGATATTATTCCAAGAACAGGTACTGGCGTTCCTGCTACTGTAGATGCTGAAGAAGCAAAAAGAAAAGCTGCTAAACGCAATAAGAAGGGTATGGGAATACCTGGAAGTGAAAATGGCGTAAATGATCTTGCTATGACTCTTCACGAACGTGATCGTAAAGCAGCACAGGAATCTGGAAAAGCTGTTAACGGTGTTGAACCAGATGATCCTGAAGTAACGTCAGTAAAGCCTGAACACCAGGATTTCTATCTTGGTTACCATCGTCGTTTAGCAAAAGTATTAACACACTTTGGTGTTGATGAAGATAAGATTGATAAAATTAGCCAAGGCAGTGGAAAGACTAGAGTAGATAAGGTTAACTATCTGCACTCAGTTTTACAACGTCATTTGGATTCACAATCCCCACAACAGGTCGATCATGAAGGTCAGGGTATTACACACTGGATTCATCCAACAACTGGTGTAGCCCACCCTATTTCTGCAAACCACCCAGAAATGCCTAAGCGTGTAGATGATAAGGGAAATATAGTTCCTACATTTATTCGTAATAAGGGAATAAGTGAATATGTACGTAGAAATGCTGATACAGGTGAGTGGGGTCTTGATCGTAAGACAGGTAATGCTGCCTATGATAAAACTCTTGGTTGGGAACCTGATAAGCCAGAAGGTTGGAATACTGTTCAACTTAAAGGGGGAATTAAAGCTCTTAAGTTAAATAAAGCCCCATCCGGTGGAAGCATGAAATCTTTAGTAGCACTTCATCGTGATGAGATGATGGGTGATTTTGCCCCTGCTATTGAGGGAGAGTCACGTAGACGCCATGCAACTATTGCAACAGGACTTGTTGTAGATAGTGCTGGTGTAGATGCGCCAACCCGTAACCGCAATAAGGTAGAGACTTCCGGTAAATTAGGAGGAAAGTCAGGACAGTTTAAGATCTTACGTGCTACCGGCAGAACACAAAAGCGTTTTGTTGTTGGAAGCCCAAACACAGCTGGTGAAGGTGCCGAAGGTCCTACACAACCAGCTCAAGCAGAGATTACTACTGTACCTAAAGTTGATTTAGTTGGCCGTAACCCAGTAAGAAATCCTCGACGTAAGAAGTCAGTTTATAACCGTAAAACTGGGATTACTATGGTTCGTCCTCCTGAGCGTGGTTTACACATTCAGCAAGGAACACCTGGTGTAAGCACTAGACTACCACGCAATGGTGGGGTAGTAGGTGCAGGTTCTGTTACCACTGCAAGTGGAAATGAAATCAGCACATTTGATACAACTCCAACAACACCTCAAATTGAGCGTATGAAGAGGCTAACTGCTCTTCAACCTGAACACCCTACTGTAGGTGCTGTTTCAGAACCCCCTGTTGCTCTTGAGGGTGTTATCAGCCGTACGCATCAGCATATCGGCAGAACCAACAAAGATGGCGCAATTGTTAGCGCACACACCATCACAACTGAAGTTAAGCCGGTTCTTAGTAAAAAGGGTAAGCCATCACTTGATAAAAGTGGTAAGCCAAAAACTGTTAAGAAGATTACCTCTAAGCCTGGTATGGTAGACCAAATGCTTCCAGGAATGGAAGAGGCTGGTAAGCCTGAACAAATTCAGGGACCAGATAGAGAAGTTAGTGAATCGCAAGTAGTACAGGGCCCAGTTACAGCTGGACACTATGAAGCTAATAAGGCAGAAATTGAACGCCTTGCTAAACCAGGTGAGAAGCGTTCTTCTAAGATCAGTAAGAAATTTGCTGGTTTAGTAACCGTCCCTGTAAAGAAAATTGTAAAGGGTGAGTTAGTAGACAAGCCTAAGGAAGAACAGCCTGAACCTATTGGTGATTTTACTGGTATGAGTGGAATTCAAATCCACCGTGCTACTAGACACCTTACCCCTGCAGGAAAGCAAGTTGCTGTAGTTCCAAAGACTAGAGAACAAGCTTTATCTTACAAGACAGGTAGGATGGAACCTGTGGGCACAGTTGCACCAAGACCTACACCTAATCCGCCAGAGCAGATGGAATTTGAAGGTATGGAAACTGCAGGCTCAGCCCATGCTGCTGGACAGCAGTGGCTAAAGCCTAGAGACCTAAGTTCAGAGACCCTTAACCTACAAGGAAAAGCAGGAACAGGTTTCCAGCCTCGTAGCCGAGGAAAGCAACGTAAGTAATGCCTAGGAACGACTCATTTTGGGTAAACCCAGATAATCAGGTAAAGGACAAATCCTTGCGTACACACGCACGTGAAGCGGCTGAATACCTTACTGGGTTACCTTACCTCCCTAAGCCTCTTAAAGAGGCTCCTAGACACCCTGGAAGGGGTGTTAGTGGGGAGTCTGGTAACTAATGGGACGTTCACGCAAAGAGCTTCATTACGGCACTAGAAGCGGTAATGGGGCACCTCGTATTCGATTAGCCATATCAGATCGTACATCGCCTAGAGCTAGGCCCTGGAACCATCCAGAAGCGGTAAAGGCATCTCAGGCATATGGTGTAAACTTAAACAGCCACAAAGAAGTTGCAAATCATGAGGATAAGTTAGAAATTGCAGGAAGTTTAAAGCCTAGCGAGCGCATGACTTGTATTCAATGTGGTAATTATAACAAAGAGTGCGGTTGCACGGAGGAGTGGAAATGACATCACCAGCATGGCAGCGTAAAGAAGGTAAGAACCCTAAAGGCGGATTAAACGCTGCCGGTCGTGCCTCAGCTAAAAAAGAAGGTCATAATCTTAAAGCACCAGTTAAGTCTGGTGACAATCCACGACGTGCATCATTTCTAGCACGTATGGGAAATGCTAAGGGCCCAGAGCATAAGCCAAATGGTGAGCCAACTCGCCTATTGCTTTCACTACAAGCTTGGGGTGCATCATCTAAAGCCGATGCTAAAAAGAAAGCTGCGGCTATCTCAAAGCGTAATAAGGGCAAAGGTAAGAAGTAATGGCTACTAAAAAAGTATGGGATACCCCAGACCCAAAGAAGAAAAGCAAAGGTCTTACCCCAAAGAAGAAAGCTGCTGCTAAAGCACGTGCTAAAGCTGCAGGACGCCCATACCCTAACCTTATTGATAACATGGCGGTATCTAAGAAAAAGAGTAAGTGATGACTTCCAGAGAAAAAGGTAAGTCTGATGAACGTCGTAATTCATTTTTAAATGCACTTAAAAATGTTAAAGTAACCTCAAATGCAACTCCTGGTGAATTTGACGATAGCTCTGATATTATAGGGGATCTACACCAAAAACAACTCTACAATCGAGCAGATGCGCTTGATATGTTCAGCAATTCTATTTCTAATCCTGAACATTTAAAAGCATTAAATAAAGTACATATTGATCGAAGTCCTGCTGATCCTACGGATCCTTCAGGATTATACAGATCTGTCAATAACTCTTTAATTATTAAAGTAAATAATCATAGATCAGAAGATGAATTGCACGAAACCGTAGCTCATGAACTAGGGCACCATTTGTATGAGCACGGTGTAGATGAACAGCCTGGAGATCGTATTCCTCTTGCTAAAATAGGAAAAGAAGAGGCAGAAGCAGATTCATATGCAAATCCCCACAAACCTGTTTCTAACCTATACACACACGCTGTTGTCGGCCATCTTTTAGGCGGCTGCTCAAAAGATCACGGACCAGAACATCCTCACGAAGCATTAGTAAATCTTGGAAAAGGATACCTGGAATCTATGAAAAATATCAACCCTCATATAGGACGTCAGTTAGAAAATTTAGCATTTTCCAGAGGAAACAATAATGGCAACTAAGAAAAAAGAAGTAGCTAAGGGTAAAGAATACAAGGGATCTGCCGCTAATGGTGGTCGTAAGATTATTGTAGAGCACTATAAAGACTCTAATGGTAAATGGCACACTACTTCAAAAAACGCTGCCAAGGCTAAGTACGAAAAAAAGCATGGCAAGTTACCTAAGGGCACAGATGTTGATCATAAAGACAACAATCATGATAATGACAAGGCTAGTAACCTACGTCCATTAAAGCATGATAAAAATACTGCTAAAGAAAACAAGCGTAGAGCCGGTAAAAAATAGTGGGTCGTAATAACAATGACTTTTATGAGTCAACTGGCATGCCACACCGAGATGTTGATTTAGACTCTTTTATGGCTAGATCAGCTGCTAGAGCAAAAATGACGCCAGAAGAACGAGAAAATCAAGAAATTCAAGAGTATTCGGAGTCTTCTAAAACTTATTTAGGACATTTAAATAATCTTGCTGACAAGTTTAAAAAATCAGGTACTTACGGGCAAATTAAAGATTTTCATGACGAACACATAAAGCTTGCCTCGGTACCTTGGCCAAAACCAGAAGCCTTAAATTTATCTGAAACTAGAGGTATATTAAGACCTTTTAATAAACGCCTTGGGGCCTCTTTAAATAAAAGTGATTTTAAGTACGTATCTTTAAACCATAATTCTTGTCCATTTTGCGATTATGTAGAAAACGGATATAACGATATATATGAGACTTCAGAAGCTAAAGAAACTATGTCTAAAAGAATTGATCCACCTAAAAAGTAAAGCTCTCCCCCAAGGACTCGAACCTCGATAGGCGGAACCAGAATCCGCAGTCTTGCCAATTAGACGAAGGGAGAAAGAATGCTGGTGGGTCTACGAGCAGACTAACCCACCAGCTTGATACATGAGGCTTTACATAAGCTCGTTGGCCTCCAGATGTCCCCACAGTCGACAAGGCAACCATGGCATCCTTAGTATCGCTGGACAACCTGGGCTCGAACCAGGGACCTGGCGATTAACAGTCGCCTGCTCTGCCAACTGAGCTATTGTCCAATGTGAGCCTTTTTTGTTTGGGGCTTGCTCAGGCCCCTTGCACTATTTAGGAAAACTATCCAACCAGGCCGTTACAGCCGGTTCGCTAGATGATCCATCGTATGCGTTGGGGCCTACGCCCCATGATCCAAAGTCAGTTCCGTGTGCACTCATATAGTAGGCTATCTTAGCATTTGTTACTGGGTCCAGTAACTCCGCTTTAGTTTTTAGATCAAACTTAGCTAGACGGTCTATTCCTAGACTTCCTACCATGTTGATTTGAAATAGCCCGTAGGAGTCATCTCCTGTTGAGGCATTCTTGTTGTGTGATAGAGGGTGTCCATTTGACTCCTTCATCGCTATGGCCCAAGCGATCTTCAAGGATTTACCTTGAAAACCAACTAAGCTGAGAAGGTCCTTGAGCTCTAGAGCTGTAAGCTCTGTTGCCCCGACATATTGATCAAGCCCAGTTTTTACCTGAGATGAGGTTACTGTCGAACCATCTGTTTGGGAGGCTGTAGCTGAGGCGGCTGTCAAACACGCACCTATCAAAATTGCTATGCCGAATATACTTTTTGTTTCACTAATATTCACATCTTCCCCTAGGATAGAAGGCCAAACCTAACTGTTCTCTAACTGTCACTTAGAGTCTAGCAACCTGGCCTCTGTCTGCCAAGTTGGCTTGCAACCTTTGTACTTCGTGGTAATGCGTGGTCTAATCTTATCAGTAGTTACACGGTGCAGAACACCTAGAATGCACGATAGACTATTCTTTTAATTAGGAATAATTTAGGGGGTATTTATGCGGATTGAACGTATAATCACAAAGCAAGGCCATCCTGTGCCTAAACAAGCGACAAGTCCAAAAGGTCCGTTTCCTCCCGAATTGTTCCGTAGTGCTCCTGTAGTGTCTGATTATATACCACAACCTGATAGTGGAGACATAGATATACCAATTGGGGCCACAGCACAAAATAATTTTCAACCTATTCAATGGTACTCATGCAATGTATGCAATGCAACTATTAACGAGCGTGAACTTGAAAGACACGGGTGTTTACTAGAAGATGGCTAAGACAAGAGATATAGGGCCTCTCTACTGGCATTTTATGGTTTATCCAGTTAAACCCCCAGTTCTGTGGGAAAAAGCAGAGACTCAAGAGATTGATGGTCAATTTAGATTTGGATCCGGGTTTGCCTTACGCCTACCATTTACTAGACTATCTATAATCATTGGGAGATGGGTTAGGCAATTAAGTGAAAGTCAAGCACTAACAAATGCCATAAAAGGCCGTGCTATGACCGAGGATGAAGTAAACTGGGACCATGTAAGATTCGGTGCAATGGAAGTGGATTCATAATGTGGAGATCTAAAGAAAAGAAGCAAGAACGACAAAGAACTCGTATTGAAAAGCGAGTAGACTCTTTGCCTTCAGCAGAACTTTTTCCATGGGCAGAGCAGTCTATCTATGCATTGGGTAGAAATCTATCCGGGTGGCAAAAGACTGGAGATGCTTTTTACCTTGAAGAAGCCCGTGTTGCTTCTGAGGTTGTCAATACAATTGTTACAACGCTAAATAAAAGGATTGCTCCGTGAACGAATTTGAAGATGAAGAGCTATTCGACGAGGATGAGCCCTTAATCGAAGAAGATGATGAGGCGCTGTTTCCTGATGACACTCAGGTAGAGCTTGATGAGTTATCAAAAGAATTTGTAAACCAGCTCATCGATAAGATCATGGCTTTTATGGAGTTGCTTGTAGGACACAAGCTTCACCCGTATCAGGCGCCTTTGGCACGTCGAATCATTGAATCTATCATCATCAACGATGGCGAAGAAGTTACCGCCCTGGCTGCTCGTCAGTCTGGTAAATCAGAGACTATCGCTAATACCGTAGCTACTCTTATGGTTATTCTACCCCGCCTAGCTAAGATGTTCCCAGAGCTACTTGGTAAATTTGGTGATGGCATTTGGGTAGGAATGTTTGCCCCTATTCAATCACAGGTAGAAACCCTGTATGCTCGTACGGTTTCCCGCCTAACTAGCGAACATGCCCTTTCTATTTTGGGCGATGCTGAAATTGACGATAGCGTAGGTAAGAGTCCTGGAGTTACCCGTAACATCCGACTAAAAAACTCAGGGTCATCCCTTATGATGATGACAGCTAACCCACGAGCTAAGATTGAATCTAAGTCTTTCCATTTGATCATTATCGACGAATGTCAAGAAGCAGACGACTTTGTGGTTGCAAAGTCAATCTCACCTATGGGTGCGTACTACAACGCCACCATGGTCAAGACAGGAACACCTACAACCTCTAAGAATAATTTTTATAAAGCTATTCAGCTAAACAAACGTCGTCAGACTTCTAGATCCGCCCGACAAAACCATTTTCAATGGGACTGGCGAGATGTGGCTAAGTTCAACGAAAACTACCAAAAGTTTATTAAAAAGGAAATGCTCCGTATTGGGGAGGACTCAGATGAATTTCAAATGTCGTACAACTGTAAGTGGCTGTTGGAAAGAGGAATGTTCGTTACATCCAACATCATGGATGAGCTTGGGGACACCTCAGCAGAAACGGTTAAGTCTCATTTCGGTTCTCCGGTTGTGGTCGGCATCGACCCAGCCCGCAAGATGGACTCAACGGTCGTCACGGTCGTTTGGGTAGACTGGGATCGACCAGATGAGTTTGGGTACTACGACCACCGTGTCTTAAACTGGCTAGAGCTTCAGGGAGATGACTGGGAGGAACAGTACTTCCAGATTGTTAACTTCCTATCAAGCTATGACGTTTTAGCTATTGGCGTAGATGCTAACGGTGTTGGAGATGCTGTTGCAGGCCGTCTAAAGATCCTTATGCCTAGAGTTGAGGTAGTGTCGGTATCTTCTAGCCCATCCGAGCAATCACGTCGTTGGAAGCACCTACAAGCCTTAATTCAACGTCGTATGGTTTCTTGGCCAGCGCACGCAAAAACACGTCGTTTACGTATTTGGAAGAAGTTTTACCAGCAAATGACTGACGCCGAAGTAAAGTACAAAGGCCCTAACTTCTCAGTGGCGGCCCCAGAGGAAGCTCATGCCCACGACGACTTTGTTGACTCGTTAGCTTTAGCCTGTTCTCTAACCCAGGAAATGGTTATGCCAACTATTGAAGTAAGCGCCTCACCATTTTTTTCCTAGTTTAAGGGCACAAATACCGAAATAAACGGCAGACTTATACCTGAGGACCTCAATCCCAAACCTATGCATAGGAGAAAAAACAATGGCAGTAGAAAATATCGCCCCAACACCAGGATTCCCTGAAAAAGTTGGCGCAACTTACGAGCGTAAAATGTCCCCAGCGACACCAGGACTTCGTGGTCCACTACGCTTTGAAGAAGGAATTGCAACAGACACAGATGTCCCTTCAGACTTCCAGCTTGGACTTGACCAGGGTTACGACACCCCAGCAGGTCGCCCAAACCACAACGTTAACGTTATGGAAAAGTACGCTGATGAAACAATGCAGCAGCGTGCTCACGTTGGTTCAGCAGCTTGGGTAGAAGCTCCAACATACCTTGGTGAATTTGCTCAGGGTAATTTCGGAGATCACTCACAGGTTGTTATTGAAGAAGTAATTCGCAATGGTGCTCACCAGTACCGTGTGAATCCAGCACAAGTTAACGACTAAGTAGTATATACTTAAGAGGCTGGTAAACCCCGTTCCCCCTTCGACGGGGTTTCCAGTCCTTATGAGGGGATAGCAATGGCTCAAGGTGTACCAGAGAATCAAAAACTGTACGATCAGATTTTGAATCAAGCCAAAGCAAAATATCCCTCTCATAGAAGAGTTGGCGCTACTACACCAGCAGCTAACAGTTACGTAACACAACAGTATGCTGCAGCTGGTGGAAAGTATGTGGATTCCAAAAAGCAAGTGCCGCCTCAGTTTGTAGACGTAAAGAAAAACGAAGAGGATGCTGAAAAACGCAAGACACAACAAGATAAGCGTAAAAGACAGCAACAAGGTTTCATCTAATATATGTTGGGGGCAAATATGAAGTCAGGGAGTAACCTGTGAGTGGTGGTATGGATTTTAGTCCTCCGTCGTATAGAGCGGCGTCGAGTGACTTAACAATCTCGATTTCTCCACTAGGTCTTGTAGAACTAGCGGACGAAGAGTTTGAAGTTCATGGACCACGCCTAAACCGTTATTCACTTAACTGGGCTATGTATCTTGGACACCACTGGTCTTATCGCCGTGAAATTGGCGAATCACAGATGGTATACAACTATTACCGTGCTTTTACTGACTACATCATTAACTTTACATTTGGCCGTGGCGTTTCGTTCCGTAGCCCAAATGAAACAGAAGCTATCGTTCCAGACATCCTACAGCGTGCTTGGGAAGTAGATAACGATAAGCATGGCGTTCTATGGGAGATGGGCCAGCAAGGCGGAGTTTCAGGAGACTGCTTTGTTAAGGTAGCCTATGAAGAAGCGTATCAAGATAGCGTTGGCCGTATGCATGCAGGACGTGTACGTATCCTACCCCTTAACTCTTCTTTCTGTTTTCCAGAGTTTCACCCGCACGATCGTTCTCGCCTAATTCGTTTTAAGCTTAAGTATCGTTTCTGGGGTACATCCACAGAAGGTACACGTCAGGTTTATACCTACACTGAAATTCTTACCGATGATCGTATTGAAGAATACATCAACGATGAGCTTATTGACTCACGACCTAACCCAATTGGTGTAGTTCCAATTGTTCACATCCCTAACGTACGAGTTTCTGGATCCCCATGGGGTCTTGCAGATTGCCACGACGTTATTGTTTTGAACAGAAACTATAATGAAGTTGCTACAGATGTTGCAGATATCATTAACTACCATGCGGCGCCCGTAACAGTAATCACCGGCGCTAAGGCCTCGTCCCTAGAAAAGGGACCTAAAAAGGTCTGGGGCGGTCTACCAAAAGACGCCCAAGTCTTTAACCTCGAAGGAGGCGGTCAAGGTCTACAAGGTGCTATGGAGTACCTTAAGATCATTAAGACTGCTATGCATGAGATGGTTGGAGTTCCAGAGTCAGCTCTAGGACAAGTCCAAGCAATCTCTAACACTTCAGGTGTAGCACTTGCGATTCAGTTCCAGCCTTTGATGAACCGTTACCAGCAGAAGCTTGTAACATACAGCGAAGGTATTCGTAGAATTAATGAGCTCGTGCTTTCTACGCTAGCGTTTAAAGAACCAGAGCTATTTACTTACAACCCAGTTTTCAACGGTCCTATTAAGCCTACGCAGTTGCCTCAGCTTAATCTAGCCGACCCTATTACTTACCAGTCTCAAACTCACTTCCCACCTCCACTACCTTTGGATAAGCTTATTGTGCTTAATGAAATACAAACTAAAATGGGTATGGGTCTTGAAAGCCGTGAAGGTGCTCTACGTCAGCTGGGCGAGGAGTTCCCAGATGAGAAGCTTGAAGAAATTCGTGCAGAGCTCATTAATGACGCCAAGGCTGACGGAGCTCTACAGCTCATTAAGAATCAAATTAACGCATCTATTGCATCCCTTACCGGCATGCTTCCAGATGGTACCCCGCCTCCAGGTGCACAACCTGGCGCAGGTGTTGGACCTGGTCCATTCGGTCAGCCTGGCGTAATCAGTCCTCTCGAGAAGGACGTCATCGAACAGCTTCAGCAAGTACAGGTAGATCTAGTTTCAGAAGCCTACAGTGCAAAGGTTCCTTTGCTAAAGACTCCTGAATCAGATACACCTAACTCTGAAGAAAATAAGTAGCTTTAGCCTGACAAATCACTCAATATTTGAAAGGCTAAGACCACACAAATCCGCAGGTCATCGTGGCATTAAATCGGACAACGACCTCTTACACCTAAGGACTCAACCATGTCAGAAACGACTAACATTGTTGATACTCCGGAAGCACAGCAAGCATTCCTTACTGACTTCCCAGTAGCAACAGAATCAAAAGTAACTCCAGTAGCTGCACCAGATGCACCAAAAGGCTACACAGAAGAAGATCTTAAAAAAGTTCGTGAACAAGAAAAGTCAAAACTGTACCCACAGATTGATTCTCTTAAGGAAGAACTTACTCTTCTTAAGAAGGAACGTGAAGAACGTCTAGCAGAAGCAACAGCTCGTGAAGCTGCAGCTCAAGAAGAAGCTCGTAAGAAGGCTGAATCTGAAATGGATGTTCGACAACTTCTTGAAACAAAAGAAAAAGAGTGGGCAGAAAAGCTAGATGCAGAGCGTCTAGAACGTGAAAAAGCTTTTACACTCCTAGAGCGTGAGCGTCAGTATTCAGAGTTATCTGAGTATCGTAATCGCCGCCTAGAAGATGAACGGGATAATATTATCCCTGAGCTCGTAGATCTCATTTCGGGTAACACCCCAGACGAGATTGAGAATAGTATTACAGGACTTAGAGAGCGTAGCTCCCGAATCTTGGAATCGGCGCAGGCTGCAATGCAGAATGCCCGCAAAGAAATGACAGGTACGAGAGTAACATCTCCGGCCCCAATGGAAAACAATTCGGATCAACAACAGTTCACAGCGGAGCAAATCGCTTCCATGTCGGTTACCGAATACGCAAAATACCGTGATCGTTTGCTTCCTCGAGCAAATGTTCGCAATAAAGGAATCTTGGGATAAACCCCAAACAACCCAATTACTAACTAAGGAGTAAGACCGACATGGCATCAGCCGTAACAGGTACCGGCAATCTCGCCGCAGCCCCAACAGCGTATTCTGGCGCTAACAGCCAGCTTACACAAGCAATCCAGACCATCTGGTCTAAGGAAATTCTTTTCCAGTCAATGCCAATTCTACGCTTCGAACAGTTCGCTGTTAAGAAGACAGAACTAGGAGTTGCACCTGGTCTCCAGATCAACTTCATGCGTTACAACAACCTCGGCTTCGCATCAGCGCTTGTTGAAGGTGTTCGTATGTCAACAAACGCATTGACAGCACAGCAGTTCTCAATCACTGTTGCTGAGCACGGATACGCAATCGCAGTATCAGAGCTCCTACTTAACGCATCATTCGATGACGTTATGGCATCAGCTTCACGTCTTCTCGGACGTAACATGGCTCTCTACCTTGATGGCCAGGCTCGTGACACACTTATGGCAGCATCTTCTGTCATCTACGGTTACGACCGCACATCTGCTAACGCAGTTAACAACTGGTATGACTACGGTACAAAGGGCACAAACCGTGCTTCAATGACCGGTAACTTCGCTCTCACAACTGCAACCGTTAAGGACGCAGTCGAGACACTTGCAACCAAGAACATCCCTCGCTTGGGTGAGACATACGTTGCATTCGTTCACCCACACCAGAGCCGTAAGCTTCGTGACAACCCAGAGTTCATCGAAGTAACAAAGTACGCAGCTCCAGGTAACTTCATGCTCGGTGAAATCGGTCGTCTATACGACACAGTATTCATCGAAACTACACAGATCCAGAAGGTCCCAGGCGGAGCAGGAGCTGGCTATTCAGCTGACTCAACTGTTGCACCAGGATCAATCGTTTACCCAACTGGTGGAGGATACACATCTCCAACAACAAAGACAGGTAACGGAGCAGCAGATCGCTACTCAGCTATCTTCATTGGTGACAACGCATTCGGACACGCAATTTCACTTCCTGTGGAACTTCGTGATGGTGGTATTCTTGACTTCGGTCGTGAGCACGCACTTGCTTGGTATGCAATCTACGGTCTTGGTCTTATTACAGATCAGTCTGTTGTTATCGCAGAAACCAACTAATTTAAATAGATTGGGGGCAGGGAAACCTGCCCCCAACACAAACATTACAGGAGAATAATAATCGTGGCAAAAGCAAAAGTAACAGACGTCACAGGACGTCAGCGTGAAGAAATGATCAAGGCTAATGCGGAAGCACTAGCTGATCGGGCAAACGAAATGTCAATGGCTACTATGGAGGCCCAGTCTCGTCTTGAGACAGAAATCATTGACCTTTCATCACCGGCTCAACCTACTGTCATTGACGAGGTTGAAGTTCTCGGAGTTGACCTAGCAGACGATATGCAAGTCATTCGTGTTGCTGAGGATCTAGATTTTGTAACAATTGGCGCTGGAAACCATTTCTCGTTTAAAGCAGGCCAAAAGTATAAGGTCGCTAAGTATGTAGCTCAACACCTTCAGGAAAAGGGTTACCTCTACGACCGTATGTAACAACATAGAGATTGCTCACTCCGACAACTGCCCTCCTGTCGGAGTGGGCCCTTTCTTTGTTTAGCCTGACTATTGGACTAATATATAAGATTATTAGCCTATAGCTTAGTTGGAGGATTAGTGGCAAATATTCAAACCCTAGCCAATAGGCTTAGAGCTGAGATTGGCGATGTTGGCCGCTCTTTTGAGGAGACCTTCACAGGAGACGGAACCACTAAACGTTTCCAGCTCGCCTTTGCCCCTCTAAAGGGATACACACTTAGAATTTACGTAGACGGTGTCGATGTATCATCCACCGCAGCTATTGAAGAAGTCAGTGGATTATTTCAACTTCACAACACCCCAGCTAATAACTCAATTATTAAAGTCTCTGGCGTAACCTATAAATACTTTACAGACACAGAGATTCAGTACTATGTTAGTACAGCCTTCTTTGAGCACTCCCACACAGCTACAACCACAGCGGGTGCCACAGTAACTCTACAAACTCTTCCCTTAGTTGAAGAGTACCCACTTGTTATCCTTGCATCTACCATGGCCCTATATACCCTGGCTACAGATGCCTCATTTGATATTGACATTCTTTCTCCAGACGGTGTGAACATCCCACGTTCTGAACGTTATCGTCAGCTATCACAGGTTATTCAGGAACGTAAAGAGCAGTATCGTGAACTATGTTCATTGTTAGGTATTGGACTATACCGCATTGAAGTTCAGACGCTACGTCGCATTAGCCGTGGAACAAATCGCTATGTTCCTATTTATCGTCCACAAGAAGTCGACGATGGTTCTATTCCACAGCGTGTTTACCTTTCCCTACCTTCTTATTGGGATCAGACTCCTCCAGGACCTGCTATGCCTAAAGATCTTGAATTTATGGCTGGCGATGATTTCATGGAGAAGTTTTACTTTGACCATGATTTAACTGACTGGACTCCTCTTGCTCAGATTCGCCTATACCCACAGCTACCTGCAGATCAAGTTGGCCCACTTCTACTAGGAACCTTTAATATTACTAAGGCTTCCTCTAAGAATAATGGGACTTTAGATACTTTGGTACTTACCCTACCAGGATCAGTAACTAAAGAACTTCCACGCACTTCTTATTGGGATCTACAATTAACTTCTACCGCAGGCATTACAAAAACATATTTAACTGGTAAAATCTTTACGAAAGCCCAGATAACAACAACAAACGGGGATTACCATGTCTAATTACGATGCACCAAATTTAATTGGTATGCCATCTGATGATAACAATGACCCTAGTGTTTATCTATTAGGTGCTCAAGGTTCTCTCCCAGCTGCAGGTCCAACTGGCCCAACAGGTCCTAATGGCGCAACAGGCCCAACAGGTTCTCGTGGAGCAACAGGACCTACAGGTGCTGGTGTAACCGGTGCTACAGGCGCCACAGGCGCAGCTGGAGCTACTGGAACAACTGGTCCTAAAGGTGACATGGGTCTTACTGGTGACATTGGTCCCACAGGTGCACAAGGAAACATTGGACCTACAGGTGCAACTGGAGCAGACTCTACAGTCCCTGGACCACAAGGAGATACCGGACCACAAGGTCCTACAGGTTCTCGTGGACCTAAAGGTGATACAGGTATTCAAGGCCCTAAGGGCGATCAAGGTGTAACAGGCCCAACTGGTGCTACAGGCGTTGGCGTAACTGGACCAACTGGTTCACAAGGTATTCAAGGTGCAACTGGAAATACTGGAGCAACCGGTGCTACCGGTGCTAAGGGCGCAACTGGTGCGGATAGTACAGTAGCCGGCCCACAAGGTCCACAAGGACCAACAGGTTTAACTGGTGTTAAAGGTGATAAAGGCGACACTGGTGCAAAAGGTGATACCGGAGCAACTGGTAACACAGGTGCGACAGGTGCTACAGGTTATGGCGCACAAGGTAATACTGGTGCTACAGGACCTAAGGGCGATGCTGGTGCAACAGGACCACAAGGTAATACAGGTCCACAAGGTTTGCCAGGTCCAGTAGGTGCTACTGGTGCAACTGGTATTGAAGGACCTGCGTCTACAGTTCAAGGACCAACTGGTCCACAAGGACCTACAGGTCCACAAGGTGTTTCTATTAAATACCAGGGAATGCTTGCAAATACTGCAGCATTGCAAGCGATTACCGGACAAAAGATTAATGATGCATACATCATTGGTAAAGATCTTTGGGTTTGGGAAGGCAGTACTTGGGATAATGTTGGTGCAATTGTCGGACCTACAGGTCCACAAGGACAAGTTGGACCTACTGGAGCAACAGGCGCAACTGGTGCACAAGGAAATAGTATTACTGGTCCTACCGGTGCAACAGGTGCTGACAGCACAGTAGCCGGACCAACTGGAGCGACTGGTGCAACTGGAGCTCAAGGACCTACTGGAGCAACTGGAACAGCTGGATTAAATGGAGCAACTGGAGCGACAGGTTTAACTGGCGCTACTGGAGCTACAGGTCCAACTGGAGCAACAGGTGCTGCATCTACAGTAGCTGGACCTCAAGGTCCAACAGGTGCAACTGGCGCAACAGGAGCTTCTGTAACTGGAGCTACTGGAGCGACTGGCGCTACAGGATCAACTGGTGCTACCGGTTCAACTGGGGCCACAGGTTCAACTGGGGCAACTGGTCCAACAGGAGCCGCTGGAACTAATGGATTAAATGGAGCTACCGGTGCAACTGGAGCAACTGGATCCACTGGTGCCACTGGTGCTACAGGAGCTGCGGGCGTATCAAATATTCCGGGTCCACAAGGACCAACAGGCCCTCAAGGTGCTAGTATTATCAACATTGATGGTGGAACACCAACAACTAATTATGGTGGAATTTCGAACGTGGATCTCGGAGGAGTTAACTGATGTCAGTTCAATTTCAATTTAGACGTGGTCTAGCGTCCGAATGGTCTACTGCAAACACTATACTTGCTGATGGTGAACTTGGTTTAGAAACCGATAGCCGTAAGTTTAAGATTGGTAATGGCGTCCTTGGTTGGAATGCGTTACCTTATGCTTCAGGAGCTGCTGGTGCAACCGGCGCTACTGGTGCAGCTGGTACTGCTGGTGCAGCAGGAGCTACAGGACCTACCGGATCAGCAGGAGCTACAGGAGCTACTGGTGCAGCAGGTCCAGCAGGAACTCCTGGAGATACCGGCTTAAATAGAAAAGTAATTGATGATGCATTTCTTGGAACTAGCTTTTACTTCAACAAGCAGTTCTTAACTTCAACAGTTGCTCAAACCACTATCGCACCAATTACGTTAATTTAGGAAGGACGTTAAGTGTCAAGAAACGTATTACTGGAGTCTGATTACACATTTAATCCGTCTACCTACACCCTAACACTTCGCAATAAGTGGATCCCACAAGAGCGTATTATGCTCATTACCAACGTAACTCGTAACGTTGTTTACTATAACTTTTCAGATTCAACAAAGTCACTTACTTCTGTAACTAAGCTTGATACTGGTGATGGACTTCTCCACACAGTTATCGTTCTTAACTCAGCTTTGTTCTCAGGAACAACCCAGCTTTCTACAGATAAGATTCAAATTTACATTGATGAATATGCTCAGACATTTATTCCTGAAGAAACCTTTACAGATGCGGCTCAAAAGCAGCGTGTAACAACCCCACAGTCTCTTATTGATACTGACTTTGAATACTCAATTCAGCCATCTAAGTGGGAAACTATCTTCCTAACAAATAACTATCCTTCATACTTCCCTAAGCCTAACGGTGGTAACGCCATCACAGCTACCTCCATCTCAGGTGATGGTGCTTCTCCACGTTCATTGATCACAGTAACCTCAACATTGCCTCATGGTTTTGTAACCGGTAACATTATAAACGTTCAGGAAACTCTTAATGCTCGTGTAGAAGGAACTTTTCTTATTACATCAGTTCCTTCAATATATTCCTTTACCTACCGTGCTCGTGGTGTAGTATCTGGCGAACAGATTTACCAGGGTCTTACTACAGTATACGGTGGAGACGTTTATGACGGAGCACACATTCCTGGAGGTAACTACCCAGGTCTTGGAGCTATCCCAGGCGCACCAAACACTCTAGATAACTCTTGGTTAGTTTCTACAGACGCTGCGTCACCTTCTAACATCACTCTTACTTTTAAGTACCCACACGGAATGCTTCCAGGGCAGTCGCTTACTATTGCTGGAACAAACAGCTTTGATGGTGACTTTATCATCCATACTGTTCCTAGCATGACTCAGCTTATATTCCAGGCAACAACTTACCTACCGTCTGTAAACAACGCAGGTGGTACTGGCCGTGTTATTGCTAAGTCTGATGGTTATGTAATTCACCGTCCTTATGACGCTGGTGTTGCAATCACAACATACAATAACGTTCCAGGACTTCAGACTATTCGTCAGACTCGCCGTTACTTCCGCTATCAAGCTGGTAAGGGTATGCAGTTCTCAACAGGTGCAAAGCTAACACCTACATTCAATATTGATAGCATTTCTTCTAGCACAGGCGTTTCTGGTCAGACAGCTTTAGTTACTGTTACAACCATGGAAGATCATGGTATGCAGGCAGGAGCCACAGTATACGTAGAAAACGTTCAGGTTACAAACGTTCCGCAGTATAACCCTTACAATGGTTCTTTTGTTGTAGCAAGCGTACTTAACTCAAACGTATTCACATACCAGGTAACTCTTACACAGAACCTACCTACAACAGATCTTACACCTAACGGCCAGAGCTCTTATGCTCACTGTACTGCTTGGGTTGGAGCTGAAACTCGTGCAGGAATGTACGACGAGCAGAATGGTTTTTATTTCTCATTTAACGGTACCAACCTTGCAGTTAACCGTCGTCACTCCGAAAAGGTTCTTTCTGGACGTATCAACCTTACACAGAACAGCCCATTAGTAACTGGTACTGGAACACAGTTCCGTAAACAGCTTGTAGTTGGTAACAAAATTGTTATTAAGGGTTCTTCTTACCTTATTACCGCAATCTCATCTGATACCCAGCTTTATGTTGCCCCAGCCTATAAGGGCCTAAACGCTACAGGTCAGCGTGCAACTATTACACAAAACATCCAGTATCCACAATCTTCTTGGAACATGGATAAGTGCGATGGTACAGGCCCTTCAGGCTACACAATTGATACTAAGCGTATGCAGATGATCTACATCGATTACTCATGGTACGGTGCAGGAACTATCCGCTTTGGTGTTCGTGGCCCTCGTGGTAATATCATTTACGTACACCGTATTGTTAACTCTAATACTAACCAGCTTGCTTATCAGAAGTCTGGTAACTTGCCTGCTCGTTACGAAGTAGATAACGCACCTATTACTTTCAGCCGTTTAACCTCAGGTGGAGCGGGTGTAGAAGGCGCACAGCTTAATGCCACAGATTCAGTTCTTTATGTAGATAACGTAACAAACTGGGCAACCTCAGGTTACCTACTAGTTAAAGATGATACAAATATTGAAATCATGACCTATAACGGAATTGGCGCATACAACACAGCTGCGTTTGGTTACCCAGTAACCCTTACAGGACGTCGTCAATCAATTAGCTTGATCTATCCAGATCAGCCATTTACATTCAAAGCCACTACTCAGAATCAGCTCTTTACACCAGATTCATCAATTACTGGTGTCGGTGGATCTGCTCAAGTAGCCGTACAGCCAATCAACCAAACTTGTGCCCCGATCATTCAGCACTGGGGATCTTCTGTGGTTATGGACGGAGGCTACCAGCAAGACTTGCTCGCAGTCTTTACCGGTGGTATGACTAAGTACCAGACTATCGCTGCAGGTATTACACGTCCGCTTCTTGCAATTCGTCCAGCACCTTCTGTGGATAACGCAATTGCACGTAACTACGGTATCCGTGAACTTATTAACCGCATGGCTCTGAACCTTCAGTCTATCGGAGTTCAGACTAATGGTTCTTACCGTATCGACGTTATCTTGAACCCTTCATACCTTGGATACACCAACTGGACAACAGCCCAGCTTACAGTAACCCGTTCTTCAGTATCTGGTACCTCAGGTAACAACTTCTTCCTAGTTAACGATACCGGTACTATCAACATCGCTGGTGTAACAGGTCTTGGTGTTGGTATGTTTGTTACTGGTTCTGGTGTTCAGGCTAATACCTACATCACTAACATCCAGGGTAACATCGTAACCCTAAGCACCAACTTGACAGGTAACACTACCGGTTCATATACCTTTACCCCAACCACACCATTCACTGGACTTCCTAACGACTGGGCCCGTGACTCTGTTGGCCAGTCTTCCCTAGCTCAGGTACTATACTTTGACAACGCTGGTTCAGGTCAGGGTAACATTCAGACCGCCTCAGGCATTATTACCGGTGGTGATTCGATCTTCTCCTTCTATACCGAAAACGGTGGAGGTGCTTCGAACTACAACTCCTCAATCTACTCCCTCGTAGGTGCAAAGGATATCGGAAACTCCTATATGTCCGGAAACGGTAACGTTTCTACCCCAGGATTCCCTAATGGCCCTGACGTAATCGTTATTCAGGCAACCAATATCGGTATCGCCTCATCCCAGATCTCAGCTCGTATCTCTTGGACAGAGGCTCAGGCTTAATTATGGTTAGGGAATTCAATAGTTCTAAATCTGCTATACTTCGAGAAACCTTGGAAAGTAGGTAACCCACAATGGCTAACTATGCCGCTCTGAGTAGCCAAATCACTCAGTTAACAAACGATATGACCACCAGCCTTACAGGTGGAACATATACTTCTCAGGACTATGCGTACTATGCAAATGCGCTTAATACCTTGGGAACAATGCTTGGTGTCAACGACATTGTGGCTGCCACATCTAACCAAGTAACACTTATCACCACAGCAGGAACCACTCAGACTGGTCTTGTAAACACAGCAGGATCAACGCAGGTTGGTCTAGTAAACTCTGCGGGAAGCACACAGCTTTCAGCAATCAACTCAACAGCAACTAACCTACAGATTCTAGCTTACATGGGAGTTCTAGCATAATGGCAACTACAGTAACACTTATTCGCCGTGGTACCGCAGGCACCACAGATGCAGGTTATACTATCACCGGTGTAACTAACGCAATCATCACTAACGTAATTTTGTCTAACAAGACATCAAACACACGCTACGCAACAGTAACTGTTGGTGGCTACTCATTCTGCACGAACCTTCAGATTCCTGCAAATGGTACAGTTAACTTTGACGCTCGTCTAGTAGCTAACAACAATGACGTTGTCGTTGTTACAGCTGATCAGGCAGCAGCAGTTGACTTCTTCATCTCTGGCGTTTATAACTCCTAATAACTAAGGACAGGTAACTACTTATGGCAATCTCCGCATATAAAGACGTAATCGTCTTCCCGAATGATAACTCGGGTCGTGTTAACATTAAAGAGCAGGCGTTTACTGCCAGTGGTACCTGGACAGCACCATCCGGCGTTACAGCTGCACAAGTTATTCTTGTTGGTGCAGGCGGCGGTGGAGGTGGAGGATCTACCTCAGTAGCCGGCGGTGGTGGCGGTGGAGGCCAGGTTGTTGTACAGAATCTTTCTGTCACACCAGGAACTTCATACCAGATTAACATCGGTGCTGGTGGACAAGGTGGACAGACTTCCCTTATCTCAGCAACTGATACAACCTCAACACTTCCAGGCGCAAACGGTGGAACTACTACATTTGGTGCTACAACTGTTTGGAACTACCTAACAAACCCAGACTTTGATTACAACATTCTTGGTTGGGATCCTGAAGTTCAATACCGCTTTGTAACAGGTGTGAGTGCTCAGACATCAGTTCAAGTATTTCCTAACTCAGCTGGTCTTGTTGTTGGTATGTATCTTCTTGGTACAAGCCTTGGTTCGCTTACCCAAATCACAGCGATTACAGGTAACGTTCTAACCCTTTCTGTAGCTAACTCTGGAGCGGTTAACACACTTGCTCGTTTTGATATGAACAACTCTCAGCTTGTTCCAGCTAATACAACTATTAACGTAATTAGCTCAGCTGGTGTGGATGCAATCACAGGTACTAACACATTCGCTGTTAACACCCCAGGATCTCCTTACACCAACACATTGACTGGTACAACACAGCCACAGATTCTTTCAAACAACTTGATGCCAGCACGTTTGGCTCAGCTTGAAGATCCTACGCTTGTATCAGGTTCATATATTATTACCCAGGGTGTTAACGCACCTACACTATCTGTTACTAACGCTGGTATGCCTGCAAAGATCACCCCAGAAATGACTGGTGCGGTCACAACTACAGCTACAGCTGCTAACGGTGCTACAACAATTACAGTAGCCAACGCTTTTGGTATCTATGCAAATATGTTTATCTTTGCATCATCAGGTATTGCTACAGGTACCTATGTACTCTCAGTAAGCGGTACATCTGTAACTCTCAGCGCTGGTGTAACAGGTACACTTTCAGCATCAACTGTTTACTTCTCATATAACTCAACAGTTGGTAACAATGCTCTTCTAGCTGTAACAGGTGCTGCAGTTTCAGCTGCTAACCCAGGTTGGATTAACTTCTCAACTGTTAACAACACCTCTAACAACTCAGGCTCTTCATCCTACGTCGGTGGTTACCAGGGTATCCCATGGATCCCAGGCGCAACATACACAGTATCTGCGTATGTTTCAACTAACTCTAACGTATCAACTTCAACACCAATCATCTTCCAGCTTCGTTCTGCTGGTTGGTCTTACATGGCACAGTCCAACATCAACTACCTTGGTGGTACAGGTACTTATACACCTAACACTAACACAATTGATTCTGGTACAGCTAACGGATTCTTCGTCCGTCAGGCTACTGCAGCTGCTATGACTAACTACGGTGCTTCAGTAACTTCAACTGCTACTGGTTCAAGCGGATCTACACAGTTCGTAGTTGCTAACGCAGCCGGTGTTTATGTCGGTATGACAATCACAGCAGTTGGTGTGACTGTTGGTACAACTGTTACATCTATTACAGGTTCAACAGGTTCACAGACAGTAACAATGTCTGCAGTATCTACAGCCCCACTATCTAATACCTCAGTAACATTTGCAATGCCTTCAGGTGTTCAGATCCTAGGATCTACTGTTACAACAGGTCAGACCGGATGGCGCCGTATTTACGCAACAATCACAACACCTTCGATCTCAGCTGTTTCAGCAACTGCTACAAACAACATCTACGGTCTAGGTTCTACACCACAGTTTATCTACCCAACTATCGTTCTAGAACAGCCTAATACATCGTTCTGGTTTGATAATATCCAGGTAGAACTTGGCTCAATCCCTACAACATGGCAGCCACCTGTTTACCAGCAAATCTCATCAGTTTCTGTACAGTCAGTTTCTAATACCACAGGTAACCTTGAAACTGCACACCGTCCAGTTCGTGTAAACGCTGGTTCACCTTACTCAGGCTCTATGTACGTAACAGCTCTTGGTACAAACCCACTTTACTACCCAATTGCAGCATTCCTTGAGTGGATGGATTCAGACTTTAACGTGATCTCACGTACAGTCGGTTCAAACAACTTCCTACCACTTCTTGCTCAGCAGACCGCAACAGTGCAGATGCCAAATACAACTTACCCAGTTCGTATTGGTGTTACTGGTTCAGCTCCTGCTACAGCTTCTTGGGTACGTCTCGGATTCTCTGTATACCAGGGTGCTCGTGGTGCTGCAACAGCAATTCAGTACAACATGTTCTACCCAGTACTCGAAGCTGGTTCAAACAGCTTTACACAGCCAAAGCGTCCAGACGGTATTAACTACTTCTGGTCAGGTCAGCCTGGTGCATCAGCCCTCATTAGCGGTTGGACACTAGCTGCTGAAGGAGGCGGTGGAGGTGGAACTTACAACTCTAACAACCTACATTGGCAGTATGGCCTTGAAGGCGGAAACAACGGCGGACACTCTGCTGTAAACGCTTACAACGCACTTACACTTGCCGGTGGCGGTGGAGGTTCATTCTCTGCTGGTATGCCTGGTCAAGCTTGGGGTACTTCAGGTACTAACAACACAACTAACAACCCAGGCTCTTCTACAGCTCGTACAGCCGGTCTTTACAGCCACACATTCCCACTTCGTGGAAATCTTGGCGGTTTTGCTCACTGGGATGGTGGAGCTAACTCACCTTACATCGTTGGACAAGGTGGAGACGGTGGACTTGGTCAGCAGATTTCAGGTCTTACCTCAGGTTCAGCTCTTGGCCTCACCCTTGGCGGTGGCGGTGGCGGAGCTGGTTGGGGATCAACCGGTTCAAACCAGACTTACCCAGGCCGTGGAAACGGTGGCGGTGGTAAGGGTGGCGGAACATTTATTGTTGACGAATTCAACAACCAGATGTACTTTGCTCGTGGCCTAGATGCTACACCTAACACCGGTGGCGGTGGAGGTGGTGGTGGTTCACTTCAGAACAACCTTCCATATACCCCTGTTACACATACTTCTGCAACAAACGCAGCAACATTTGAAAACTGGAACTCTGATTACTACAAGTGGACAGGTTTGTATAACGCAACACCTATCCAGTCTTCTTCAGCAGCTATCGTTGCTGGTACATACGGAATGCAGGTTACCATCGGTGACGCTGGTGCAGCTAAGGTAGTATCTAACTGGCAGGAATTCCCAATTCTTCCTCGCACAATTCTTTACTTCCCAGCTGTAGGTTTCTACCTTGCAACTGCTCCATCAGGTGTAACAAGCCCATTGTTCCCAGGATTGTCAAAGCGCTGCCGTCCAACAGTACGTTGGAAGGATGCAACTAACACAATCATCCGTGAAGATCGCCCAGCATATGATGCGACATTCACATCACTATCACAGACCACTTACCTTGGACCTACAGCAGGTTACACACAGTCTGGTGGTTGGGCAACATTGCAGGCTCCTGCAAATGCTTACTTCTTTGATATGACTTACGAATTTGATTACTTTGACGGTGGTGACGTTGTCTACGTAGATAACGCAACAGCTGCTGTACAGTATCTTGGATACGTAGGCGTCGGTGGTAACGGTGCTGATGGTTACGCTGTTGTTCGTTACTTCGACAAGACTTCACTCTAAGGAGAACATATAAATGGCTAACTACGCTCTACTATCAAACAATAAGGTGGTACACCACCACATTGCAGCATCACTAGCTGATCTTGGAAACGATGCCCTAATCTACGAAGTTGTAGATGTATCAGGTATTTATCCACAGCCTTCAGTTGGTTGGACACGTGAAGACGGCGTTTGGTTCCCACCACGCACCGTTGACAAGACTGACCTAATTGACGCTGAAGATATCTTCTCTAACCCAGCAGCTATCGCAGCAGCAGTTGCTTCAATCGAAGCCCCAAAGTCAGAATCATCAGAAGAAAAGAAGACTAAGTAAAATGTCAGTTACGTCTGTACCCGGTACGCTTGTTCAAAGCCAAGACACGGTCATTAGTAGTGCCCAGTCATCCCGGGTACAGACGTTCCCAAATTGCTCAGGAACCTTTAATATTAACCCAACTGATGGTTCGTTTATTCAGCTGAACTCAATTGCAGCTAATACAACAATCAACTTTATCGGACTTCCTGGACAGTATACAAACTCTTCTGGAGTAACTTCCTACCGACCAACTGTTTGGTACGTAGAAGTTACAAACCGTGGTTCTAATACCGTAACGTTTAACGGTGTAACATGGGATGGTGGCTCAGCCCCAACTATCGTAACCACAGGACGTACAACACTAGTATTTACTTCGTTCTTTGGTAACACCATTAACGGAGCTGCGCTTTATAATAACCTAGCTTCTTAAGGAGTACCGTGCCTTTTTCATCATATCCTGATCTTTACGTTGCAGGCACCCTTGCGTACAATACCTCGGCAGCTTCAGCTCAAAAGACTACATTTACAAATCCAAGTGCAAACCAGACTGTAAATCCTTTGGCTACCCCCTATGTCAAGGTCTTTAAGCCAACCACAGCTATTACTCTTAACTACGATATTGCATCTAACTTTGTTGGGCCACAGGCGTATATCCCACTAAGAAACGTAACTTACACAACTAGCTCAACAGCTACTGGTTACTCTTGGACAGTTGAATACGTACCTAATACTTCAGGTCAAACACTAAGCTTTGGCGTAACACTTCCTGCTTCAGGAACATCTATCGTATGGGATGGCGGTTCTGCACCTTCTGGACCAACAACATACGCTGTATATCAGTTCTACACTCTTGATGGCCTTAACATTAAAGCAAAGGTATTGGTGAACTACTAATGGGTCTTACCTCATATCCACAGCCAGTACAAAAGAGTACCCAGGCTTACATTAACGCTGGAACTACCTACACAGGTCAGTATTCAGTAAACAGCTCTCCTGTAGGCTCATCTATTACTTTGTCTAACCCTGCTTCAGGTTACGGATACTACTCAATCCCAACAAGCATAACAACAACCTTGTCTTGGGGTACACAGCTTAACCAGACTTACGGCTCAACTTGGTATGCAGAAATCTATGTGCCTACATTGACTGTATCCACTACTGTTGCTACTTCAGTAACAGCCACTGTTAACGCAACTGTAAACTCAGGAGCTACAACTTTTACGGTAGCTAACGCAACAGGTATTGCCTCAGGCTTAGTTGTAACTGGCCCGGGTATTGCTAACGCTACTACTGTTTCCTCTGTTGTTGGTACAACAGTTACAATTAATAATGCTACAACTGTAACCCTATTTCCAGGAGCTCAGCTTAACTTTACCCCTTCAGGTACAACTTGGCCAATTGGAACTACAGCCCTTCCCCTAACAAGCACATCTAACATCGTTACTGCTGCTACATACGGAACTCAGCCAACCTGTACAGGTCTTGCTACAAACAGCTATGTTACAAGCACAGGTAATAACGCTGTTGCATTGTCAGCTGCTACAACAGGTACCGTTACAATCGGAGCTACCTTTACAGCTACCCCAAGCATTACTTGGACTGGCGTTCTATGGCACAACAACGTTGTTCCAACTCAAGCTCTTGGAGCACGTAGCCTTTACGAATTTTTCTCACCAGATAACGGCACAACTATCTACGGTCGCCAGATTATGGCTAACCTAGCTGGAGCTGGTCTCTAACATATTAAGCGGGGGCGCATGAAAGTAGCAGTATACTCGATTGCTCTAAACGAAGAAAAGTTCGTTGAGCGTTGGTATGAAACAGCCAAAGAAGCAGACTACCTATTGATAGCAGATACGGGGTCTACTGACCGTACCGTAGAGCTGGCACGTGAGCTTGGAATTGTTTGTGTTGAGATCTCTGTTAAACCATGGAGATTTGATGACGCACGTAACGCTAGCCTAGCTTTACTACCTGCTGATATAGATTACTGCATAGCTTTAGACCTAGATGAGACCATACAACCAGGCTGGAGAGCAGAGCTTGAGGACGCCCACAGAAGGGGTCTTACAAGGCCTAGGTACATGTTTACAACGACTTTTAACGCCGATGGTAGTCCAGGCCTACAGTTCAGCGGAATACGCATCCACGCCCGTCATGGGTACCGTTGGGTCTATCCTATCCATGAGCTTCCTGAGGCCTACCGTATAGATGAAAAGTCCGGTTGGACTAACATTAATATCGAGCATCATCCGGATCCTAGTAAATCTCGGAGCCAGTATCTCCCATTACTCTTAGAAGCTGCACAAGAAAATCCTGAAGATGATCGCTGTGCTTTTTACCTTGGGCGTGAACTTTACTTTGCGGGTTTATACGAGCAAGCTACGTCAGAGTTTAAACGGCATCTAGGATTAGAAAAAGCTACCTGGGCACCAGAGCGATCAGCTAGCTGCAGGTATCTTGCAATGACGGATATAGAAAACGCAGAACAATGGTTATTAAGAGCTCACCATGAGGATCCTAGCCGCAGAGAACCTCTTGTAAAGCTAGCTCAGTACTACTATGATCATAAAGACTTTGGAGCAGTAAAGCATTGGGCACAACTAGCGCTAGAGATCTTGGAAAAAAGCTTAGATTATTTTTGTGAGGCTTGGGCGTGGGATGCTACCCCGCATGACCTGCTAGCTTTGGGGGCATACTACACCGAAGATTACAAATTAGCCTATAAACACGGTGAAATTGCTCTGGGGTTAGACCCGTCAAACGAGCGTTTTAAAGTTAATATGGGATACTATCTGAGCAAGATTTCTTCATAAGGAGCTTCAATGGCTACCAGCTATCTAATTCTTGGGCAAGCAGCCCCAACATCAGGAAACACAGATCTTTACTCTAGCCCAGCGGCTACTCAGACTGTAGTTTCTACTATTACTATCACAAACGTAACAGGTACCTCTGCTAACGCAAGCATCTATGTTCGTAAAGCTACCGGAACTACCCCAGCAACAGCCTCAGCAGCTAATGCCATAGCCCTTGCGATGCCAGTCCCAGCTAACTCACTTCAGACTATTACTATCGGTTTAACTCTTGGCGCATATGACACCATCTCAGTTGGATCAGGAACATCAAGTGCGCTTACATTCCAAGCATTTGGAAGCCAGGTAACTGCATAATGTCACGCCGTCAATTTCCTGAAAGTGAAGAGCGCCTGGTAGTTGATCAAACAACCAGTAACGTTATTGCTGATCCTACAGCTACAAAGGTAGTATCACCAGCAACACCTACAACCGGTGCCCTTCGCAATATTTATGCATCTACCTCTGCACCCTCAGACTCTACCGATGGAGCAGATGGGGATATCTGGATTCAGTACGCCTAAATGCCAGCAAAAATAAAGGTAAACGGTACCTGGAAAACCTTCGGCATTGCCGACGTTAAAGTTAACGGTCAATGGAAGGTCACTAGCGCTGCCTTTATAAAAGTAGGCGGTAAGTGGAAAAAGTTTCTTCAAGGAAGCCTTAGAGATTTATTTGCTCGTACAGCCTCATCTTTAGGTACAAGTGACTCTGGAGCAGTCTGGACAGCAGTAAATGGAACTTGGTTTACAAATGGTTCTGCTGCACAATCAGACGATTCAGCCTCAAACTACTCTCTTGCAACTCTTCCCCTAGGATCTACTAGCGGCACCGTAGCTGCAAATGTTAGCCCGGGTACAGGAGTATCTTGGTGGGTAAGCTCTGCAGGATCTTGGTGGGCTAGTTACGCAACCGTAACAACTACCAGTACTGGTGGCTCAACTTGTAATAATGGTGCATGTTCAGGTAGCGAAAACTACGCCTGTTATCAGGGCTATTCTACTTGCGATAATGGTGCTTGCTCAGGAACATACACTGTACCTACTCAGTATGGAACTTGTCAGTCTAGTCAAACTCCAACTACAACGGGTGCGGGTAGTTATTCAGATTCTAACTTTAATGGTAATAGTGCTGCCTGTGCAGCACTTCAATCAAGCGTAGGAACTAACTGCACGTATTATTTTAATGGTTTTGCAGGAAGATGCTCAATTAACTGTGCAGGAACAACAACTAACGTAACTACTTGGAACTATAATGGGTGTAGTTATAATGGGCAAGTAGTGGCTATTGGGGGTGGAGGAGTTCAAAACTGTTCTTGTGGTTCATACGCAACAACCTGCTCTAGAAGCTGTTCTTGTAGCTATTCTTCTTCTAGCACTTATGCACTAAACATTGTAAGCTCAGTAAGCGGTAGCGTAACCTCTCAGGCTAGCGTAGCTCTTAGCGCACAGGCCGCAGCTCTTAGCGCCGTAGTTACCCCAAGCTCGATTACAGTTACGGCATACTCAGATTCTGTTGGAGGAACCTCTGTGGGTACTGCAACAACTACCCCATCATTCCCCATAACAACCGGAAGCTATGGTATTATTAAGGCACCAAGTACTTCATCTCAAGGATCAACAGTTTCTAACTTTTCGGCACACCCATAGGAGAACTAAATGGATAATCAAAGACCCGCACGTCCGTGGGACTTATTCAATAAAAATATTGGAAGAGTTCAAACTGAAGTGGCAGCAGAAAGATTTGAGATCTGCAAGGCCTGCCCAGAGTATATTAAGACAACGCACCAATGCAAAGAATGCGGCTGTATTATGAATGCAAAGGTAAAGTTACCAAATGCTTTTTGCCCACTAGGTAAGTGGGATGCAGTAACAGGACTCTACAAGGAGGAAACAAATGGCTGATGCACCTCAGTTGCCACCTATGCCGCCAATCAAGCTTGCCCTTATTTTAGATAATACAGTGGTAGATGTTCTGCATGTTGATGAGCGTCTTGCTGCTATCTTTTTAAGCGACCCTATCATTAAGGACGTAACAACTACAGATGGCGTTTTAATTGCAGACGTTTACTGGAAGTATGATCCAGAAACTAACTCATATATCCGCCCAGAAGTAGAAGACCTTAATTCCCATCCGGATATAGATTTACTTATAACAAATAAGGATTAAAGATGCGTGGTGAACAGCGTGAGGGGCGTTTTGACATTATGAGCGAACGTGCCTCAATCATTAAAGGCACCACTGTAGAGCTCGTACGTACCGTTGGAAACACTGTTGAATGGTGGATCTACGATGCCGAGGGTAGCCATATTGACCATATCTACGATGTTGGTTCTTCTATGCCCAATAGCGGTGGACGTCGTTGGATGGGACCCCTTATCCTTCCGGTTATTAACTCTACCCTTACACAGGGCGCTACTATGCAAAACGACCGTGGTTTTTACAACACTGACGTTTTGAGCCTTACTATCAATATGGATATTATTGAAAAGGGAACTGACCTAGTTGGCTCTAATGCAGCTACTATGCCACATTTTCAAGATCTCCCAGATAATCCTGATGAGTTCTTGCGTGATCGAATTGTATTTAAGGGTGAAGTATTTAGCCCTATTAAAATGAAACCTATGGGTATCTTGACTAATCAGTACACAGTATGGGGCGTAGATTGTGCCCAGGTTAATGCTGAAGAAATGGTTAATGATATTCAGTTTCAAAAATATGCGGGATATATTGCTTTTGCTGACAATGTACTATCCACTGTTGATGAAGACCCAATAGTGCCTATAACTACGCCGGTAAATAATCAACGTTCCGAACTAAACCCTTAGGAGAATATATGTCCATATCGCATTTACGAGTACTGGTTGATACAGCTACTCCAACTATCTTGTCACTACCAGGTGATGAAGGTGGCCTTAACCTAACACTTCAAATTCAAAATCTTGGAACAGATGTTTTATACATAGGCGGTGCTGATTTAAGCCCAACAAGTTATGGCGTAAGTATTGTTCCTGGCGGAGCGGTTACCATCGATAACTTATCTCCAACAGATGAGGTATACGCACTAGCAAAGATTTCTGGTACATATGCTGCAGTGTTGAAGGTTCATCGCTAATGGCAAATATTCACTATTCAAATTCAGGCGGAGTAGGTCCACAAGGACCAGTAGGAGCTAAAGGTGACCAAGGAAATACTGGACCTCAAGGTGCTACAGGAAGCGTGGGACCAACGGGAGCGACTGGACCTAATGGGGCTACGGGAAATGTGGGAGCGACTGGACCAACTGGTGCCACCGGATCCCCAGGAACAATAGGTGTTACTGGACCAACTGGTTCGCAAGGACTTTCCATCACAGGACCGACTGGTCCTACGGGAGCTACGGGTCCAATCGGATACACAGGACAAACATCAACTGTTCCGGGACCAACTGGTCCAACTGGACCTACAGGTCCTGCGGGCGTAACCAATGTTCACGCTGCGGTTGTTGCTGCCACCACTGCACCCCTTAGCGGTGTTTGGACTTACCATGCAGGTAGTGGAGGCGCTGATGGTGGAACCGGTGTTGGTGCAAACTTTACATCCACGACTGCAGGAACTATCGGCCTTGACGGACAAAATATTGCACAAAATGATCGAGTACTTATTAAGAACCAGGCAGATGCTAAGCAAAATGGTATTTATGTAGCAACCCGTATGGGCGCTGGAGTAACTCCCATCCTTACCCGTGCTACAGATTATGACAACAGCACTGAAGGTCAAGTAGCTCAAGGTGATCAAATACTTGTTCTTAATGGAACGCTAAACGGAAACAAAACTTTCTTTGAAAGTCTGACCGGAACTATGTCCGATTACAGCATTAAGATTGGCACCGACAATATTGTTTTTGCTCAAGCAGCCAGCCTTAATAACATCTCTACGGACGTACTTCCTGCCCTAGATAACACCTACAATTTAGGTTCAGATGCCCTTCGTTGGAAGTCTGTACACATTGGACCTGGAACACTATTTATTACAGATCAAACTACAAATACCCCAGCTAGTTTGACGGTTAATAACTCCATTCTTAATATCAACGGTATCTCTAACCTTAGCGCTCAATCAATTACTACAGGCGTTAGAACCACAACATCTAACACTGTACAGATTGACTACCTAGTTGACTCTATTGTCTTTGTTAGCGTAGCTGGGGGAGCCGTTACCTTTACCCATACTAACTACACTGCGGGTAAGGTAGTTAAGGTTATTGTTAACCGATATGCCTACACATCTGGGGCTCAAGATAACCACGGAGTTGGCAGTACTCACGCCACCTCTGGAAACTCGTTCTTCTTGCCTACCCATAACACAGCAGAGTATGAGTTCACTTGCCTAGACGGTTCTAATGCAAACGTCTTTGTATCGGGAAAAATTAGCTAATGCCTTTTAAGTCCCAGTCTCAGCGTAAATGGATGTATGCTAACGATCCCAAGATGGCAGAAAAGTGGGAAGAACATACCCCCAAGGGTAAGAAGCTTCCTAAGAAGGTGAAGAAGAAGAGTGGCAAAAGTAAAGGTTAGTGGCAAGGTCCACGTAGTAAAGAAGAATAAAAAAGGCGATGTTATCGTAGACCATGCGGGTAAAAATGATCCTAAATGGGATAAGATTAACCTCACTAAAGTAGCTGGGTCTAAGACTATTAAGGCTGGGGTTAAAGCAACCAAGGCCTACCATAAGACCCATCCCCACAAGAAGACAGGAACAAAATGACAGAAGAATTTACACCTATTGAAGGTGAGACAGTATCTGAGGACGGTTTAGCTCATTTTGATATTACAGCTGGCCCAGATGTAGAACTTGATACTAACGCTAAGCTAGAGGATGTTGAAGCCGCTGAGGAATCTGCAGAAGCTCTAGAGGAAGAAGATATCGATGGAGAAGAAGAAGAAGTCGAGTAAGAAGCATCCTGGATTTGAAAAGGTCCAGGATAAGATTGCCGATAAAGAGGGCGTCTCTAAGAAGGCTGCTGGGGCTATCCTAGCCGCTTCTTCCCGTGGGGCGTCTAAAGCAGCTAAACGTAAAAACCCAGCCCTAAAGAAAGTATAAGGTATACTATGTGCAAATCATGTGGATGCGGATGCTCCAAGCCAAACTGCAAGGGTGCTTGCAAGAAGAAAAAAGGCGGTAAGAAATAATGTCACATCACAAGGAATCTGCTAAGGAAAAGAAGGCAGATAAGAAGCAAGATAAGAAGCTTGAAAAGGGTATGACCCCGGCTCAAAAGAAGAAGTTTGAAGCTGCAGATAAGAAGATGGATAAGAAGAAACCATCTCGTAAGGCAGATGAAAAGATGGACAAGGCTTTGGCCAAGAAGGTCAAAAAGAAGTAAGCTTAGGGCCCCGAAAGGGGCCCTTTTGCTTTAGTATTGTCTATGACGCCGGAGTAATCCGGAACCCTGCAGCTGTACCCAATGCGCCTTCATTTGGAGGAATTATGATCTTTTTAGCCCAGCGGCTAAACCGTCTAGAGACGGATGCCGATAAACAAGAGTTCATTCGAGGTGCCGTCGGTCTTAAGACTGGTGGCGAAAAGAAAGCTGCAGCAGTATTCATCGCCAGCTACTTGCTCTCGAAGGCTCTAAGAAAAAATGGCTAAGACTTTAAAACAGATCATTCATAGTCATATTGGTGCAGACGCAGATCGACACACTGCAACTATTCGCAGACATGCTCTTGAAGCCGGTTGGCCTAAGCATTTAGCAAATTCTATTTCCGTAGCGGTTACCCATAAGGGTACTTACCGAATGGATTATCCCCCACATTTAGAAGACGATATTCTACGTCTTGAGTACGGTACGCAAGATGTACCCCCATCACCAATCATGCGAAATTACTTCTCACATATTGGGGTGGCAATCTAATGCCCTTTATTACTAACGAAGACGAAGCCCTTAAGACTCTTTTAAAGGGTATTACAGTATCCGATTCAGGAAACCCTAAGCGTTCTGTAGGCGTATGGTTTGGGCAACCTGACAAGGAAATTCGTCAGCAGTCCTACCCATATATCACCATAGATTTGATTGGCATGTCTGAAGCCGGGGAGCGTGTGCAATCCGGAGTTGTAGATCTGCAGTACACCCCTGAAGGATATGATGGTACTATTGACTATCAGACTTACTACCCTATGCCTGTTAATCTTGATTATCAGGTAGCTACATACTCACGTCAGCCTAACCATGATCGACAGATTATGGGAGCACTATTCCAAATAGGCAGACTGCCAGTTAGATTTGGATCCCTGTACGTTCCTCAAGACAATACATTGCGTCGTTTGGATGTGCTAGGTTTTTCAAAAAGAGATACGACTGAAGCAGACAAGCGTCTCTTCGTGAATATCTATACCATTCGAGTTAGTTCGGAAATCTTCCGTACAAGCTTGTTTGAAAAAGATACGGCCCCTGTTTCAGGTACCAGTATCTCTGTTAATAATACGAACCTTAATACGTCACACAATTAGCCTAAAACTTCGACCCCCCAGTAAATAATACTATAGATCAAGGAGAAAACCTAATGGCTACATTCAGTAGACCAGGCGTCTTTATCCAGGAAGTGGAACTTCCACAGACCATTGAATTGGCAGAAGGCGGCGCAGCTATTGGTGCGTTCGTTGGAGCTCTTGCAAAGGGTCCTACTAACGTTCCAGTACTTCTTAGCACTTGGGCTCAATTTACCAAGACTTTTGGAAACCTACAAGACGCATACCCAACAACTTGGGCTGCTTACAACTTTTTTGCTAACGGTGGACGCCAGCTTTATGTTAAGCGTGTTACAGGTGCAAATGCTGCAGCAGCTTCAGTAATGCTTACAGATCGTTCAAGCTCACACCTAAACACAATCCTAGTTCAAGCAGCTAATGCTGGAACATGGGGAAACAACCTAGCTGTTCAAATTCGTGCAGCAGGAAGCGCAAGCCGTTTTGGTATTGCTGTTTACGGATCACCAATTAATGTTGGAAACCCAACATCTAATTACCTTGAAGGATACACAGACCTTAGCATGGACAAAACAGATCCTCGCTACTTTGCATCTGTTATCAACTCAAGCTCACCGTATATTCACGTATTTGATCAAAACTCAGCATCAACTCCAAATGACAACATGCCTGTAGTAGGCTCTTTGCTTTATGCTTTGGGTTCAACTACGGCTGGTGCAGACGGAGATGCTCCTACACGTTCTAACTACGCTGCAGGACTTAGTAGCTTTGATCCAATTCAAACACCACTAGTGTTTAATATTCCAGCTCTTGGATATCTATACACACCTACTGGAAGCAATAACGATCGTACTAACGTACTTGATATTACTTCAGACCTAGTTGCATACTGCGCTAGCCGTGGAGATGCATTTGCTGTTTTGGATACTCCATCAGGACTTGCAGTCTCAGAAGCACAAGCTTTTGCAGCGGATCTTTCCTCTGAATTTGCTGCATCTTCAACAGGTGACGTAGCAGCTATCTACTACCCATGGTACTTAATCCCAGATACACTTCGTGCATCTCGTGGAGCTACACGTCTTCAGGCACCTGGTGCTGGCGTTGTAGGACAGTTCCTAGCTACTGATGCATCTCGTGGAGTTCAAAAGACTCCAGCTGGTTTGCAGAACCGCATTGCTCTTGCCGTAGACACAGAACACCAGTTCACAAATGCTGAACTTGATGCTCTTAACACAGGCGTTGACCCAATCAACCCTATCCGTAACGTTCCTGGTGCAGGAATTGTTATCATGGGTGGACGTACATTGGACAACTCTGCAGGCAAGCGCTATATCAATATCCGTCGTTCATTGACCTATATTGAAAAAGAACTAAAGGATAGAATTGCATTTGCTGTATTTGAAAACAATGACTCACGTCTTTGGGATCAAATTCGTACAGTATGTAGCTCATTCCTTGGTGCATACTGGCAGCAGGGTGGTCTCCGTGGAGCAACCCCAATCCAGGCCTACTTCGTAAAATGTGACTCAACAACAACTACAGATGCTGACATTCTTAATGGTCAGATCAACATTGAAATTGGCGTCGCTCTAGAATACCCTGCAGAGTTTATTGTGATCAAGCTTGGTCAAATAACCGGCAGCGCTACAGCCTAAGGAGATATATAAATCATGGCACTTTCAATTGACAATGTATCAAGAACTTTGGCTACGGATCCAGTCCGTACCTTTAAGTTCCTTGTTTCTTTCAAACCACAGACTAATGATCAGAATTGGGGCGGACTAACAGGATCTATGGGTTTTGTGTCTGTATCAGGACTTAGTGTTTCTACTGAGCCGATCGCTTATCGTGAAGGTGGATACAATACTAACGTCCATCAGATCCCTGGTCAGTCTTCATTTACACCACTTACTCTTTCTCGTGGCGTAATGATCTCTTCCGGAAATGATGCAAACGCACTATGGATGAAGCGTTTGTTCTCACTCCTAACACCAACAGCTACTTCAGGCGTAGGCGCAAACTTTCGCTGCACAGTAGACATCGCAGTACTTAGCCATCCAAATCCAAAGGGTTTGACTGCTGAAGGCGGAAAGACTTCTGACAGCGATGCTGGCCAGCACGTCTCAATGCGCTTCCGTGTGTACAACGCTTGGATCGCAAACCTTGCATACAGCAACTTGGATGCAGGACAGAGCACACTAATGGTTGAAGAATTGACACTTGTACACGAGGGATTTGACGTCTCTTATGCTACAAACTACAAGGCTTCAGCAGGCGCTCTTCTAGACAACTAAACTTCTAAACGTAAAAGGTAAACAATATGACTAATGATATCGAGACAATCAGTGCGATGGATAATCCCGTCGCTGCCAACCAACTAATAGAAGCTGCTCTTTCTGATCAGGAGGTAAAGGCGCCGAAGGTTAAAACCTCGATTCCTTTGCCTCCTGATACAGAGATCAAACTTCCAGGAGGCTTGTATGACCCATTTGATGGCGTCATTAAGACTGCAGAAGTTAGGGAGCTAACTGGCGCAGATGAAGAGGCTATTGCCCGAATCTCTGATCCAGCTAAAGCTTTGTTAACTATCTTGGAACGAGCCGTAGTAAAGATTGGCGATAAGCCAGCCTCTAAAGAACTACTAGACGTTATGCTAGCTGGAGATCGTGAAATGCTACTCCTAGCTATTCGTCGCTTTACCTTCGGAGATAAGACCGAAGTAGGTCCAGGAATCTGTAACGAATGTGAGTTCGAACAGACCTTTGAAATTGACCTTGATACAGATGTAAACATTAAAGAATTAAATGAGGATGATCGAGTATTTACCCTAGACTGCAAGGTTGGGCAGGTAGTTGTATCACTTCCAAATGGAGCTGTTCAAAAAGCTCTAGTAAACGCTACAAATAAGAACTCAGCTGAGCTAGATACAATCTTGCTTAAGGGCTGCATTTCTTCTATCAATGAGATCCCAATTATGAATGTTCAACAGGTCAAAGACCTGAGCATCAAGGATCGTCGTGATATCCTAACAGCTATAACATCTCGCAACCCTGGCCCACTACTCAGCGAAATCAAGAAACCATGCGCTTCTTGCGGCGTGGAGGTACCGCTTCCGCTTACTCTAGCGGAATTGTTTCAAGGCTGAACTAAGCTACGAAATGCTTATTGAGACGTACGATGTACTCTCAATGTTGTACCCCGGATGGAGCTTGGAAGAAATACGATCGTTTTCTTTTAGAGAACGAACTATGTGGTTAATACAAAACCGTAATCGTTAAGGTGGTGAGTTAAGTGGCAGCAACGCAAAATATGATGACTCCTGGTCAAAACCCTGATGCAAATGAGCAGGGTATGATTGAGGTGCTTGAAAAGAAGCTGCCTGGAATCTTAAAGATCTTTGAAAAGATTACGGAACAAACTAAAAAACAGTTTAACTATACCCAAAAGACCATGGGTAACTTTAATGGTGGGGATGCTGGTGGGGGCAAACTTGGCTTAGGTTCATTTGGTTTAAGCAGAGGCCAAGTTGCTCTTGGTATGGGTGTGATGGCTGGTGCCTCATACATGAGTATGGCACCTAATACTATGTCTGCGGTAACTCAGCGCATGAGTGCAGACTCTATGTCTGGACGCATGAATAGTGCAGGCATGACTTCAAGAAGTATTATTGCCCAGTCTAATAAATTAGTTGCAGGTGGCGCTACAAGCGCTATGGGCCCTACGATGGCCGCTATGAACCTTTCTTACCAGGGTGGTTACTCAGTAAGCTCCCTTAGCTCTAAGAACGTTATGGCAAGCCTAGGAGGCCTTAGCGCCCTTACTGGTGGGTCTAACGAGCAGGTAGCTTCTACCATGGCCGGTATGAACGGTATGGGATTTTTACGTGCCGGAATTAACATCCGTGACTCAAAGGGACAACTTCTTCCAATCCCTCAAATTGTAAACCAAGTTTATAAAGTTTTGTACGGTGGTCGTACACCTACAGCTGATCAAGCTAATATGCTTCTTAACCCTAACTCAAAGGGTTGGAAGACACTTATGATGATTACTGGCGGAGATGCAAATCTTAGCCAGACTATTGCTATGGCCGTTCGTGATCGTGCTGCTAATGGTAAAGACCTTGCTAACAACGCATACTCAAGCGCCCAGGGTACTTTAGACCGTATGGGTGTAAGTAAAGACGCACCTACTAGAGCTAACTTTAGATTTAATAGCAGTGAGAATAAAGTATTACAGGCTACTGAAAAAGGATTAGTAGGCGGATATAACGCATCTCTTAACACAGCAGCTGGACTAAACAATGGTTTTGCACAGCTAGCAAGTCTTCTTGGACCGGTTAACGATGGGTTGATGACTCTTAAAGGCATACTCCAAACATTTCCTAATGCAGGTAATATGGGCGGAACTGTTTCTGGACTTACTGCTATGGGATCAAACTTAGCTGGTAGCGCACTTCAATACGGAATGATGAGTAAAGCATTTGGTGGAGGAGCTGCTGGTTCTGGAGCGTTAGCTGCTACAGAAGAAGCCGCTGTAGTAGGCGGGTCTATGATGAGTCGTCTTAAAGGTGGATTTGGAAAAGTAGGGTCTAACTTATTTAAGGGTGGACTTGGAAAACTTTTTAAAGGTGGTTTAATTTCTTTAGGCGGAAACCTTGTTGGAGATGTTGTTAAAGGACATTCTGCAAAAGGTAGTGGACGCTCAAGAGCAGGTAATGCTCTTAAGACTGGCGCTTCTTGGGCTGCAATGGCAAGTTTATTTGCCCCTGAAACTTTTGGTTTATCTACAGCAATTGCAGGAATTGCAGGCGGTATTTATGGAGCATTTCAGGGTGGTCCTAATGATGGCATGACCTTAAGTAACCCATCAGATTCTAAGAGCCAAGCTTCAGGATCTGCAACTATGGCATTACCAGTTCCTAAAGGAACTCCTATTACATCTCCTTTTGGACACCGTAAAGGTGGGCAAGGCATTTCAAGTAACCACCAAGGTATTGACTATGGCGTTGCCGAGAATACAAATATTACCGCTGCAGCAGATGGTGTTGTTACTGAAGTAGGTAACGGTGGTGGTTACGGTAACTATATTATTATTAAGCACGGAAATAAATCAACTCTTTATGCTCACTTAAATACAGCTTTAGTTAGCAAAGGTCAGTCCGTAAAAAAGGGAACTGTAATTGCTAAGTCTGGTGGTAAAAAGGGTGCGCCTGGTGCAGGCCACTCTACTGGTCCACACCTTCACTTTGAGTTGCGTGATAATGGTGGTCGTGGTGCAGGTGGCCGTGTTAACCCTTCAAACTGGTTTGGAAAAACTGCCGGTTGGATTGGTAACCTAGCAAGTAAAGCTTTTGGGTTTGTAAAGAGTGTATTAACTGGGCATGACCCATTTGCTTCCCATAGTGGAAGCGTATTGTCACACAATAACAACCCACAATTTAAAGGTCTTTCTGATTTAAGTAGTCCTGGAATTTCTGGATTACTTTCACAAAATGTTTCTCGTGGTAGACCTATTGGGTGGGAAGATATTGTCAACAAAGTTGGCGCTAAAAATATTGCAAAGCTAAAGGGCAATCCAAACTCTGTGGGCGATGTATATACCCCTGCAGATGGAGATGCGGGCCATATGGTTGGTGGCAGCCGTAAGGGTCTTATGAAAATGCTCTATGCCCAAGGCTTCAGAGGGGCTGGTTTAGAGACTGCGTTTGCTGTAGCACTTGCTGAGTCTGGTGGAGTAAGCCGAAGAAACTATAGCCTTAAAACTGGTGATGATTCTTATGGCGCATTTCAGATTAATATGCTTGGGTCATTAGGTCCTGCACGTAGAAAGAAATTTGGTCTTAGTAAAGACTCTGACCTTCTTGACGGTAAAACCAACTTAAGAGTTGCGTATACAATGTCCCATGAAGGAAATAATTTTAAAGCTTGGTCCACATACAAGAACGGTAAATTTGCTTCCTACCTAGACGATGCCTATAAAACTGAAAAAGCTGCAGGTATCGGTGGCGGCACACAAGCTGTCGGTGTGGGTAGTATGCCAGAGCACAACATGTCTCATGGCAGGTCTGGTGGGGGAGCCCACCTCAGTGCCAACACAAACATAGAGGTTAAAGTTAATATGCAAGTGCATATTGAACGCTCTAGTTTCCAAGAAGCGGATAAGATGTTTAAGCAATTTGCCCACCGTATTGAGACAGATTTACGACACCACATTGGAGGAACTTACTAATGGCCGTAGATTACTACTACACTCAATATCTTCAGCAGGCAGTAAATCAAACATATGAGAGTATTGATATTCCCAATGTTTCTGTATCTTGGTCTGACTTTTTAGTTAATACAGGCGGAGTGGCTGGCACAAATCAAGCAGGAAGCTATACTGGAAATTACAACCTTTTAGGTTGGGTTATAAAGGTATACAAAAAAGAAAGCCCTAGTTCTCCTGCTGTTTTAATGACCTCAGATGATGTTACCGTACGCTTTGGTGCTCCAGACGGTCCTTTAGCCCAATACTACAAAGGCGTTAAGATTACTAATGGGGGTAAAGCTTTTTATATTGAAGTTAACTATGACAATGTACTAGCTGCAAAAAAACCTTTAGTACTTAAGCCTGTAATGGCAGTAACTCTAAAGTCTAACGGTAACCACGTATCTTATAGCAAATCCGCTTCTGGTATAGATCTGCAAAGCGTTACTTTTACCCAAAGTCAAACTTATCCACCTATACCTACAGCGTTAATTGCTGCTGTAAGCCCGGGTTATGACCCAGGATTAAATAATGGAAACACATCTAATATTCATTATAATTTTGCTACCAAGCAGTATGTAGGCATTCAAATGGTTACAGACAGCAAAACAAATACAACGTCTTATTATGCACTTTATTACGACCCAAAAACTAAAAAACAAGTTGGGGATAAAGTATACCTTGGAAAAGAAAAAGCAAACTCTAGGGGTAAAGTTTGGGCAAAAGGACAAGCTCTTTTAATTGATGCTATTGATAGCCAAAATAAGACAAGTGCTGTTGGAGACTCTACAAAACGCTATCATGATAGTGTAGTCCCAGATCAACCTGCAGCTACCTCTCCTGCCCCACCGTACCCTACAGACTCAAATAGATGGAATCCTCCTACCCACCTATACACTAAAAACTTTTCAACAGGGTTGTTTTTAAATAGTTTAATTAAAAATGATAAACAACTTTTAGATAGTACCCTTAATAATAGCGAGATTCTTCCAGGTATGGAATTTCTTTCTACAAACTATAGCGTTCCTAGCACCCTATACAGCATTAATACTAATCTTTTTGAACCTAGTTTAGGTCATATTGGTAATATGTACCAAGATGCTGCTACTGCAAAAGCTATTAACCAAGACCACCCAGATAAACAATGGGGATTTAGGTTTATGTATAATCCTAATCAAATTGGGTATAGCAATACTGCGGATAATAGTGTTGACTATACACTTGGTCAGGCAGATCCAGCTAACCTATTAGCTGGCAATATGACGGTTAATTTTCAACTGTATATTAATAGAATTATCGATATGTCATATCTTCGGGGTACTCAAGCCCCTGGACAAATGGGGTATGCAAGACAGCTTACCCAAGATGAAAAAGACGGGTTAACGTACCGTGGTACTGAATATGACCTAGAATTTTTATACCGAGTTCTTGGTGGAGATCCAATTAAAAATAACGCAACAATTGGTGCCGCAGGAAACTTAGGAGTAAGCGCAGATATTGGGCTTATTAAAGCTGTTCCTATATGGTTGTCTATTAACCCTGTGTATAAACTTTTTGGTGCTGTAGCTAGTATGTCCGTAAACCATGTTTTATTTACTATGGATATGGTACCTATGTTAACTACTGTAGACATTACCTTTAACCGTTTTCCTGCCTTATTTAACCTTGCGGATAGCGATCCAAAGTCTGATTCACGTCAAGCCTTTAAAAAGTTTATTACCGGAAAGGCGCAGTAGTAAATGGCTAAAACTAATATCGAAAGAGTTTCTAGGTATAACGATGGACCACTACTTCAGCTGCCGTATGAGCATACCAACACCTATGCAATCAGCGTATACCGCAATTGGGTTAAATCTAAGACAGTAAGCTATAAAGAGTATACCTGGGTATCAGGAGATACTTTGGCCAGCCTTGCAGTTAAGTACTGTGGCGGCGCTAAATACTGGTGGGAAATTATGGATATCAACCCTGAAATTACAGACCCTTTTTATATCGATCCTGGCACAATTATAAGAGTTCCATATGGCAACTAATTTTTCTAATGTACCGGTTTACCTGCCATATCCTTGGCGAGATCAAACTCTTAATTCTGATTTTAAGGTTAGATTCCCAGACTTTGCAGAACAGCCTAAGATTATCTTTACCGGAGCAGATCTTACACAAACTCAAGCTGAACATGATAGATTAGTTCTTTATGTTAAAGGTAAACCGTTTAGACTTGAGGACACCGTTAAATCGGAAGATCTTGTTGTTTTTACCTATACAACAGATAAAAATGTAGTTGAGTGGCATGGGTATGTAACTAGCATTGAACAAAACTCTGATATTCAAGGCGTAGCGCAAACCTTTATTAATTGTATTGGTGCATCCTATGTATTTAAAGATACTGATCAAAAGATTTATAGGGATGTTACGGCAGACCAGGTTGTTGCTAGGGTATGCCAAAAGCATTCTTTTTCTGCCAATACTCAACGGCATCCTCGTGTAAAATCTTCTATCTCTCAAACTGGTCAATCAGATTGGCAGTTTCTTAGGTCTTTGGCTATGCAAACAGGGTACGCTTTACGGGCAGATAATACTACCATTACCTTTTGCTCTAAAAATAAAATTACTGATGCTAAAAAAACATCTGCCCCATACTTTTACTATATAGACTCACCTACTGGTGGAAACGTACCTACTACTCTTAGAACTCTTGGAAGCATAGTTGCCTTTAAACCTATTATCTCTGATTACTCCCCTGAAATGGGTGTTACTGTAGATAGGGTAGTAAGTGGATTTAACATAGCTGCACAGACCACTGTAAAAACTACACACCCACATTTTGTTAATACTTCAGGTAAAGGTGCTGTAACTCCAAGTCAGGATTACTTCTCATGACAAGTGCGTTTTCTAATCCTAATCCTAAAGCTAAATTTAAAAAGCATTATGTTCATGAGGTAGTTGCAAATGCTAATGACTCTAAGCTTCTTGCCCTTGACATGGCAAATACGCATAGATATCAGTATAGAGCTACTGTTACAGTTGCCGGTAATTCTTTAGTTAAACCTTATGATCCAATATACCTGGATGGCTTGCCAAATGGTATGTCTGGTTACTGGACAGTAATATCAGTAACCCATGGTTTTGGTGGTATGGATGGATACTACATAATGACTCTTACTGTTGGAACTGATGTGCTGGGGGATGTAAATCCAGACGCTGCTACCGCTATTCCAAAAAGAGATGTTGAAGGAGAGTTGGCTGGAACCTCTTTAGAAACTTATGACACGATGATTTCTAAATACTCTACTTCGCCAAACTCTTCAGACTTTCCAGCAATATACACCGATGCGGTAAGCCCAAAGGTAACCCCACCCCATACAACCATTCCTAACCCAACTCAGGATATTTATGCAGTAACCCCACCCACGTTTAAATCTGGTAAACGTGCTGTAAAATGGACCTCTACAAGTTCTGGGAGGGTTATTCGATGAATGCCGATTTACAACAAAATTTGCAGTACTCTATGGATCCTTTAGGCAGAGTACGTTTTTATGGTATCTATCCTGGGGTAGTGACTGATAATAATGATCCCCTAAAAAAGAATCGATTAAAGATTCAGGTGCTTCAACCTACAGGTGGTGAGGTTAGTAATTGGGCTGAAGCCTGCATGCCAGTTACAAGCATCTCAAACCATCCCGATCATCAAGAGCATACCGCCTCACAAATCGCAGCTTTGCTAACCACTTCATCAGTATCTGCCTCTGATCCTCAGGGAGGATCCATTACTATCCCTGCGTTAACGGTGGTAGCAAAAGCTGGAGCAGGTACACTTAAGCATACCCATAAGTCAGATGCCAACTCTGCCCAGAAATGGAATGATAAGGCTGAGCTAGCTTTGGCCTCTACAGCGGAGCATACGCCCCACCGTTTAGTGCCAAATATTGGACAGACTGTGTGGGTTATGTTTATTGCCGGAGACCCTGATTACCCTGTATGGATGGGAGTAAAACTATGAGTGCTATTTCGTATCCATTTACCTTGGATTCTATCGGTGTACTTACAGCTACTAACAATCCTGCAAAAATTTATTTGGATAGGCTTCTTACGCTACTTTCTACTGAAATTGGTTCTAGACCTATGTCCCCTACATACGGCATAGATCTTCAAAGATTTTTGTTTGAAAATGATAGCATTCATATTGGCGGTCTTAATAACTCTTTAGGAAAATCTATAGACGCAGCTATCAGGTCTGCGGTAAACATTTGGATGCCTGACATTAGCGTTGAGGCTATTAACTATGGAGCACCAAATTTTGATGGTATAGCCACTGTGTCTATCCTAATAAGGCTCCCTAATGATTTGACTACAAGTTTAGATATAACTACGGCAGTATTTCTTAATACAGGAACGGTGACAAAACTATAATGAGCGAAATTCAAATTGACTATACCTCTAGAGATTATGCTGCTCTTAAGTCGGACCTTATTAATCTTATCAGTACTAATACCGGTAAAGCTTGGACTCCCACAGATAGCTCTGACCTAGGCAACGTATTAGTAGAAAGCTTTGCATATATGGGCGACATTATGTCGTACTATATTGACCGAGTTGCTAATGAAACCACCGTTGCTTCTGCCGTTAAAACAGATACCCTACTTGGGTTTGCATCTCTTTACGGATTTAAACCTTCTGGCCCAACTCCAGCTACAGTTACCCTAAACTTTACAAATAATGCAGCCTATTCTGTTGACCTACCTATCGGCACTCAAGTAATGGCCCCACTTACTTACGGACCATTTGCTCAAGCCTACTTTGAAACTACCCAAGCCTATACAGCTGTTCAACCTGGCCAATCAGTTAATATAACAGCTGTAGAAGGTAAAACAGTAAATACCGATAAAGAAGACTTTATTGATGCCGTATTCCACAAGCCGCTGCCAGCTAATATTGGTACATCCGATGGTTCAGCCAACCAAGAGTTTGTAATCTTAGATAAGTATATTGTAGATAGCTCTTTAACTGTGTATGTTGGACAAGGTATTGCGTTTTCTCCATGGAAGTATGTGGATACATTAGTGGAGTATGGCCCAAATGATCTTGTCTTTACAACACAACAAAATGCTGACAATACGCTTACAGTAATGTTTGGTGACGGAGTAAATGGTTCTATACCACCTTCAAACCAGTTAATCAGCGCTTTGTATAAAGTTAGCGTAGGAAAGTATGGCAATATTGTTTCTGGTGCTGTTACTGAACTTACCTTTGTACCTGGAAATGTTGATCCTCAAGTTATTACTTACTTTACCGTAACTAACAGCGCTGCAGCTATCGGGGGTTCAGATTCTGATGATACCACCCAACTAAGAAAGAAGATTAAAGCTGCTGTCGTAGCTCGTCGTAGAGCGGTAACGCTTTCAGACTATGAGTACTTGGCATCTCAAGTTAGCCTTGTAGGTAGAGCTAAAGCATCTGCTTCAGTCTATAGCTCTGTTAATATTTATATTCAATCTCAAAATGATGGGTCTGTTACTCCAGGCCTTGTTTCAGGTATTCCTACACCTGCTTGGACTAATCTTCAAACGGCTGTTCAAAATTATATGGCTGATAAGGTACCGGTAGGAACTACAGTTACTGTACTACAGCCTACATATGTTCCTATTTATTTAACTGTAAACGTATCTATTCAGGCAGCTCAAAAACAAAGCACTATGAAACTTGCTGTATATAAAGCTCTTCTTACAGCAGACACTGGTCTTTTCTCATATGCTAAGAATGAGTTTGGTCGTTCTATTGTTAAGTCCTCTATTATTTCTACTATCCTTGGAATAACCGGCGGTAGCGTATTAGATGCTACGGTGACCCAGTTAAACATCGATAACGGAAGTAGCGCAAACTCAATCGTACTCAGTCCTAACCAAATTCCGTACCTTACACCGGCAAACCTCACAATTAACATCACCGGCGGAATCGCCCTCTAAGATAGGTAGGTAAAATGGCAGCCTCATACCCAACGCAACCGGCAAACTTTATTGCCAAAGTTGACGTACAAGATACGGTTTATGCAGACCATATCAACACTCTTCAAAATGAAGTGTATGCAATTGAAACTATTGTTGGAAGCAACCCAAATGTTTCTAATTATACGGGTTCATTTTCTTTAACAAATACATGGACTAGCCTTACTGATCGCATTACCAATATTGAACGTGGTTTGGTAAACGGCGTTGGCGGTACCAGCCCTTATTTTGTTAAGACTGGCGATTCAATTACCAGCTCTGTGGGACAAGTTGGAATTACCGTACGCCCAGTTACAAACAACACTTCAGACCTCATTCAAACCCAAGCTACAGACGGAACAGTAGGGTTTAAAGTAGACTATACTGGTAAACCTAAAGTGGGAACATATAACGTGCTGTATGTAAACAGTACAGACTATGCGTCTTTATTAGCGGCAATTGCTAACGCTAATGCGGCGGCAGCTGCTGCTGCTACCGCTGCGGCTGCAAACCCATTTAATCCATTCCTACTCGGAGGGCTTTAATACTAGATTATGTCAAAATATGGTATTGGTATATATGGTGTAGACACCACTAGGTACGGCGATAAAGAAGCCGGCCGTACTTACTATGCGTCTAATATCAAAGCTTTATCATATGGATATAATAGTGTTTCCTTGGTTTGGAACTCAATCATTCCAGACCCTGCAGATGTAGACCGTGGGTATTCGCCAACCCACTGGAGATTGATCAAAAGCTTTTCTGGTACTCCAGATAACCCCATTGATGGAACCTTGGTTTACGGAAGTACTTTTGTTCCGGTAAACAACGTAGGTGGATTTAAAAACTCTTGGGTAGATGAAAACGTATCAGTTTTGGATACTCAGGTAGTTTATTCTATTTGGGTTTATAACGGTGAATCTTGGATTAATTGTGGTGAAGTATCTACAATCATAGTTCAAGAAACTGAAACAACCTCCTTGATTGCTAAATGGCTACCTAAAGCTTGGCTTAACTACTCTAACGGTTTTGGTGATGCAACCGGAGAAATAGAAGACAATGATCTATACAAAGTTCTTAAAGCCTATAGTTTAATCTATGACCGTCTTCGTGCTGAGGCAAATATTCTACAGCAGTCCTCTTCCCAAAAGCAAATTCACAATAGCTTGTTACGAGCAAGTCTTGATCAGCTAGGTTTTGGTTACGAGCCTTCTCTTGGTGACTCTTATCATAGATCTCTTTACAAAGCTGGAAATACTATTAATGCTCTTAAAGGAACTGCAAAATCTATTAGCGCCTATGTAACCGGCTTGACACATTTGGGTAATGATATAGTAATCGGCCATAATGAGCTACTTGACTATAATGATTCTTCTTTTGAAGAAAGCACGGGCCATTGGGGTCTTGACGTAGGAACTTTGGTACAACATACTTATGCAGGTACCGGTACTGGTACAGCCTACGGTGATTTAGGTGTGACAGTGGCTACGCCTGTAGTTCCTCTATACGATCCTTTAAGCCCACCACGTATGGCTGGATTTGCATCTGTTGCTATGCCTGCTGCACCAAGTGTTGCTAATCCCACCCCACAAACTTCTACGCTATCCCTTCCCGCAGTAGGATTGAGCGTTACTAATTACGGAGTTCCAGTAAAGCCAAAAACTCGCTATCTATTTTCTGGCTGGGCAAAGCATTTAGATAACCCAGCAACAGTTTCAGCATACATAACTTGGTACGCATACAATGGAAATGTTATCTCAACTACTGCTGCCCCAACTACTTTGACCACAACTACATCATGGGCTGAGTTTACCTCTAAAAATGATGTCGGACGAAATGGGGTTTTATCTCCAGACACTGCAGTTTATGCAACCATCAGGGTAGTGGTAGTGCCAACAACTTTGCTAGCTAGTACATGCTTGTTTGATCTGTTTCAATTATCAGATGCAAGTAAGAGCTTAGAGTTTGAAGATGCTAGAAAAGTTAGAGTGTATCTTCGTGGAGAACGTGAGAACTTCCTTCACAACCCAGATTTTGAAGAAGGTTCTGGCGGATGGATTGCCTCTGATAACGGGTCGTTTGCACAAGACCCTACGGTGTACAACACCTCAATCTATCATGGCTCATGTCTTGGAGAACTGACAGTTGTTACCCCAGGCCTAGCGTACGTATCTTCTGACTGGTTTGTTGTAGAGCCTGGACAAAACTATACGTTTAGCGGTTGGATTAGTAGCCACTATCCAAATATTGGCCATGTCAAGGCACGTATTGAATTTTCTAACCGTGAGTCAATCGATAAACAAACTCAAATCTTAAATGATTCAGATGGGTACTATTACGAAAACCAAGCCTACTATGTAGACTCTGATCCTTACCTACTATCTGCTCACACAGTTTTAGATGATAACGGCAACGTAATCGTAGATGCTTTTGAACCAGGAACTCCTCCGCAGTATGTGCCTACAAAGGTACAAGTTTCTGTAACGGGTATCGCACCCCAGTATACACGTGATTCCGGAATGCCTATGGCTAAGGTATCTATTGTGCTATTAGATGCAGCAAACGCTGAACCTAGCTGGACTGTATACATGGATGGTTTTTCCGTTCAAGCAGCTACCACAGCAGTTCCTTTCTTTTCAGGAAATGGTGCACCACTTCCTGTTGATCCTGTAAATGATTTGTTCTTTCCTGCTGGAGATACTTTCTGGGAAACTAAGAACATTATTAATTTAATCCAGAACCCTTCATTTGAAACTACTAGTAACTGGACAACAGCTACTGGAACAACTTTGACTACTGATACAGGTGGAATGGCAGCGGTTAGAGCTGTGCTTCCTAACGGTACTCTTGAAAATGCTATCGGACCAGAGCCGTATGGACCAAAGTTTGGTACCAAGATTGGCAAGGTTGCCTATTCTCCAACTGTTGGTGGATCCATCAGCACTACCGTTTATCTTCCATCTCCGGCAGTTGGTGGAGAAGACTTTGTGGTATCAGCATCTGTTCGTGCTGCAGAAGGAGTTTATGTAATCTCTACTTCTGGTAACGGTGCCACCTCACAAAACAGTATCGAAGTTTATCAGCATGACCAGTATCAGTGGATTCGTATTGCTGCTGTTCGTCAGCTAGTGCCTGGTGAAACTTCATTTACAGTAACTTTAGGCATTACCCCACCACCACCATTCTTTCCAGGTGGACCGGCTGGATATACTATTGGACCTACAAGTTTTTTCCATGTTGATGGTTTTCAAGCAGAGTATGGCCGAATTCCTAATGGTTTCTTAGACCCAGCCCTTACATCTACCCACACTGTTTCTAACCCGGGTAACCCTTCTACGTTAATGTACGTGGGACAAACTCAAAGTAAAAATGGTGGTAAGAGTAGCTTTATATATAACTATGGGGTTAAAACAGCTAGACTAAGAGAATCCCTAGGATTAATTATGCCTAGCGGAAGTTCTTGGTGCATTAAGTCAGGAATTCCTACAGAGGAATACCCAGAGTTAATTGAGTCGTTAATTCCATCTGCATCTTTTGAAAAAGACCTTGGTTCTTGGACGGGTACTAACTCAACTCTTGCTAGAGTTATCTCTAGAGGATCTTTGTTTAATGAGTTTGTAACTCATGGAGCTGCCTATGCTTTGGTAAAAACTTCTGGAACAAACAATGCCACAAAGTCATTTGGTATTTCTACTGGACATGTAACCGTCTTGCCAGGTCGTGGATACTACGCATCTGTAGCTATACGACCAGCTAACTCTGATTCTTTGGGTTCTTATACTCTGAGAGTTGACTTCTATAATGCTAGCGGAGGACTAATCCCAGTATATAAGACAGTCAATAACGCACAAGTTTTGGCTACTGATGAATATCGTTCAGTAACTATTAACGTTACGCATACAGACCGTTGGGCATATATTGCCAAAGTCTTGCCAGCCTTTACGACTTTGACAGCCTCATATGCTATACTTACCGTTACATATAACCCAACAAGTTATGTGGCAGGTCAAGCTTTCCATATTGACAGGGCTGTATTTAGAGAGTAGGCAAAATGACCAACGTTATACTTGCGGGAATGGCAACTGCGCTTATCCTAAACGTAGTTGAGACATTTATATACTCATTGGGCAAATGGCGGGGTCTATTGGCCCTAGGAGCCGCTTTTGGTGGTTTGGGTACCTTGGGTATCAAATTGTCTTATTTGCCCGTCTATGGCCTTGCTACGACCTTTTTAGGGCTAGTTCTGTCCCTATCCGTAGAACAAATTTTTTCCGGGGTTGATGCAAAGCAGCTTCCTAAAAGGATCCCAGTACGATAATCTTTACCTCCTGAGACAGGAGGGTCTTATGAAACAACCACCATCGTGGGATGACAAACGCTTTTCGCTAAGAGCAAAAGCAATCTACAACATCTACATCCAATACGGACGTGTGCTATCTGCAGATGAACTTGTGTCACAGCTCAAAGAAGGCCGTGACGCTATTCAGACTGCCATAAATGAACTTAAAGCTTATAACTACATTCGTGTAACCCGACGACAAATTAACGGCCAGTACATTAGTCACCTTAAGTTTGTGGAAAGTCAGGCCCTGGAAACCAGGACCGGAAACTCAGGGCACCTATACATAGATAGCTTACAAGCTAATAGCTTAAGTAATAGTATAGATATAGATACTAACGTATCTATATCTATAGGGGCTGCGCCCCTTGAGAAGAAGGAGTCTGAAATGGCATGGCCAGGTTTTGAAGAAGAAGTTGTTACGCCTAAGAAGAACCTTCGTGCGAAGCTGGACTCAGACGATGACTCAGGCGCCGTAGGCAAGGTTGTAGACAAAGCTGCTTTACGCAGACTGAAATACAAAAAGACAACTTTTGAATCCACACCACGCTCAGCCAAGCGCCACGACCTTCCAGAAGAAGAGTGGGCTAGTCCTGAGCTTGTAGGTGAGTTCTACGACTTGATGCGTGAGAAAGCTACAGGTGCCCCAAACCAAGTTAACGGTTCAGACCTTGGAAGTTGGATCAACAAGCAAAAAGGTTCCGGCACAGAGTACGTATCAATTCTCAAAGCCATACGAATGTTCTTTGCTGATCCAAGAAACTTGCACGATGTTGGCACAGGTCCTTCATTAATGCACCGCTTTATGGCATACTATGGAACTGTATGGGGAATTGTCACAAAGGACGTGAAGTCTAAGTACGAAGACGACGAGCTACTTGCAAGTCAGGAACGTATGCTTAAACTATTGGAGGGGTAATGTATAAACTCGATGAATTGCCAGGATCCATCAAGTCACAGATTCGCCGTTCCAATGTCCCAATGAAAAGCATCGGTTTAGAATTTTCAGATTTAGATCCCAGCCCTACTCTGGACGCCGTACAACTATGGGTAGAGCAAGTGAAAGCAGGGAAGATCATCCAGGCATCAGGAGAGCCAAGCTGTGGACTCGGCTTACTTCTGATTGGTGAACCCGGTCATGGGAAGACAACAATCGCATCAACAACGCTACAGACTCTGGTTCGGACTGTACCAAGGTTGATGTGGGGTAATCCGGAGGGCACAGTAAGGCGTCAAACTTACTTTTCGGATTATCCAAAACTTTTACGTCTACAGAAATATCTGTGGAATGCTGAAGACGATGACGACTCAAACTTGCTTATGCAGGGTCTTCATGGAGACGCAGGTAAAGAAAACAATGTACCAGTATTTGTCTTAGATGATATTGGTAAAGAGTACCGAACTGCAAACGGTTGGGCAGAAAATACGTTTGATTCAATTTTGAGATCACGATTTAATGCTGGACTTCCAACCATCGTTACGACAAATGTCCCCCTAAAAGACTGGGGTACAGTGTATGGTGAACCAATGGGCAGTTTTGCTCATGAAGCTTTTATACCACTTGTGGTAAAATCTAGTCGAGGGGATCGTAGAAAATGAGGACGTCAATGAATCAGTGGCAAGCCACGCAGTTATTCTTGTCTGATACAGGTGTGCACGAGGTTGAGGTAAACCTTGGCAGCCACCGTCTACGATGCAACTGTAATGGCTACAGTGCCAGATCAAACTGTAAGCACACTAGGTTTGTAAAAGAGAAGATGGATAACAACGGTGGAGTTTATCCAACCGAAGTTTCAACACGTATCTCTAAGATCGAAACTATGGTTGCTAGCCAAGATCCAGAAGCTTTTAGAAAGATGCTGATTAACTACGGCAAAATAGAAGTGGTTTAATCGTGCGAGGGGGCGACATTTCAAATGAAGTTCCTCTTCGTGTTCTAGTAACGCTAGATTGCATCATAGACCGAAAACCAACTTTTAAACGAGTACTGGGTATTCCGGTTATGGGTGAAGAGACTACTTATAACAGACAAGCACTTGCACACTTTTGGCGTTTCAGCGAAAAGCATGACTATACTTTTGAGTTAGTTGGTTTTGAGTACACGCAAAAAGAAATGGAACGAGTACTAGAAGATCTTGACAATCTAGGTACCAATCCATTTAATTATGCAAAGGCATATAACGTAGTTGCAGATTTGGTTGGAGAACTTCCTTATCGTCCTGAGGTAAAAGGGGTAGTAGATATACCCTCTCGTGCGCTAAGATACGGCAGTAAATATATGGAGACGGGGGCATAATGGCAGCAGATAATGAGGTTAGACTATTATCTAGAGCTATTCGTACTAGAGATATTTCAGCGTTACTAGAAGCCGGTATAGATAGCGATTGGTTCTTTGTTGAGGACAATCGCCAAGTTTGGCGTTTCTTAAAACAGCACTGGACTAAGTACCAGGAAGTTCCTACAGCCGTTACGGTTAAGGATAACTTCCCCACATACAATCTTCTTGCCGTAGACGACTCTATTGAATACCTAGTTGATCAGCTAGTTGAGTACCGTAGACGTCAAAGTGCAATCACTGTAATTCAGACTGCTTCTGATCTTATCGCTACCGGAGATCATGACGCAGCTATTGCATCTATGAACCAAGGCATCGCAAAGATTGCTGATGAGGGTGTTCGTCAAAGTACAGATATTGATCTTACTCATGACGCTATGGCTCGTTTTGAAGAGTACCGAGAAATCAAGACTCGTCCAAACGGTTTGCTTGGCATGGCTACAGGGTTTCCAACAATTGATAAAGCTACCGCTGGACTACAGGGCGGTCAGCTTGTAACAATCATTGCTCCTCCAAAGACAGGTAAATCTGTACTTGCTTTGCAGATGGCAGTTAACATTCACAACGACGGTTTTGTTCCTATGTTTCAGTCTTTTGAAATGAACAATATTGAGCAACAACATCGTCATGACTCTATGAGAGCTAAGATTGCACACTCACGTCTTGTGCGTGGAAGTCTTAACCCAGATGAAGAACGCCGATACAAAGCTACCCTGGCGCATATGGAAACTATGCACAAGTTTTATCTTAGCGATTCCGTAACTGCTTTGACGGTCAGCGGATTGGGTGCAAAGATCGACAAGCTTCGTCCTGACGTAGTGTTTGTTGACGGTGTTTATCTTATGGTTGACGAGGTTAGTGGTGAGCAGAATAGCCCACAGGCATTGACCAACATTACCCGTTCCCTAAAACAACTTGCTCAGGCAAAGAATATCCCAGTCGTTATCAGTACCCAGGTTTTGCTATGGAAGATGAAGGGCAAGAAAGTATCTGCGGATGCTATCGGTTATTCTTCGTCTTTCTATCAAGACTCTGACGTAATCTTTGGTTTGCAACGCCAGGATGAAGAAGATGACACTACTCGTGAATTAAAGATTGTTGCTAGTCGTAACAGCGGACCTGCCGCTACCGATCTCCTTTGGGATTGGGAAGAGGGAAAGTTTGAGGAATATGGTACCTTCGGCATCACCATTTGATGGCAGCCAGCTATGTGCTCAAGTAGACAAAGACTGGTTTTTTCCAGACGAAGTTGACGATGAGGTAGAAGTGTTTAGTCTTAAAGAACTAAATGCCAAAGCCGTATGTCTTATGTGTCCTCTGAGTAAAGCTTGCCTGGACTATGCTCTTAAGACTCCATCACTAGAGGGAATCTGGGGAGGAACTACAAAGCATGAGAGAAAGCTTATGCGACGTAGATTACGTGCAAGGGAGCTAAAGCTTGCTAGATCTTAGAGATAAAGAAAATCCTTTAGAGGTTTGTATATGCGGATCCACTTTGTGGAAAGTGCAGGCAATGTTTGAAGAAGGTGAGATAAGCCTTTATATGCTAGATATGGAGTGTGCGTTATGCGGAGCTTTAGCTACCGCACCAACGCCAATTGATTATAGGAGTTGAATATGGTAACATTTTTAATGGGTTTAATTATGGGGGCTTACTTTACGTGGGCAATTTTAACTAGAGATATTGACCCAAGAGACAAAGCTGACGGGGTAGATGTTATATGCTACGGCTGTGGTAGAAAGTATTGGATCAGTTATGAAAACTTTAGAACGTCTAACTACTGTACACAGTGTAAATAAAGGAGTCACCATGTGTCATCTATGCGGATCAACAGAAAAGACTGAACTATTTGGTGTGACTCAGATCTATCTTTGCAAGAACTGCTGGTCAAATAACTCTAAGGGAGAATAATGTACAAAGAGGGTGACGTAGAACAAGTACTTCTACGTTTGGGTATTGATGCCAATCAGCGCAATTCAGAGCTGACTGGCTATTGCCCTATGCACCTAGAACGTGTAGGCCGGGAAGATAGCAATCCTTCCTGGTCTATCAACGTTGAGACCGGTGTACACCATTGCTTCTCCTGTGGCTATAAAGGTAGCCTATTAAGCCTTGTAGCGGACATTAACGAGTTTTTAACCCAGTGGGGACGTTACGACTACGACGCAGCTAAAGACTGGCTTAGAAGCCAGATTGAGGTTGATTTTGAGGCACTCAAGAAACATTTAGAAGAGCTTAGAAATTCTTACGTAGCTCCTACCAAGCCTCTAGAAATGAGTGAAGCTCGTCTTGCGGTATTTACTGAACCTATTCAAGAAGCTTTAGATGCTCGTGCGTTGACTGCAGAAGCTTGCGAGCTTTATGGGGTTAAATGGGAGCTTAAGAATAACCTTTGGATTACTCCTATTCGTGAGCCTAAAACATTTAAGTTACTTGGGTGGCAAGAAAAAGGGCAGAAAAGCCGTACCTTTAGAAACCGTCCTATGGGCGTTGTGAAGTCCAGCACACTCTTTGGAATTGACACCTGGAAAGGTGGCACAATGATCATTGTAGAGTCGCCTTTAGATGCCGTGCATCTAGCTAGTTGTGGGTATACCGGTGGACTTGCAACCTTTGGGGCTTCTATCTCAGAGGCACAGATTGACCTAATGCGAATGGCTGATAGACTTATCATTGCATTTGATAATCCTAAGATTGATGCTGCTGGGGAAAAAGCCTCAAAAGCTATTCTTAGTACCCCAGGACTAGAACCTATCTTCTTTAGCTATGGTGACCTAGGGGTAAAAGATATTGGGGATATGACTGCTGAAATGATTGGTGCTGGCCTTGAAAATGCCAAGCATTGTGTCTACGGAGAGAAAGCTATCTACTCATGACCTTTACAGGCACTCTTTTACCTTATCAGGTTGACGCCGTAGAAGCTATGGTTGAGAAGAAAAAGATGCTTGTAGCCTACGATTTAGGTTTAGGTAAAACAGTATTAACAATCGCAGCAATTGAGGCTTTAAAGGACCAAGAAAAGATCGTTGGGCCTGGTATAGTTATCTGCTTATCAAGCCTCAAGTATCAGTGGGCAGAACAAATCAGAAAGTTTACAAATGGATCTTCAAACCCTTTGGTCATTGACGGAACGCCAAAACAAAGGCAAGCACAATATATCGAAGCGCTCGACTGGGGCCATTCGCTTGTTGACTACGTCATTATTAACTACGAGCAAGTTGTTAACGACTGGGACTACATACAACAACTCTCAACAGAGTTCATCATCTGTGACGAAGCCACAGCAATCAAATCTTTCAAATCAAAACGATCCAAAGCTGTAAAGAAACTTAAGAGTCCGGTACGCTTTGCACTAACCGGTACGCCTGTAGAAAATGGTAAGCCAGAAGAGCTTTACTCAATCATGCAGTTTGTAGACTCTAAAGTCTTAGGGCGCTTTGATCTATTTGACCAAACATTTATTGTACGCAATCGTTTTGGTGGTGTAGAAAAGTATCGCAACCTTTCCACACTGAACAAAGCTCTCTCCGGTTCATGCGTCAGAAAGAAGCAGTCGGATCCGGATGTAGCCCCATATCTTCCGGATTCAATCTTTGCGGAGCCCATTTTGGTTCAATTTGACAGAGCCGGTGCCGTACTGTATAAGAGTATTGTTAATGATCTTTTAACTGACCTTGATGAGGCCCTAGAATCTTACGGCGCATCCTTTAACATCTTTAGCCACTATGGGCAGCAAGAAGACGAGGGTGCACAGGCTGTCAAGGGTAAGATCATGTCTAAGCTAACTACACTGCGTATGCTCTGCGATCATCCGGATCTGGTAAAGATGTCGGTAAATACCTCTGGGTATGCTGAGAGTCTTGACAATGATAATAGATTGGACAAGCTTTCTGCGTCTCCAAAACTCTCTGCTCTTAAAGAGTTTGTCTCTAACTTTCTTTCTGAATACGATGGTAACAAAGTTGTTATCTTCACAAGCTATGTAAACATGGTTGATCTTATCCGTGAGGAAATCAGCTATGAAAGTCGTCCGTACACTGGAGCCATGAATGCTAAAGATAAAGAGGCGGCTAAAGTCGCTTTCCAAACCGATCCAAGTATTCGTATACTTGTTAGTAGTGACGCCGGTGGGTATGGCGTTGATCTTCCTCAAGCTAATCTTCTTATTAACTATGATCTCCCGTGGAACGCAGGCCTCGCACTTCAACGTAATGGACGAATCAGAAGAGCATCCAGCACATGGCCCTCAATCGTAATCCAGGACTTTCTTATGGAGGGCTCCGTCGAAGAACGTCAGCATGCTATGCTCCAACAAAAGATGGCTATTGCTAACGCTATCGTGGATGGGGAAGGCATAAATCTTGAGGGTGGAATTGATTTAACTGTTGGGACACTTCGCTCCTTTTTGGGCAACTTTACGGTGTAGAATATTCCTATGCCCAATTCACCTAAGACTCCGACACGTACTATCCGTGTGGCCACTGAATTGTGGACTTCCGTAAAAGAAAAGGCCGCTTCCGAGGGCCGCACAGTGACGGACGTTATTATTGAGGCATTGAAAAAGTATGTGGAGGAACAGGTCCTCTAAGTACAGCAACACCAGACCTGCCCAAATGGGAGGTCTTTAACTAGTTATCGTCTAAGGAGATAATTATTATGGCAACACCATTTTCAAATCCAAAGGGCTATCCAGATCACGACTGGACTACAAAACGACCAGCCCCAGTAACACCCCCAGATCCATTTGCACTACTACGTCCATTTCTACAATCGTGGACAGTAGGCTTTGATCATCAATTTGAGTTGTTAGAAGACTTGCGTAAAAATGCAAAGACTACAACTTATCCTCCGTACAATATCAAGGAAATCGAAGAAGGCTCCTGCTATGAAATTGAGATGGCAGTTGCAGGCTTTGCTAAAGAAGATGTAACCATCAGCGTACAGGACAGCACCCTTACAGTATCCGGTGGCTCAAAAGAGTCTAAGGCAGATACTTATGTACACAAGGGTATTGCAGCACGAACCTTCGAACAAAAGTTTGGTCTAGCTGAATACGTTGAGGTTTCAAATGCAACTCTTGAAAACGGAATCCTAACTATTACCTTAAAGCGAGAACTCCCTGAGGAGAAGAAGCCAAAGGTTATCGAGATCAAGTAAAAATCTGTGGGGATCCCTGGCATAAGTCCGGGGATCCCCATAGTAAATCGACTATAATTCATACATAACTAGGGGGTATAAAATGGATATTATCGAATCAACACGTAATTTTGGAAAGCCTGAAGAGGATACTACTCTTAACAAGGTTAAGCGTTTCCTTATGCTTAAGCGTCAAATTGATGACCTTAGCAAAGAACAGGGCGTACTTAAAACCTACCTATCTGAATTGGTAGATGTAGAGGGTGAACCAGATGAAAAGGGTCACTTGTTCTACCCACTGCCAGAAGAGGTAGACGGTTACAAATCTTTACAGCGTCAACGACGTGTATCACAAAAGCTTGATGAAGCTGCAGCTGAACGCATCCTTAAGGAAAAAGGTCTGGAGACCAAGTGCTACCAGATGCTTCCGGTATTGGATGAGGCTGCTGTTATGGCTGCTCTCTACGAGGGTTTGCTTACAGAAGAAGAAGTTGATACAATGTTCCCTAAGACAGAAACTTGGGCATTCCTACCAGTAAAGGCATAGCATGGACGACGCAGTTGACAAGATGTTCAGCAGCCTTGACCAGTACTACCCCGGCTCTAAGCGTAAACGCCGTGAGCCGGATCCAAAGGTAGAGGCAAAAAAAGCAGCAATCTCTAAAGATTCTTGGGATTCTGGTGCACAAGTCAAGAAATTACCTAATGGTAATGTGATAGAATTATTCAGTGCAGGAGCAATGGCCCTTGCACTGGGAAGACCGCTAGTTACTTTACGGCTTTGGGAACGAAAAGGTTATATACCACGTGCACCCTATCGCTTAAAGTCAATGATGGTAAATGGTGTAAAGAAGCCAGGTTGGCGGATGTACAGCAGAGCTATCGTAGAAGCAACTATCGCAAGCTTCGAAGCTAGGAATCTTTTAGAGGCTCCTAGAATTGATTGGAAGAAGTATCCAGATCTATCCATCGAACTGATGGAGACTTGGGTAAAGATTCACAATCAAGAAACAACTGACCAATGACTATGGAATGGAATGGCAATGACCGTAAATCTACAAGCAACACCAAATCTAGACTCTTATGTTTCTTCAGAGACTGAAACAGAAGAAGTAACACCAGATCTCTTTACCGAAGAAGACGAGAACGAAATTCCTGATCGCTCTTCTATCATTCAAACCGGTTGGGCAGCTGCTAAAAAAGCTGTTGCAAACTCAAGTAAGACCTACGCAACCGATTTCCGTTTTGATGATGAACCACAGCTTATTAAGTTTATCTCAAACGAACCAATGTCCTTCATGCAGCACTGGATTAATCGTCCAGGCAAGAAGTCATTTATTAGTATTGGTGAGGGCGACCCACTAATCGCAGCAGGCAGCAAGCCAGACCAAAAGTTTGCGTTTACTGTACTGAACCTTTCTGACCCAGCGAATCCAGTTCTACAGCTTATGGTTGTGGGCGTTCGCTTGTGCGGAATGTTGGAAAAGCTTGATTCTAATCCTAAGACCGGACCTCTTCACCGTCCAGATATTTACTGGGCTGTGTCTAAGTCTGGAAGTGGAACCAAGACTTCCTATAGCATCCTTCCTGTAAAGGAACGTGATCTCCAAGAAGATTGGGATACAGATCCAGTTGCAACAGCGACATATATCAAAACTCTAAAGCCACTTGGACCTGAGGCTTTGTACACCTCAACTAAGGCGGAGTTGCAAGCAATTGCAGCAGAGTATATCGCTAACAACGATTAATCCCAAATAATGTGCTGTGGGGGCCAGGGTTTGTTTGACCTCCTTTCTGTTACCTGGTCCCCCAGCACCCCTTCTTAGGAGAGCAATGAATATTATCTTTACCCAAGCACAGCTTGATGAGATGGTTGCACACTACAGCACTGTAGATGCTTTTGCATTTGACGTTGAAACTGTTGGTGATCATCGTGGCGATCCACGCCAAAACTCTATTACTTGGATTTCATTCGCTACTCATAACCGTGTAGATGTTATTTCTATGGGTCACCCAAACGGTGAGTACATTCGCACAGAGTACCCACTCCTTCCATCAGCTACTGCTCGCCTTGCTAAAGGGCTTGAGCTGCGTCCATCTGACTATAGCAAAGATGAAAAGAAAGCTACAAGAATCTTTGGTCCTGCCCCAGAGCAGTTGACTCCGGCAGAAGTGTTTAAAACTCTTAAGCCTTTACTACTTAGCGATAAGATTAAGATTGGTCATAATCTAAAGTTTGACCTGCAAAGCGTTACTAAATACATTGGTCAGCTTCCTGCCCAACCATATTTCTGCACACTCAATGCAGCTTTTGTAATTAATAGCCAATACCACAAGAGTTTAGGTTTGGATGACTGCTTGGCCCGTGAGTTTGACTATCACATGGTCAAGGGTGTAGGTAAGGAAGTAGAAAAGTATTCTCACGAAGAAGTATCTAACTACGCAGCACTAGATGCCGAGTGGACCTGGAAGCTATACGAACGTTATGCAGAGCAGCTTGACAAGGATTCTTTAAAGGGATTGTTTACTCTTGAAATGGATATCCTAGAAGTCATCTGTAATATGGAACTTCGTGGTGCTGACATTGATGTTGATGAGCTAGTCAAGCTTAAGGCTAACCTTGAGATCCAGATCGAAACTACTAAGGCAACCATCTATCGTTTAGCTGGTAAAGCTTTTAATATGAACAGCGTACCTGAAAAGCAAAAGATTTTGTTTTCCCTCAAGAGAGACGGTGGCCGTGGCTTAAAGCCAAAGAAGCTCACTCCGGCTGGTGAGAAGCGAGTAGACTCAGGACTACCTGCCACCGTCTCTGATTATTCTGTAGCTGAACCTGCACTACAAATGTTTGCAGGCAAAGATGCTATGGTCGATGCTTTGCTTACATACTCTGAACTTAACAAGCTCATGACTACTTATGTTATCCCCTATCTTGGTGGGGATATTACCCGTACCCTTGCAGGTAAGTCTAAGGTTGTTAAGAAGAAAAGCCTTATGTTTAATAACCGTATCCACACTAACTTTATTCAATATGGTGCTGAGACCGGACGTTTCTCCAGTAGAGATCCTAACCTACAAAACGTTCCTGCTCCCCACACACCTAATGGAAAAGCTATTCGTAATCTGTTTGTAGCTCCTGAGGGAAGCAAGCTTATCGTTGCAGACTACTCTCAGATTGAACCTCGTGTTATTGCGTCTTTCAGTGAGGACCGTATTATGTGCGGTGCTTATATGAACGGTGAGGATATCTATACAACCATTGGTAATACTATGGGTGTTGATCGTAAAGCTGGTAAGGTCTTGGTACTTTCCCTTGCGTATGGCGTTGGCCCAGATAAGATTGCTACCCAAATTGGATGTACTTTGCCTGAGGCTCGTGAACTTCTAGATGAGTTCGTAGGTAAGTTTCCATCAGTTGCCAGATACAAGCGACAGGTTGTAATGGATAGCAAGCGCCGTGCTCCTATCCCTTACGCTACAACCCTCTTAAAACGCCGTAGATACCTTCCAGACCTACGTTCTCCAGAGTTGTGGAAACGCTCTAGGGCAGAGCGTCAAGCCTTTAATACGGTCATCCAGGGGTCGGCAGCAGACCTCATAAAGGTTGCTATGATTAGGGCTAGTAAAATGATTCCTAGTGAGTCCAAGCTTATTCTGACTATCCATGATGAATTGGTAACAGTGGCTCCAGAGCATCTTGCTAATGAGACGGCTGAACAAATTAGACTATCTATGGAGGGCATCAACGCTCTTAAGATTCCTCTACTTGCAGACGTAAAAATTGTAAACCGCTGGGGAGAGGCAAAGTAATGTTCTGGAGAAAAAAGCGTAAGAGTGCAGTGCACCCACGCCACCGTGTAGAGCATATCTCTATGCCTGTTTTAATACGTAAAGTAATTTACGATACGATGCTTACGCCGCCTGAAGATATCGCTGACTACCTAAGTCTTCCTAGGATCTCCGAAGAAGTAGCTGAGATGGAAGAGCAGGCAAGTGAGAAGCGGATTGAAAAGATATCCGCATTAATACCGTTTATTGATTCGCATGCTGATATTGCATCACGAATTGCGGTAGCAGCATATGTTATTGAGCAAGATGAAAAGGTAGAGGTAGAAGAAGTAGAGAGCATGCATAATCTGTTTAGATTAGTATCCCTTTCTTCATCCCTATCTTGCATATCAACTTTAGTAGATATGGGATTACTAGATTCAAAAGTTATTTCAAAAGAGGAAGTAGGAGGCTACAATGGCATCTTCTGATTGGTGGGCTAATAAACTAGGTGGTAACACATCATCCTCAGGTACTCCTCCGGTTGCCCCACCACGACAGCCGGTATACGTTCCACAGACTGCACAAAACCCTAGAGTAGCTTACGATCCTCAACAGGATCAACTTGTTACTAAAGCACAGAGTGCAAAGGAAGTTATGCGATGCCCAGGATGTAACTCTGGAAATTACATGGCCCCTAATGGTACAAACTTAAAGCGTTGTTATGACTGCGGGTACCCATTGGTACAGGCAGGTACTGGAGCAGGAATGCCAGGAGGAAGTTCTGGTGGGCCTACTATTGCTGCTAAGCAACCAAGCCAAGGTGGCGGATTCCAACCAAACGTGATCGTAGATAGGATCGGATAATGGCAATTAACTCAGAAGCACTAAAGATTGTAGCTAACATCAACAAGAAGGTTGGTGCAGGCACCGTAGTCCTTGCTAGTCAAGTTCGACTTCCTGAACGTATTACTACCGGCTCACTTACCCTAGATGTAGTTCTAGGTGGGGGTTGGCCTATGAACCACTGGGTAGAACTAGTTGGTGAGGCATCACATGGTAAGACCGCTATCGCTTTGCGAACTATTGGTGCTAACCAGCAAAAGAACCCAGACTTTACAGCTGTGTGGATTGCTGCAGAAGCTTTTGATGCACAGTACGCAGAGCTTTGCGGGGTAGATACTGATCGAGTTATTTTAGTTGAGACAAATAGTATGGAGGATGCATTCGATGCAGTCATTCAATTCATGGAGAGCAAGGCTGTTGACATGGTTGTTGTTGATTCCCTTCCTGCCTTGGTTCCTAGCGCAGAAGATGAAAAGCACATGGAAGAATTCACTGTGGGTCGTGGCGCACTTATTACCAATAAGTTCTTTAGAAAAGTGGCGTCAGCTACCAAACGAGACCTCGTTGAAGCAGAACGACCAGTACTGGGATTAATGATTAATCAGTACCGTATGAAGATTGGCGTAATGCATGGAGATCCACGCACTACACCCGGTGGTCTTGGTAAGGACTATGCCTATAGTATTCGTGCTGAAGTAAAGCGTGACGAATGGCTTGAGGTAGGTACCGGACAGGAAAAGCGACGTGTAGGTCAAACTATCCGTGTTCGTACAATTAAGAATAAGACTTTCCCGCCACAGCAGACAGCGTACCTAGATTTCTACTTTTCTGAGGGTGGTCCAATCAATGCTGGTAGTTATGATACCGGTAAGGAGATTGTAGCTCTTGGAATTCTAAACGGGATCATTGAACGCCGTGGTGGCTGGATGTACTATGGCGATAGAAAGTGGCAGGGTGCACCAGCGTTGATCGAGTCCCTTCGTGAAGAGATTGAACTAAGCGAAGAGATCAGCAAGGCTGTTATGGACACTCTTAAGAGTGCACCAATCCTAGCGTTAGCTGATGACTCTGATGAAGAGTGAGGGTCAGAAAGAATCTTTAAAGCACGAGAAGCGATTAGCTAAGAAGGTAGGTGGCACACGCACTGCTGCCTCTGGAGCTTTTTGGTCTCGTAAAGGTGATGTAAGAAACGATGAGCTACTTATCGAACATAAATGGACAGGCAAAAAGTCTGTAACAATTAAGTCCGAAGTACTTCAGAAGATAACTAAAGAAGCAATATTAGATAGTAGAACTCCGGTTTTGGGTCTTCATCTCGACGGTGAAAACTATGTAGTTCTTTTAGAGGAGGATTTCTTTGAATTACGTAACTCCGTCAGAGGTGAATGAGTGCAATATAGTGACGACCCAGAATGGACTTGGCGCTACCGTGCTAAGTGTCAGGGAGAAGATACAGAGATATTCTTCCCACCACGAGACAAGGACCTCTACAAGCCTATTGCAGACAAAGCTAAGGCTATTTGTTGGGGAAGGGATGGGCGACCTCCTTGCCCTGTCCGTAAAGAATGTTTGAAAGAAGCAATAATTAACGACGAGTTACATGGAATTTTTGGCGGAATGTCACACCGAGAGCGAAATGCAGCTAAGCGCAAGTATACTAAGCAGGGTCTAACTTTAGACGAATGGATTAACGTGGAGGGCAAGTATGGCGAAGCCAAAAACTATCGAGAGCAAGGAACTGAAGAACTTTCTTAACACTACAAAGCGAGAAACTCGCTTAATGGGTGCTGTGGAACGCTACATCCTAGCTAGACCTCGTGATCACCGTAACCATACGGTTCTTCACCCTTCAGATATGATTAAGCCTGAATGGTGTTCTTTAGCTTCTTACCATGCTTTGCGTGGTAACTACGTTGAGGTACGTGAAAAGCCTGGTCTTCGTATGCAGTCTATCTTTGATGAAGGGCATGCTATTCACCATAAATGGCAAACCTATCTAAAGGAAATGGGAGTTCTCCATGGTCTTTGGGAGTTTGAAGGTGAAGTAGAAGAAGGCGCTGGACCTATAAAGCTTATGGGTTGGGCAACTGCTCCTGCTGGTTTTGAGAACATTACCTACAAGGAAGTGCCACTACATAGCGAGAAGCACAAGATCTCTGGCCATGCAGATGGTTGGGTAAAAGGTTTAGGTGAAGACTTTCTAATTGAGATTAAGTCTATTGGTACTGGAACTATTCGCATGGAAGCTCCGGCTATTCTTGCACAGGCAGACAACGACCTTGAAAAAGCTTGGCGCAATATCAAGCAGCCATTTAGGCCACACATCTTGCAAGGCCAAGTTTACCTACACCTTTGCCATTTAATGGTTGAGGAAGGCTTGCTTGAGTCTGCACCAAAAGAAATTGTTTTTATCTACGAGCTCAAAGCAAACCAGGATTACAAAGAGTTTGTGGTACAGTACACCCCTGAGTTTGTAGAGGAGCTCTTTGACCGAGCCCTAGACATTTCTTGGGCTGTGGACAACGAACGTCCACCAATGTGCAACATAGATCCTATTAAGGGCTGCGAACGTTGCACACCATATCGGGAGGGTGAAGATGTCAGTAAGTAGAAAAGCATTAGAGGGCTTAGCAGAGATTGGTTTTACTTTGGCACCCAAGCCAGGCTATGACATTCCTGATTTGCCAAGAGATATTACTGAGCTAGATGACGAAGGTCTTATGGATCTTTTTGTTCAGCTAACTCAGTGGACAGACCACCTATCAGGGGCACATGCTATTGCAGTTATTAACGAGAGAGAAGCTGAGCGTAACGTAACTGTTGCGGAAGCAAAAGCTATGATCGTTAACTGGACTGGTGCAAAGGGTGGCGATAAGGTAACAGTTATCAAAGCTCAGATTGCAGCAAGTCCTGAAGTCAGCGATCTTTATGATGATCTGCATACTAAGTATGCATTTCGTAAACTACTAGAGACCCGTGTAAACAATGTGGAGCGTGACTCCCAGGTTGTATCCCGTGAACTAACACGTCGTACATCTGATGGTGGGGGAATGCGTTCTCGATCAAGGAGGCTAACAGCATGACATACGAACAACTATCTTTATTTACTGATGAAGAGTTGGGCATCAAACCTAACTATGACCTTATCGGACTTACCGGCTATGCTGGCTCCGGTAAGGATACCTTTGCTAAGGTTTTAGTAGAGAAGTACGGTTACACCCGTATTGCTTTTGCTGACCCAATCAGAGAACTTCTTTATAAGATGAACCCAATTATTAATGGTTTGCCTTACGGTGGCACTCGCAGCTTATCTGAGCTTGTAGATTCAGTAGGCTGGGATGAAGCGAAGAAGGAACCAGAAGTTCGCCGCTTACTGCAAGACCTTGGGGTAGGTGCTCGTGAGGTTATTGATAGTGAGCTTTGGGTAAGCACTGCTTTTAAAAAGACCGGTGAACCAGGCAAACGTTATGTTATTACAGACGTGCGATTTATTAACGAAGCTGATCTTGTCAAGCAGTTAGGCGGTCAGGTATGGCGTGTAAAGCGTGTAGACGTTAACGCCGTAAATGGCCACATCTCAGAGAACGAAATGGACGGCTATAAGGTCGATCAAATCTTCTTGAACAACGGAACTATTGATGAGCTAGAGGCCCTAATTAAAACTCGAATGCAGGATGTAAATGCCATCACAGAGTAGAAAACATCGTGGATATCGTTCTCAGAAAGTAGTTGCTAACTATCTTGCTGAGAATGGTTTCCCATTTGCTGAGTCTACTGGTGCTGGTCGCTCAGGCACAGATGTAACCGGTACAGTAGGCATTGACTGGGAAGTAAAGGCACGTAAGGATTTTAACCCTAGCGCCGTTATTAAGCAGTTAAAGGAACGACATAATGGGAAAGACCTACCTGTTGCTGTTCTTCGCTTAAACGGGCAGGGAGAGGCCTCTATTGGGGAATGGGTGACCATCCTAAGACTAGAGGACTTTGTAAACTTACTACGAGAAGCCGGATACGGAGATCCTAAAGATGCCTAGATATGATTACAAATGTGAAGAATGTCAGACCACTATAGAGATCGAACGCTCTATGCATGAAGAGTCTCAGCCTATGTGCGCTGGGTGTAATGCAACTATGTCCAGAGTATGGCAGGCAACACCTGCAGTATTCCGTGGTGGAGGCTGGGGAGGCCAGTAGTTTAGGCGTACTGACGGCCAAATATAACGTAGTGTTTACCCTTAGGTGGGCGATAATATCGAACCTAAGGACTACAAATCGTGACTGAAAAAAATACAGAAGAAGACTTTCTACGAGTTGGTGCGGGATCTAACGCACAATCCGTAGGATCAGCTATAGCACATGCTTTATACGAAAAGCCTCAAGTTAAGATCCGAGCCGTAGGAGCATCAGCAGTTAACCAGGCAGTAAAGGCAATTGCGATCGCCCGAGGTTATGTGGCCCCAAGAGGCCTAGACCTAAGCTGTCGCCCAGGATTTACAACAGTAGACTCTAGAGACGGGCAGATATCTGCAATAGTCTTTACTATTAATGTAAATTGATATACAATTTTATCTAAGCAAGAGATCTCTCAACATAGTTAGGACCAAAATGGCACGTTCATCAATTCCCAGCCCTGACGAGGCGCTGGCAGGTATGGCCAAGAGTGGTGCTCCTCGTAAGCCAATGGGCAAAGATGCCCGTTCGTTTACATCACCATCAGCAGCTCCTAAAGCTGGAAAGTTAATGCCTAAGAAGAATACACAGGCTGGCGATCCAACAGGCGCTGGAACTAAGAAGAACCGAGCTAACGTACAGCAAACTCCTCAAGCTGAACGTAACGGTGCTTCTTACACAGTTAAGGGCGTTATCCATAAGCCTACAGATCCAGCAGCTGGATTTACACAGGCTAACGGCATTGTAATTAGTGCAGCAACTAATCGTGATCGCACTAACTTCGATGGCGGAATGGGCGCATCGTACTAATTAATTTGGATTAATTGGCAAAGGTCCCAGGTTATCCTGGGGCCTTCTGCTAAAATTTGGACTACGAATGGGGGCAATATGCTAGAAACTTTGTATGAAGAAGCAAAGCAACAGAATAGTTTTAACATTAACTATTGCGTTGTAGGCCAGTGGGCCGTTAACTTATCCGATCAAGATAAAATTGCATTTGATCAATCCTTAAATGATGATGACTTCTCTTCGAGGAGTCTATTTACGCTGTATAAAAACGCAGGCGCAACATTTGGACTTACTTCACTACGTATACACAGAAACGGAGAATGCGGATGTCGCTAAGCGATTCTTACAGCGCAGCTAAAGATGATGCTGCCAACTCACAGGGCCTAAGCTCTATCGAAAAATTATTGAAGGCTAATGGCCTTACACCAGAAGACGTGGGAAAGATTAGTAAGGTTAGCCTTTCTAATAATCCTGACGACACTAAGATTATCCTATCTCCCAAGTGGAGTGACGGCCCTGCGTGGCAACCCGTCCAGCAAGCTGCTCCAACTATAGTACAGCCAAAGGTGCATACACCGGCTCTTATTAGCAGTGATTGGAAGGTTGCCGTCGCATTGCCCGATCCTCAAATCGGTTATCGTAAGTATGAAGATGGTACTTTAGATACATTTCATGATGAGGCTGCAATGGATGTTGCATTGCAAATTGTTGGCCTAGATCATGGCCACCCATTAGATCAAATTATTAATCTAGGTGATTTCCTAGACCTACCCATGTATGGAACCTACGAACAGGAGTCTAACTTTGCTCATACTGCTCAGCTTGCTATTAACCGTGGTCATCGCTTTCTTGCTGAGCAAAGAGCTAACGGGGGAGGAGATGCTCGTATTATTCTTCTTGAAGGTAATCACGATAAGCGTCTTAGTCGGTTTATTAATACTAATGCTGCCGCAGCTTATGGTATCAAAGTAGCAAATATTCCTGACGCTTGGCCAGCACTAAGTTTACAAAATCTATTACGTTGTGATGAACTAGGAGTGGAGTTTATAGATGGTTACCCTGCTGCAGCGCATTGGATTAATAAGCGTCTCCGGGCTATGCATGGGGATAGGGCTAACGCATCTGGGTCAACAGCTGCACAGTATGCGAATTCGAATCCGAATATCTCTACGCTTTTTGGCCATACTCATCGCATGGAACAACAATCCAAGACAGTATTTGATCGTGACCAAGCAATTAAAAGTGTCTCGTTTTCACCTGGATGCCTCTGCCGAGTGGACGGAGCTGTCCCATCAGTTAAGGGCGGTATTGATGTCAAAGGACAAGCACTTCAGTACTTTGAAAACTGGCAGCAAGGCGTAAGCGTTATCTTCTTTAAAGATGGTGACGATGACAGCTTCCACTTTGATCAAGTTCATATTCATAAAGGCAAGACAATGTACCGTGGTCAAGAGATCCACGCTACAGTAGATACTGTTGGTACTCCGCTAGCATAAGTCTTCACGGTCGCACGTGTTCAGCACTAGCCATCAGGCCACAATAAAAAACCCCCCAGCTACGAACTGGGGGGTCTTTTATTTTAGTCTTAGATTAGATCCATAAGTGCTGCCCAAGTCTTTGGACCAACAATTCCATTTGAATCTAGATTATCGTGGTTATCTTGGAACTTGATCACAGCTGTTTTAGTTGCTGGACCATAGTCACCATCTTCTACAAGAGTAAGCGCATGCTGAATAGCCTTAACAGCTTCTCCCTTATCTCCCGGCTTAACTTGTCCAGGAAATGCTGGCTTAAGAGCTGGGACCGGATCAACGTTTACTTCATTTCCTACGTAGTTAGGACGGCCAAAACCAACGATGAATGATGGGATACCCTTAGCATTGCGTTTGTAGGCACGAATCTTCTTTACAGCTTCTCCGCCGTTTGCCTGTGAACCAGACTTCTTCTTGTCACCAGAAGTATTGCCTTCCATAGTTGTGACAGTTCCGTCACCATTGTTCTTGACAACAATACCAACGTGTTCAATTGGTGCTCCACCTGCTACGAAATCAAAGTAAACAATATCTCCTGGCTGTGGATCAGCTTTTTCTGCGTCTGTCCAAGTGCCAAGCTTCTTAAATGCTGCTGCACCTGCCATTGTTGAGACAGTATTAGGGATCTTAACTCCAGCTTGGTTTGCAACCCACATGCAGAATGAACCGCACCATGGGAGGAAGTTAGCCTTTGTAAAAGCTCCATACTTAGTTTCGTTGTCCTTAGGACCTTCTACATAGCCTTCTTCTTTGAGGGCAATCTCTACCATCAAAGCGGCTGTGCCTTTTGCTGCTGCCATGTTGTACTCCTTAGTTATAATCTGGGTGATCTTGATCAACCACAGGCGCAGCTACTGGAGCAGCTGCTGGTGTTGAGTTTGCTGAAATTACAATATCCTGACCAGACTGCTTAGCTTCAACCTGTAGGTCGGCTGCGGTCTTAGAGTTAACGTCAACTGCGGCAAATGCTGCGTTGATCTCGTCAAGGTCAAGCTTACCATCATTCATAAAGCCACGAGCAAGCTTTTCTACAACTGCTGCAACTGCTGTAAGTCCAGCTACTGTAATAGCTTTAACAACTGAAATACCTGCCACTGAACCAGCACCAATAACTGATAGACCAGATGCGGCAAATACTGCAACGATACGTAGAATTACGTTACCGAATAGTTTAATTCCTGATTTCATTATTCTTTTTCCTTAGGGTTGCGAAGACGTAGGGTAAAGATCCAAACAACAAAAGATACTAGTGTTACTTGTCCGATTACAGTCTTTGCTGAACCAGTAAGCACTAGCCATGCAGAGAACAAACCTACAAATGTCCAGATTTCACTGAAGAAATCAGCTGAGATATCTTTAAAGAATTGTTTCATTAGTTACCAAATCTCCTTCGTACGGCGGCGATAACGGTTGTTAACACCAAGATTTTTTTAGCTTTCTTACGAGTAATAGGGGACATGTCATTACCGATGTTAGCCATGGCAACGAATGCGTGGTTTAAAGCCTGTACGCCAGGCACTACCGCTAGGGCCCCAGTAACAGGGGTTTCAATAACGGGTACGGCAACGTCAGGTGCGTTGAATGTTGTTCCGCCTGGTTGTCCGATAAATGTATCAACCAAGGTTATCGCATCAGGTGGAATTGGTAGGCCTGAACCAGGTGGTGGTGGGGGTGGAGTTAGCTTTCCATCTTCACCAATTACCTGTGGTTGAGTTTTAGTACCAAAGAACTCAATGCCACCATTCTCTACGCCTGCTTTATCTTCCTGCACGTGTGGCACGAGAAGTTCTTTTGGAGCTTCTTTAGGTATAGAATCAGGTAGTGAGTCTGGATTATTAGGAATTAACCCGGGGGTAGAAGATGAGTCTGTGGTGGGATCTGTGGAAGGTGCGGGAGCTGGCTGAGGATCTGGCGCAGCGGGTGGAGTATCTGCGGGAGTCTGCGGTTCAGGAGCAGGGTCAGGTGCCGGAGTGGGTTTTTCCTCTGGAGCGGGCTCTGGAGCGGGCTCTGGAGCAGGTTCCGGCTTTGGATCAGCAGTTGGGGCAGGTTCGTCCGCAGGTGCTTGAGCGTCTGGAGCAGGTTCTGAAGGAACAGGGTCCGCTACTGGCACGTCTGGCTGTATCTGAGGCGCAGGATCGGGTTGTGGAGCTGGAGCAGGAGCTGGAGCAGGCGCAGCAGCTTGTGCAGCAGCGGCAGCAGCAGCTTCTGCAGCAAGACGATCAGCCTCAGCTTTAGCAGCAGCATCCGCTGCAAGTTTATCATTAACAACAGTTGTAATAGTAGAAACGGTAGATTGTAATGAAGTCTGTACTTGAATTGATTGGTCTAGGGCTGATTGTGATAGTGAGCTGGCTGTCTGTAAACTGGCTTGGGCGTTCGCTTGTAGAGTTGCTAAAGAAGAACTCTCAGTAACAAGAGTTGCTTCTGCAGACGTAAGGTTCGCTTGAGCTGTAGCTAGATCCTGCTGTGCCTGATCGTATGTAGCCTGTGCTGCGCTAACAAGTGCGGCATTATCAGAAGCAGCATGTACAGCTGCGTTATAGGCATCCCACGCAGCATTTCGTTCTGCAAGCTTTGTATCGTAAGCAGCTTGAGCGGTTACTACTGCTTGAGCTGTAGCTGGTATTGCTGCTTGGGCAGCAGCAGCTGCCGCAACTAGGGTTGGATCTTTAGTTGTTACGGTTGCGGCAAAAGCACTAGAACCAGGAGTTGTAAAGTATCCGGTACCATCTGCTCTAAAAATAGCCCAACCAAGTGTGCAAGTTGCCCCACCACCATTTTCATAATACCAGATAACAAAGTCTTGCTGCTTATCTGTAGTGGTGTTGTACATAGGTGAGTATGGGCTCCAAGTAGTTCCTTGGTCTCTCCAGTTATTGATAGCAAGAGCGCCATCAATATACATCATTGAGCCGTCATCTGATGAGACAGCGTATTTAACTGCGACTGCTTCATCTGGAACTGTAATGGTTCCCTCAAACTTAACAATTACACGATCTGATGGGCCGCCCATAACAGAGCCATTACCCCAGTTAAATGCAATATTTGGAACAGTAGTTGTTTTAATTGGGGTTGTATTAGCAGTAGGAAGCGCCGGTGTACGCCCTGTACCAGCATAGACTGTAGCTTTAATCCCATTAGTTGTAGTAGTAACTGTAGAGGCATCTGCCGCTGCTTGAGCAATAGGGGCTGCAATAACTGCTGCATCTGCCGCTGCTTGTGCGGTAGTGACTTGGTCATGCAAAGGACCTAGCTCAGAATTTGTATTGTAAAAGTGAACGCATTCAGATCCCTCAGCACACGCTGCAGCCGCATCTAGGGCTGGTTGAGCATCTTGAGCAGATGTTAAATCTGTTTGGGCTGAAGTAACGGTGGATGTTGCTACAGCAACTTCATCAGTCTTTGCTGCCACAGTTGCTGTGGCTGATTCAACTACTGCGATCTGAGCTGTTACAGATTCTTGTGCTTGTTGGGCTATAACTATGGCCGTAGTAGCATCCGTTATAGTGGCCTTAGCAGCCGTTACAAGGGCTGTAGAGGACTCAATAGCGGCAGTTGCTACTGTGTTGCTCTCCACATAGCTAAGCTTCTCAGGGGTATCTACAATCGCTTTTACAGCGGTATCGGCTGCAGCTGTTGCAGAATCAATATTATTTTGGGCAGCGGTAACCTGGGAAATTGCTGTACTTAAAGCATCAGCTACTGTAACTACCGCTGTAGAGGTGTCTAGTGCTGGGGCAATGACGACCTGATCTGTTGTAAGTTCATCTGCGTGTGCAGTTAATTGTGTGCCTAACAAATAAAGAAATAGTACGAGGATTAGTTCTACGAATAATCGTAGTTTTCTTATTTGAGGGTCTCCTTTAGACTATGCCCATAGTTTAACATGACAAGGTGTATTTTTACAGGCATAGTTACACCATTCGTAACTACATACCCGGAGACTGCCCGTGACCACAGCCGATAAATGGAATATTGTTTCTGGTGTAATTGCCCTATTAGCTTTTGCTGGTGCAATTGGTCACTGGGTCATCAAGAAGTATCTGGCAGAGTTAAAGCCAAATCATGGAAGCTCATTGCATGACAAGGTTACTCTTGAAGTAATTCCACTTCTAAAAGAACTCCGAGTTAACCAAGTAGAGATTAAGTCTCAAGTTGACAAGCTAGAAGGAAGATTCGAACAGCACGTCGAAGAAGGGTTCTAATGTTTCAACGCCTTTCCGATCTAGCTGCCGAACATTTTGGTAAGCCAGCCTTTATCATCTTTCATCTTTGTTTATGGACCACCTGGTTCTTTATCGAACCATACCCCTTTCTATTTTTAACACTAATAGTTTCCCTTGAATCTATCCTCCTTTCTGGGTTGATCCTAAATGCCACCAACCGTCAAGGTGAGCTTGACCGTTTAAAAGCTCGTGAAGATTTTGACGTAGACATGGCAACATTGGAAGTTTCAGAGCAAATTCTTGCTATACTTAAGGCAGGGGAAAAAACCCCCCTTAATAACAAGGAGAACGAATGAACAAGCAGATCCAAGCAGTACTAGCCTCATATGGCCGTACAGCATTCTCAGCAGTCCTAGCTATGTACCTAGCTGGAAATCACGATGGTAAGGCTCTTGCAAGCGCAGCTATTGCCGCTGTAGCAGGCCCACTACTACGTGCTTTGAACCCGAAGGATGCCGCTTTCGGAGTCGGTGCATCCAAGTAAAAGCATTATTGTAATAGGCGGGGGGTATATCCTCCCGCCTCTTGCATTTATAGGGTATTATAAGAAGGTCAAAGGAGCAAAATATGAAGTGTGTAATTTGCGGCACAGCCGCTGAATTCATCGTAGAAAACCCTGGCGCTGCAGACGCAGCATACTGCGATAAAGATTTGCCATGGGTTGTCGATCGTAAACTTGACATGGGCGAACGTCTTAAGAAGTATTACGTCAAAAAAGAAGCTAAAAAAGAAGAGACAGTAAAAGCAGAACCTGCTAAGGAAGCGCCAGTAGACAAGGCTGAGTAATGCCATCCTCACATCAAAACTGGCAATACCTGGGAGCCAGTGGATATTTAGGTGCATACGCTACTACAGGTGGTGGCGGTACTCCAGTTGTTCCTCGCAACGACATGGATTACTTACGCCTGGGCGTAGGTAAAGCACCTCAAGCAGAATATCCAGATGGCTATCTTGGAACCATTCGCTCTCGTCGTGATGACCGTGGTCGTCCAGCTTCAGTTTCAGATACAGTATTAGATTCACTAAAGGCACGACAAAACCAACGTGGTTACCAGCGTGGTGTGCACAAAGGTGAACGTATTGATCCAGGCGAATATTTATGGCCAAGTGGTTTAGAGCCAGATCGTAGACTTCGTGCTCGTGTAAAAGAAGCAGATCAAGATGGCGTTTTAGTTATGAATGTTAATAGAAATGCTCCAGTTGTAAATCTAGCTCCTGCCCCACACCTTGTTAACGATGGTAAGGCAAATGTTTCAGCTAGCGTACCTGCAGAATTTAATCCCCGTTCTAACCAAGCATTCCGACACTTGAAACCGTTGTGGCAATAATGAATAACTCTAATGATGACCGTCTTATTAACCATAGAGAAGTAGCTAAGATTCTAGGTATACATCCAGGATCTGTACATCGCTATGTTTCTAATGGTTTGATTCCTGATGAAGCTTATATTCGTCTTCCAAGTGGTGCACGTCAAACCGGTAACACCCCCAATGGGCGTGGAAATATGATTAGGTTTTGGCACTCTAAAATTTTAAAAGTACAAGAAGATGCTTCTAGAAAAGGCAACCTTGGTATTGGACAAGAAGAGGGAAGAAAATAATGCAATCACAAGATGGCATCTATGACCATACTAAAGGTCGTCCCATCATCGACAACGGCCCAGAGATCCGGTATGACTGGATGGGACCTTTTGCTGATACTCAAGAAGCGTTGATTACCCGAGCTGTTCGCTCCGTAACAATGCCGGCAACTATGATCCAAGATTTAGTTCGCCCACCCCTACCAAATGTTCAGCTATTCCCACCACGCTTTGGCTACCGCACTCGTGCTTTGGGATTAAATGACGTTTTGGATGTTAATATTGAATTCCAGCCTACCCGCACTGATTTTAGCCAGTCTCCAGGTTCATACCAGGGAACTAGCCGCAACGTCTCAGAAAGCGTCTGGTAATGGCTGAGGATATCTCTACAGATACCTTCTATGAGGGTAGCCAAATCTGCCGCAAATGTGGTAAGCTTATGAGTCCCCTAGAGGTTATGTACATGGACGGCAATGTCTGTACCGAGTGCAGAAATCTTCGGTTTAAGGCTCACATAAAGAGCGGAATGGGAGATACTTACACCCGTGATTAAGAAGAAATCCGTTTTAACAGGTTCGCTAGCTAAGGCTGATCCTTTGAAGAGGGCTAAGGTAGTCCCAATCAAAGTTAAGACTATGGCAAGTGTTGCCAAAGAACAAGAAGCTATCAAGCTTAAGAAAAAGAAACCGGCAGGTAAGAAGAAGTGAAGATTCTAGGAATTACCTCAATGCCTCGCAGAGAAGGTCGTGCGGAACGCCGTGCAAAGTCTTCTCGTGCTACTGAGCTTGGTATTGCCGGACACCAAGCAGCTATGGCTGCGCTTAAGCCACAAGAAATGGTTCGAGCACACGTACCAACATCAGATTTTGCAGAAGATACCGAGAGGAAACAATAATGGCAGTTAATGAATCACGTTCACTAACAAAAAGCTTAGCTGACGGAGCAACCGACGGTAAGTACCGTAAGGTTCGCCCTAACACAGAGGTAGCACGTGGTATGGGAGACGAACTCGTCTCAGCTAACCGCCGTGGCCTACACCCATATTGGAACTATGATTATATTGAACAGGAAGCAGCTGTAAAGGTAGCTCCTGGATCAATGGACAAAGCTTCAGCTGGCCGTGCCGCTGGTGCAGACCGTATGTTTGATAACGAAATGGGCGCTAACTACTAATGGCTGACGACGGCAAGAAGAAATCGCTTAAAGACAAGCTGAAGTCTTCTCCTGCCGCAAAACAACTTAAAGAAGAAGGACCTATGAAGGTCGCTAAAACTTTAGGTAGCTTAGCTAAAGAAGGCATGGGCGAAGTAAAAGACAAAGTCCTAGATACTATTATGCCTTTAGATAATACCCACATGCAAACTCGTCAAGGACATTTTGAGCAAGCACATGACATTGCTGTTCGTGGGGAAGATGTACCACACGCTGAAGGTATGATCCACACATATCATTCTAATGGTATGAGTGCAGGAACTTTCAGAGATGGAAATGTAAGCTCTATCATGAATGGCTTTGCAAATAGAGCTCGTAAGCTACCACCGGAAGGTTACTAATATGGCTACCCCACCACGTAGAGAATTTCGTCGTCCACCTGTACGCATGCGTAAAACAAACTGTGCTCCAGGTGAGAACTGCAATAATTGTTACCGCTGCGGTGTAGAAGCTGATATTGCACGTCGTGCTGCACTTCCTGCAGATCATCCAGAGCATGCTATTGATGATAGCGATACTACTGGAACTATGGGCATTCGTGATAACGCTGCTTTAAGAAAGAACGCAACAGAGCTCAGAAACGGTAAGTAATCATGGCGCAAGATGAAGACTACCATGTTGATCCCGAAGATAGTACTGAGATATCTAGCACCTCACTAGTACAAAGAAAACCTAAATTAACTCGCACACGCCGTGTTATCCCTGAAAGTTTTTCAGAACGTCAAGAACCTTGCTATAACTGCGACGAATGCGATAGCGGTAATCCGGAAAGCTGTACAAAACCAATTAAGGTTTTAACACATAAGCCCGAACAAGTTGCTAACAGCTTAACTCATTTACATGATGATATTGCTCGCAGCCATAAATCAACTATTAACTGTGAATTTTCAGCCCCTGGTTCAGCAGGCCACACCGGTAAGGCAACCCACTTTGTTCGTTTACCTGGGCAACCTCGTGAAGGAACTTGGGCCGTATGTACTGGACACGCAAAAGAAGTTTCTGCTGCAGCATCCAGAAAAGGCGAACATGATCAGCTAGACATCAAGCCTATTAATATTCGCCATGTTCGTTCATGGAAAATACTTCAAGCTCAAAATAGAGAAGAAGTAAGAACATACCTAGAGGCAGCCCTTCGCTCTCAAGGTATGCGTGGAGAAGATGAGCTTTTTGCTCCAAAGGGCCCTGGTGGTCGTAAACCTCACGTTGCACCACCTTCTGGTGGAACCTTTGTTAATCCTTCCGGTTCTGGTGCACCACTCATGTCTGAGGAAGAGGCTGCAGACTATAATAGTGCACGTGAAAAAGACAAAATTGCAACTGGTAAAAAACCTCCTGAGTATAATCTTAGTAAGCAACCTAGGGGAGTTTACATAGGCAACAAAGCTTCTAAGTCTAGAGTAGACGATCCCTCAGAAGGTAAGAAAAAGCATAGAGGTGGTTTTACCAAGCCTGAGGATATCGAAGGTGATTCAAGCGTAGCTATAACCATCTCTGGATGGAAACCACGCCCTAGCCGTTTAGATAGAGCACTTGAAACGGTTGGTGAGGAACATGCTGAGCGTGCTATCATTGCGTTTAATCAATCACGACAGGCTCGCAAACAACAGGCTATTCAGCAAAGAAAAAATCAAGAATTTGGTCTAGGAAGTGGCACGAGACGGGAACTGGAAGACTAATCTGTAGTAAGATAGTACAGTAAATCTTTCGGAGGAGCAATATGTCTATTCCCATTCTTGGGCAGGGAAACAACCCTGCTGACCAAGGCACGTACACAGAAATCAAGGACGATGGTCCTAAGATTCGCCTGCTTTATTGCTATAACTGTAAAACTATTGAGGAGATCCCTGACTTTGAGGGTAATCCAGATGATGACGTTATGCTACAGGTACTTGTAGAACGTCATGAATCTGCTGGCATTCCTCACACAGGCTTCCTTGCAAAGATTGGTTTAAAAACCTATTCACGCCCTGAAGTTAAGAAGCAAGTTATTGAAAACCTACGAAATAAAGTGGGTGGAGGTCTTGCTGATATTGACCCTGATTATTATACAACTAAAGCAACATTTTACGATGATGCTATGAAGTGTTTTTCAGAACACTTAAGACCAACCGAAGGATGTGGGGACTGGCGAGCAAAAAACAAGCGCCTAGTTCCAAAAAACACAGCAGAGTTACGTAAGGAAATAGGCCTAGTTAGTGCTTCTAAATCAGCAAGTACTAACGTCTTCCTTTGTGACTTCTGTCCAGTAAAAACCCATATGGTAACTCAGCAGCGCAAAGCTGCTGGCCTATACGAATAAGGAGCAATAAATGACTGACGAGTCTACAGCTACAGTAGAAGACGCAACAATCATCGGAACTGATGGGCAACCAGAAGTAGATCTTCCAAAGATCAAAGCGGGATTTGTTGTCCTCTTTGACCAAGATGGAACTATGTATATTGAACGCAATAAGGCAGCAATTGCTGGTGTAGAAGTTGAACGTGACGCTACTCTTATTGAAGTTCGCCGTTATGCACAGGAAATCATCTTCGACCTTGCAGCACAGGCAGCCGCTGAATATACCAGCCTTCGCCTAGCACCTCAAGCTTCCCAGGTACCTCTAACAGAGGCACCAGCACCAACAGAAGCCTAATTATGTAGAGACGTAACGACCATTCATAGGGGAGAATAAGCGCATGACATACGAAGACATTACAGCGCCTCAGGTAATACCTGGCTCTACTTCGTATTTTAGCGCCCCATCTGCTGAACTAGATCCAAAGCTCTTTGACAACAATGGATTAAAGACATGGGTTCGAAACGGCATACTCTCTTTATTGTTTGATCACCTGGCCCGCACCTACACTAATCCACACAAGTGGACAAAAGTGTGGCTTGCGGGCTCAGGCGTTTCTTATCAGTGGGAGGCTGCACGGCAGCCAGGAGACCTAGATTGTCTCGTAGGAATTAACTATGTTGAGTTTAGACGCTCTAATCCTGAATACCAAGGTTATTCAGATCAAGAGATTGCTTCTACATTCAATGAGGGATTCAACGAAGAGCTCACTCCAACAACCCGTAACTGGGAAGGCTATGAGCTTACATTCTATGTTAATGAGCAGAGTGATATCCGTGATATCAATCCTTATGCAGCCTATGATCTTATTGCAGACACTTGGACTGTATCACCAGATAAAAATCCACAAGCTCCATATAGTCGTGCTTGGGAACAAAAAGCTCAGCGAGACGCCGAGATCGCAGCTGAACTTGTAAAGCGTTACTCAACAGCTCTTAATGAGGTTAGAAGCTCCGTTAATCCAGCTCACCGTATTAATGCTGAGAGTAAATTAAAGCTTGCTAGTGAGCAGGCTACTAGATATTTTGAAGATATACACGCATCAAGACGAATAGCGTTTAGTCAGGTTGGCTCTGGATATTCTGACTTCAATAACTATCGTTGGCAGGCTGGAAAGCGGTCAGGTGCCATACAGGCTTTAAGAAGCATTAAAGACCAAAGAGATGCTATGGAACTAGAGAATCAAAAGAAGATATACGGTGTAGAATTGCCAACTACGGACGCTTTGATTAGGCGGTCGTTAAGAAAGAAGTAGCAACAACCGGTAAACAACTAGGATTAGGAACAAAATGGCCACAGCACTTATCTCAATAGAAGGTGTATTAAGAAAAGAAACAGGAGACCCTATACCAGAGGGTGTCAAACTCTTTCGTATTCTATCTGAGCATTATCGTGTAATCCTATGCTCCGATGAAGATATGGGCCGCACTGAACACTGGCTTAGGTCTAACCTAATTATTGGTTATGGCGAAGTCTATGATAATAGTAACTTCTTTGAGGGACAAGACCTACGAGAACGGCAGCTTGCTGTAGCAAAGTCTTCTGGCAAAGTAGAGTTATTTGTAGATCCGGATGCCGACCGTTGTGCTATGGCTCTAGCTGCAGGTGTCCCTGTCCTTATGTTTGCTTCACCTAAGTTTCTAAGAACAAAGAGAAATGTTAAGCCTTGGGGAGAACTACGTGACGAGATTGAACGTCAACGTTTAGCCCTACTAGATGCCAACCTTGGCAGCAAGGTAAATCGTTTCGAATGAACCTTATATACATGGGTGGTGAAATTCCATCCAATAGACTACTCCTTTTGGACTGCAATGTCAAATCCATTTCAGTTAGCTACGGGGGCCTAGCTAAGCGTGGCCTGCCTAAGACTAAAGACTATCTATTATCAGAGAAGTATCCTGATGATGTTGATATCTACATTACTCCGGGTACGATCTCACCAGATCTCAGCACCCGTGAGCTAGAAGCTTTTGCTGCGGACTATGAGGAATGGGCTGCAATTAACTATGACCGTATAATCGGAATGGTTGAGTTTGATGCTCCTGCACTGGGGCACGCATGGATCACAGAACAACGCAAGACCCTAGGTTTTGAGATGGGCGATAAGTATTGGCCGGTTTGGCATGGCAATCATACCGAGCTATTTTCCCTATCTCAAGAGTGGGCAAACGTTGCCATACCTGGGGCTAGCATTGACTCTGATGTGACCTTACCGGGCCGTATGAGGGCGATACAGGGGCAATCAGGGACTATGTTCCATGGACTTGCCTGCGCTAAACCAGACAGCCTACGCCAGGTTCCACTGGAAACAGCAAGCACTTTGTCATGGCTATCGCCTATGATGCGGGGGGAAACAATTGTCTGGGACGGAACTAAACTAGTCCGATACCAGAAGAAACAGAAAGACCAAGCTCGCCCAAGGTACAAAGCGATCATTGAGAAAGCTGGTTTAGATTTTGAAAAGATTATCAATGATGATAATCAAGAGGTAACCCGCCTCGCAATTTGGTCCTACCAACAGTTGGAGAAGTCCTTGGATAAGCAGAAGCCGCCACACTTACGAGTAGTAAATGACGAGAAGTTATCTGATAACAGTGGTGAACTAGATGATCCAGGTTTAGCGGAAACCCAGGGGGTAACACCTGATAACAGTGGTATTGAAGTGCGGAATAATTCTGAGATGGAAGCGCCTAAAATTGTTGCCAGAGATGCGTCAGAGATGCGTACTTTACCTGTATTTTCAGTAAATACTAAGACAATTATTGATAAAGATGAAACAGGAAAAGACCTGATAAGAGACGTTTCAGTGCTTGGAACTAACTCTTCGTCATTACGTCAGTGTAATACGTGTTTTGTGGCATCAAATTGCCCCGCATTCAAACCTGATAACATGTGTGCATTCAACCTTCCGGTCGAAGTAAAGACTAAAGACCAACTCAAGGGTTTACTAAATGCCATCATTGAGATGCAGGGTGCCCGAGTGGCATTTGCCAGATTTGCTGAAGAACTCAACGGGGGTTACCCAGATCCCAACACAGGTCAAGAGATAGACAGACTCTTTAAGATTGTAAAGAGTTTAAAGGAATTGGAAGATAATAAAGAATTCGTAAGAATGACCCTAGAACGGCAAAGTTCCGGAGGTGTAATGTCAGCTCTCTTCGGAGATAAGGCAAATACTTTAAGGGAATTGCCAAACGGGGGCCTTTCTGAAGAAGAAACTAGTAGAATTATCACCGATAGCTTTGAGTAACAAATAACCTTATAACCTAACAGAAACTGGAGAAACAGTGTTTTCTTTTAAACTTGCAGAAGACTTCGTAAACGGATATAAGGAGAAGAAAGTACCTTGGGGCTATCAAGATGCCGCCGGTAACTCGGTAGGTGAGATTACCTTCCTTCGTACCTATTCTCGGCTTAAAGAGGATGGCACCAAAGAGACTTGGGCCGAAGTATGCGCCCGTGTAATTAACGGAATGTACTCCCTACAAAAAGACCACGCCAAACAAAACCGTTTACCCTGGTCAGATTCCAAAGCTGCCGCTTCAGCTAAAGAAGCTTATGATCGCCTATTCACACTGAAGTGGACTCCACCTGGCCGTGGACTATGGGTAATGGGAACTGACATTGTTAATGTTCAGAGAAACTCTGCCGCCCTTCAGAATTGCTCATTTGTATCGACATCGTCTATGACAAAGAATGATCCGGCAAAACCATTTGCTTTCTTAATGGAAGCATCTATGCTGGGAGTTGGCGTAGGCTTTGACGACAAGGGTGCAGACAAAGACTTTTCAATCTATGAGACTACTGAAGGAGATACCTATGTCATCCCCGACACCAGAGAAGGATGGGTTGAATCAACTTCCGCCCTCATCAACGCCTACCTTAAGCCAGATACGAAGAGGCCTGTATTTGACTACTCCGAAATCAGACTCGCAGGAACTCCGATTAAAACCTTTGGGGGAACAGCAGCTGGACCAGATCCGCTCATTAAGCTCCATGGACACATTGATCGGATTTTCAAAGATAGAGCTGGACAAAAAGTAACTCGCAGAGATATTGCGGACATTGGGAATTTGATTGGTGTCTGCGTTGTCTCCGGTAACGTCCGCCGATCTGCAGAGCTTCTAATGGGTCGCATTGATGACGAGGAATTTCTGAACTTAAAGAATGCTGAAGTATTCCCAGAGCGTAATTCCTATGATCCAAAGAATCCTGGTTGGGCCTGGATGTCGAATAACTCTGTATCAGTTGAGGTTGGGCAAGATCTATCTAAAATCATTGATGGCATCTCTCGTAATGGAGAGCCTGGAGTAATCTGGATGGATGTAACCCGTAAGTTTGGACGTTTGATTGACCCAGAGAATAACAAAGACTGGAGAGCCGCTGGATACAACCCTTGCGCTGAACAATCTTTGGAATCATTTGAGTGTTGTACTTTGGTTGAAACATACCTCAACCGCCATGACAGCCTAGAGGACTTCAAGCGAACACTTAAGTTTGCTTATCTATACGCAAAGACTGTAACACTTCTCCCTACCCACTGGGAAGAGACAAACGCCATCATGCAGCGTAACCGCCGCATTGGTACCTCAATCTCTGGTGTTGCTAACTTTGCAGATAACAAGGGTCTTCCTGTACTTCGTACTTGGATGGACGAAGGCTACAAGAACATCCAACAATACGATAAGGGTTACTCAGAGTGGCTTGGTATCCGTGAGTCAATTAAGATGACCACAGTCAAGCCATCAGGAACCGTTTCAATTTTGGCTGGTGAATCTCCAGGGGTTCACTGGTCAGTAGGTGGAAAGCATTTCCTACGTGCTATCCGCTTTGCTAATAGCGACCCAATGCTACCTCTATTTCAGATGGCTCAGTATCGGGTTGAACCGGCTGCCGAATCACCAGATACAACATCAGTTGTATTCTTTCCGGTAGAGTCAAATGCCGTACGCTCAGAGAAGGAAGTCTCTATCTATGAGAAGATGGCGCTCGCAGCCACAGCTCAACGATACTGGTCAGATAACTCTGTTTCGGTAACTATTAGCTTTGATACTGATACTGAAGCTCAACATATCGGAACTGTACTTCACATGTACGATGGGCAGCTCAAGACCGTATCATTCCTACCATCCGGCAACACTGTATATCCACAGATGCCGTATACTCAGATTACTGCTGAAGAGTATGAAGAGTACAGAATGACCCTGTTCCCTATCGACTTCTCAGGAGTCTATGCGGGAATGGCTGCGGATGCAATTGGTGAAGCATATTGCACCACAGACGCTTGTGAAGTAAAACTTATTAAAGATAATAACTAGGGGAGTACATAATGGCTGCTGAAGAATATGAAGAGGATTTCTTAGATCCGGATCTTTTCGAAGATGATTTTGATATTGATCTAGATGATTTAGAAGACCTAGATTTAGATGAAGAATGGGACGATGAGCTAGACGAGGACGAAGACTAGCAAACGGCCAACACAAACATTTAGCCCCCCGACCGAAGTCGGGGGGCTATTGTTTTATATATTAGAGCGAGTCTCCTGCTTGGCATTCACATGGTTCTACGTCATACGTATCGTCATTTGCCCAATACACATGGCCATCACCATTGCATAGCTTGCAGCGAACGTTAGGTTTGCTCTCAATTAGGACCACCGTTTCGTAATCCACTAGACAGACTCCTATCATGTATGTTTGGTTTTTCGGACTTGTGTTTCAAGGTATACTTATCCCGTTAGCTCTTACGAACTAAGGGTAGACACCGTCGAGATGGACCCCTAGAGTGCGTCTAGGGGCTCATCATTCTATTATTTTGATGCTGGATATATAAGCTTTCTCACCTGGTCTATTAAGATCAGCTGTATGTACCCACCTTTCTAGGTTACGGTCGTATACGGATAGCGACCACTCGGCATTGTTTGTGTCGGATGGGTCATCGATACGCCACTTAGCTACCTTTATGTTAAAGGTTATCTCTAAGTTATAGTGCATGTCTGACACGTTATTCTCCTTAGTTTACCTCTTCATCATTTTCATCGTAGATTGAGCCTACCTCAATCCATCCGGCATTATGATCTTCACGCCAACCAGAGTTCAGCTCTTCTGATATCTGGTCCTCGGCTAGTTCCTCGGCTTCACGCCAATTCTCTGCCTCAATGAACGAGTCATACAATTTATGCTCGTGGATTGTAACTCTGTATAGTTGTTTAGCCATTACTTCTCCTTCTTTTGTATGGTTCTGAATGACCTATCAGGCATAGGCCATTTGTATGGCAGGTCTTCAGGCGTATCAAAGTCGTAATACTCAGGCAGCTTACGCTTTAAGTTAGACTGATGACTCTCATGAAACTCCTCAGTTCCAAGCCACCAAGGTTTCTTGACAGCTTTGAGGTTGTACTGTTTCATAAGCTCTATTACTTGTTGCTTAGTGTTGTCTACGAAACCACGGCTAGTCCACTCATCACATATAGTGATTGTGTACTTAGCTAACATGCCTTCATGACCACGCCACATTACAGCAGCTGGGTGATTTACCCATCCCTTGGTTAGACCCAGGTTGGCCCTCAGAATCTGCAACGCTTCAACACGCTGCTTACCGAGTCTCCTATCGTCTAAGGATTTAGCTACTTGCTTGAAGTTTGCATACGGTAAAAATGTATTTACCATTACTGCCCCCTATCCTCTACGCTTGTAGTTACTACAGGGAATGTACCAGCTGTTAGCCTTTCTTTACGAACCCTGCGTCTGCCACCTACTCGCATAAAGGATCCACCAGCTCTTGTCTTTGTTTTTTTGAACGTGTGAGTTCCATACGGAGTTACAGTGCTTTTATCTTTCTTTTTATTTTTGGCCATCACTCATCCAATAGCATAGGCACTAGATCTTCTGCACCTTTACGAATGAGTAACTTTCTAGCATCAGCTTTGTAGGCTTCATGCAGCTTTTCTTCCTCATCCTTAAGGTGTTTAGCCCATTCCTTTACTTCATCTTTATGCTTTACGGTTTTCATAGCACTCATACAAGTACTCCTAGGTTGATTCCATTGTCATAGGCCCAGTCTTGCACCGCTGTGATTGACTTGATTACTAGGCTTGCTCCCCCATCGACTAGTTCGTCCGACATGTGTAAGAGGAACATTTCTGCAGACTCGTAGTCATTAAATACCTCGACTAGTTCATCTGATAGTGTATCCATGATTGTGTACATCACTTGCTCCTTTTGTTTGTGTTGGGCATTATCTGCCACGCTTTTTAATTGCTCCGACTACTACCTTACGAGCAAACGGTAGAAGATCACCTGCGGATCTAACACGGCCATAGATTTCAGCACCGTGACGCAAGTCATCTTCAGTTTGTCCATGACGTTCGATCCACTCTAGATCTCGGTCTTCAGCGATAAGGGTTAGCACAGTGAGGATGCCACGCTTGTTAATGCGTTCGATTAGCTCATCGTTCTTCTCCTTATTGAATACGCCATCAGTGATAACGAATAGCATCTTATTCTTCTTACGAGATGCCATGAGTAACTGCTCAGCAACCAGCAGGGCTGGATACGGCTCAGTGCCACCATTACCATAGATAAACTTGTAGTCCGTCTTACCGGCTTTCTCTGTACGTTTGTAGGCCACTTCAGGCTTATCATCAAACGCATAGACTGTAACCGGTGCATCAATGTGCTCTAGCGCACGTTTGATAGTCCAGCATGCAATAGATGCTTTTCTATCATTCTGTCCACTAGACATTGAGCCTGAACGATCGATAAGGATAACTGCTTCGATATCGCAGCCATCATCACCTTCGTCCCAGCGATCGAAAGCGTTGTCAATCTCACATCCACGAATAACTCGTTGAACATTGAGACGACCACTAGGTGTTTCCTTACTCCATGTAGGCTCTGCATCATCACGCAGACGTTGCAGTTCTTTGGCGAACCTACGGTACGAGACAATGGCTTCCTGCGGTACAGCAGTGCTGTCGAACTTGCCTCGCTTGATAGTATCTTCATGCTTACCATCGCCACCAACAATAACTTTCTGCTTGGCTTTGATGTCAGCTTGAACATCCTTACGATTAAGAACATTCTCAATCGTATCGTCCAATAGCTTAGGTATACCACCTACGCTATCCACATGGCCTACACCTGCAGTAGGCGATGCTTGTGAGTTAACTGCCTCATCACGCATTTCTATTGCATCTTGTACGCTTTGCGGTACAAATACAACAGGCTGACCTTCTCCATCACCAGGCTTACTACTCTCTGCCGTACTTTCTTCGGCTTGGTCTGATGGATCGGATGTGCTTGATGTTTGTGTTGGTTGAGGCTTAGGTCTAGGAACATATACTGGCTCCTTGACTCCCATGCTTTTAGCACGATTAGCATCTTTCTCCTGCGCTTTGCCTGGTTCAGGTCGACCCTTAGATACTGGTTCACGTCCTCCACAGGAACTAGGACCACCATCAAAGGTACTATCTATACCCATAGGCTTTAGCACTTCAGTGTTCAATCGTCTAACAAGTTCTATTGCTCGTCCATAGTCCTTAGGAAAATGAAGAGTACGATACTCATCAACGATTTCTATGATTGCAGGGATAAGATCAGGGAATGCGAACGCATCTCTGAATGCTTGTCGTACTTCAACCGGTAGATATCTACGGCCACGGATACATAGATAGTTGCCTGGCATAGACTCTCTGTCTTCACCAAGCCACCTAGCTACTGTGGCTGTTAGGAATGGAGCAACTGAGGGAAACCGTGCTACGAACAGGGTTTCGATACGTTGATCCTCGAGTATGTTAAACGACTGCATCAGATCTTCTTCAAGAACTTTCTTGACTAGGTCTGTGCCTTTGCGAGGCGTATACAGGTGATGACATAGCTCGTGATAGTTGAGGCCAGTGACTTGGGTTAGAGTTTCTAAGTCCATGTCATTGATCTCTTCTGCATTGATAGTAATAGACGCACCGTCAGACCATGCTGGCGCTGGACCATTACTTGCTACGTGTACTAGTACTGGATCACCAGTTAGTACACGGTCTGCTTGCTCGTATACTCGGCACAAGGCGTTAAGACGAATCGAACGCTCTTGCGCCTCTTCAGCCCTAGCTTCTTGATGCCAACCGTATACATCATCCATCTCATCTTGAAACATGAGTCTCCTTTACACTATGCCGTGTGTTTGAGCAAATTGGCCTGCCCAAGCTGTAAACTCTTCATCTACAGATTTAACTTCTGGTTCCTTCTCTGTTTCCACAGGGATTTCGATACCGAAGTCAGTCTTGATGTTGTGTTCATATGTTTGGAATATGAGACGTACGCTGGCAGCTTCATCTGACCCAAAGTGAGCAATGAAGTTCTCAACTGCGAACTCATATCCCAATGCATCTACGAAGTGTGTGAACTCCTGTAGCATATTGGTAGAGATTGGTGTTTCATACTGACCCTTGGCTGCCTCATTACGAAGCATCTGGGCTAGTGCTAACAACGACTTAGAGTTAACTAGCTTAGCCTCAACCTTATCGTCATAATCCCAAGGGATCTGAATGTCGAAACGGTTACGGAACGCAAAGTTAAGCGGCGTTGTACCAATGTAGTCTGGATTCATAGTCGCAAAGATTGTGAGGTCTTTGTGTGCTTCGATAGTTTCACCGTGGTGGTCAAGCAATGTGATCATACGGCGACCATCTAGCAATGAATACAGAACAGTGTAGATTTTCGGACTGATGAAGTTAACCTCGTCGAGAAGGAGAACACCACCATTACGAACTACGTCAGTAACTGGGCCATCGATCCACGCAAATGAACCTGAGCCATCAGCTACGAACTTACCAGTCATTTGGCTTGGCTCCATTGAAGCGTTACCTGAGACTGTTGCCATGCGTAGTCCTCGTTCAGCAGCCCACGCTTCAACAGACGTAGTCTTACCGGGACCGGTTGGGCCGTAGATAAGTACGTTGATGTTGTTGGCACGAGCGTGATCGAAGATACTGAAGTCTTCTTGACCCCAGATGCTACGATGGATATATCGCTTAGCTAGCTCAATGCGTGGCACTGATGCTAGGTTCGCTGCAATTACCGGACCAGCTCCAACGGATGCTGTTACAGGTTCGGCGATTGTTTGTGTTGGCTGTACCACTTGTACTGGTGAAGCCAATGGAACAGTCGTGCCAGCTGCACGACGATTGTCAATTACATATTGCTCCAAGTTATCATCTCCATTGCTTACTTGTTCGTAGAGTTCACAGACAGCATCAACAAATGATGTTGTGTCTGTGTTTGGACTTGCTTTGGTATGCGCTTGACATGCCTTGGTACCAAGAACTGGAGAATAACCTTTCTCCGTCATAGCCCGTTCATCGGCTGCTGTAACATAGATAGCAACAGGTGTACGAGTGAGTTCTTCGTTTGTTCCAATCAACCCAGTAAGCCCATCAAGATCCGTTTCTTCCCACTTGTTATGTGGGCCTTTGGATCCATCGGTATTACGTGAGTAGATACGTACGTTACCATCATGCGGTGTGATAAGAACCTGACGGCGCTTAGCCCCCATGGTTGGTTCGTACGATTCTGTGAACACGGCGATATCCATGTCTTTGTCCTTTCGTTGTTGGTATTGCTTTCTAGTAGTCTACTAGAAACCTAGTTCATCTTCATCAGGGTTGAGTGTGAGTTCAGTCACTGCTCTAGCCCTGCTGTCTAGCACAGCAGCAAAAGTAAATGCTGCTTGTCGTTCTTTAGCCCAGTCAATAATGAGCTCGTGAAGGATGTCATGTCCCTCAGCAAGATTGATTACATTACGGAACTGTTCTTGTGCATAGTTAAAGAACTCTTCACGTTCTTCTTCTGGTATTTCTGCGAGAAAGTCAATATCTGCATTCTCGTTCTCATCATCACATGCATTGCACATGAGGTACTCCATTCTTGTTAGGGAATTAAATAGCCGGGAGCACACCTATAAGGCATGCTCCCGGCTTATGTGCTCCAAGTAACTTACTCAGGAAGGATGTAAGAACCACAGAGGTTAGTCTATTGCGTTCAGCTCACTGTTCAGCGCACCACACTCGTTGCCTATGTCGGCATTGGAAGCACTTAAGTCTTACCAGGTTGAGTCAGGTTTAAACCTACTTAGAATGTTGCGTTCGGCCTCAAGTTCCCTAAGGGGATACAACGTGCTGTCTCTCGTTACTTATTGCACTATGGTCATAGTTAGACTATAACCAATCTTATACTGTTGCATTCTGGCGTTCAAACCATGCTGCATTTGATGCTTTACCAGATTCAATTGCCATCACCAAGTAGATTGGTCCAGGCATTCCTGACTTGATTGCTTTTGCCATAGCCCAACCTAGTGGGCGTGTATTTTCTGGGGTGTTACGCATGAGCGCTTTCAAAGCGACATCACGCATCTCACATACAATTGCAACTGTCGCAGTGAGTTCACTGAATACAGTCAGGGATTTAGGAGCCATACTAGGCACGGCTCGTAACATACGAGTCATGTTTGCTAGTGCACCTTCGTGATTGCTTGTGTTGGACACGTACTCTAACAGCTTACCAATAACAGCATCACGATATGAAGCATCGTTCCACATTAGCTCTGCTAAGTTTTCTGGAACCATGCCATTGTATAATGCGTAGGCCGCTTGCTGCGGATTCTCTACTGGGTTTACAGTTTGATGTGTACTTGCCCCATCATATTCAACCGATAGGTTGGACATATGCTGCCATCGCTTTCTCTAGTTCGGATAGTGCTTTCTTTATTACCTTGCCATCTTTAATGCGAAGTGGAGAACCATCCCACATTAAAGAAATTGGTTTGTTACCGTAATCACGCTGACCACTACCTACACAGTAATAGCATTGTTGACCACGAGTTATTGTGTGTCCAGTATCAATACCGTGTTCGCAAGGCAAATAATGCCAACGAGAGTATTGATTTTGGTACGCAGCGTTAGGATGCTCTTCACACACGCCATACGATCCTTTGTTGTAACACATATTAGGGCTACAATACTTATCGATTAAGCCAGAACCTTTACAAGATCTGCATCGCTGCATCTTGCTTGGTGTGTACTGTGGGTCTTTCTCGGTAATGTAGTGCTTACCTTGTCGTTGGAATACATTTTGTACGCCAGCAATTTGCATAAGACTATATCTAATACCTTGAGACTTAAGTGAGTGCCAAGGACCCCAGTAACCATTTTGGATTATTGGGGCTTGGATAGTAAGCACGTCATCTGTGTCAATCGTGGCGATGTCGGCATGAAGCCAAGGAATGTGGACTGCGTACAGCCCACCTTTCCTTGCTTGTAGCCTCATACCACGATAGTAAAGAGTTCTATCAATACCCTTACCTCGACCACCTTTGATCCAGTCTTGGGCATTAACATAGCTCTGTAACTGGTGGATGTTAGACATTAGTTAGCCTCCACACTTTCAAACAATCCCGCATAGCAGATATCAAAACTCTGCTCACGAGCTTGTTCCAGTTCACGTGGTTTATCGAACTCTTCATCAAACCATACGATTGATATAGGGTTACGTCTAGCACGCTTAGGGGATATAGCAAACAAGGCTTGACCAAGACCATCGATAACTCCGGTATGGTAAGCCCTGCTGTGTTGATCAGTGAGCTCGTTAAGGTTGAGTTCCTCTTCGAGCATCATTGTTTCTATCTTGTCAGCCAATTGACGGCGCTTTCGCTTTCGCATGCCGTACTTCCTTTCTTGTTGAACCAACGGGTTGTACCACGCTGATTGGGCTGGTTGTAAGGTCAGACTCTACAATATACGTACGATGACCTCGCATCTTAGGTGTTGTACCACCTTGGATACTATGTGCATCATCACGTAGGATTGCGTCATCTAGACATTGTTGCTTTACATTGCAATTAGCACAGACCTTGAGAGCTGCTCGCTCTTTAGCTCTGCGATGCGTTCTATTACTATCCTCTGCGGTGTAATAGAAATCATTTACGTCTAGACCATTGCAGTTTGCTTGGTCTTGCCACGCACCTAATGCTGCCATATCCCATACCACTGGTAGTGGGACATAGTCGCTTGGCATATCCATTGTGACCTCCGTAATGCGGCGCCGATTGTTTGTGTTGGTTGGCACCAGCGTGCCTATACAGACTTTGACATCTGTATAGGCGAGTTGATTTATATGCCGCTAACTAAGCGGCCTTACGAGGGAGGTTTTCGTTCAGGAGAACTCCCGCCATCCGTGTAAGATTAGTCAGCATCAAATGATGGACGATAGATATCATCCATCAGTGTGCGCTTCTTTGCATCAAGCTTGCGTATGTACAGGTGGGTAGCCTGTGCTTCATAGTACATCTCACGCCAGTAACGAACCATGAAGGATAGCGCTACTACTGTGCACAAGAGGATTAGGAATACCCATGATTGAATTGTAGTCATAGGAAACATTATGCGTCAACCTGCTCTTTCTGCTCAGCTTTCTTAGCCTTGTAGACTTCACCAGTCTTCCAATGAGGAATGTTTGGGTGATCCCAACGACCACCAGCAGCCTTCCATGCTTCACGCTTAGCGTAGTTAGCAGCGCTGCGTCCTTCTACACGACCGGAACGACTAACGAACTTGCGTTCGATACCATCTGGGCCAGGACGCTTCTTGCGTGCCTTACCATTCTTACGGTCGCCTGCTGTGTTTGCTTTAACTGGAGCCTGAGCTCCTCTACCTTTTGCCATTGTATGGCCCCTTTCGGAGGGTTAGTTTGTTTCCTCTACACGGTCGTGCAGAGTGGTGATGCCATCGTTCCATAGCATCAATGCTTCCTTGCGAGTACAGCCGTGAAACAACTGTGCCTCTAGTATGAATAACAACTTCTCAGTTGTATCTGATTTGATTTTAATCTTCATGCGTATGCCAATCTATGAGTAGATGGGTTGTACCCCATTTTTTATATGGCTTATCAATGATGGAGTATAACTTCCACCACCTATACCCAGCCTTGGGCATAGTCTCTTGGTTTTCATACCTAACCTCATACTTCAATGCTTTGTGCAAAGGGTATGATGATAGATGATTACACCAATTAGCAAACCACCTGAGTGGCAAGATATTGGTCTTGTGTTCTGGTCTAGTACGCATATAGGTTTATCCTAAAGCATATCTAGTATTTGTTTAGTCAATGTAATCTCTGCATCAGCAGAGACTCGAAGAGTAAGAAGCAATCTCTCCCTAGAATTGTAGTCACGCTCAGATGAATCCCATTGACGGTATCCATAAGTATATGTTTCTTCTTGTTCGATTAACTTAGGGGGTTCAGGAATCGTTACTTCTTTTGGAAATACAATAGACAATGATTGTTTATGGTATCTATCAGTCTCAACGCTGCAACCAACGCCTGATTCAAGTAACTTAGCAACTTCGATAAGATACTTTTTGCACTCTTGTTGGTACTCTTCAATGCGTTGTTCTTCTTTTCTTTTAGCATCTGCTTTATCAGCAAGATACTTCGCTTGCTTTTCTTCAAGTTCTTTAATGAAGTCGAGCCTATTTAAGCGCATTGTGTTCTCCTATTCTGTGTAGGGCTGTCATAGACAGCAATAGACACATAGATGCGGACCGACATTGCCAATGGCGTCCCCTCCTTAGCCGTTAGGCGCAAGGGGTTCACCGAGGACATTCTCTGAGGCTATGTTTATGGCTACCTATGCCCAGTGCATCTATGTGTCTATCATTGTGTATGAATAAGCAGTTTAGCCTTGTCATGCTTAGGACAGGAGTTCTTTTACCTCAGGAAGAACTATAGAAACCAACCAGCATTACCTGTATTAACGGATATACTGAGCCCAACCAGATGTTGTGTTGATCTTGAACTCAGTGTCAATAGAACCTTCAACCAAGGCAATAGCATTACGAACTTGTTCGTAATCACTATTTTCACGCCCTACCTTATGAGAAGGTTGGCAAAGACCCTCAGGACGCTTACCAACTGCAGCCTCAAAGTCTTCCGTCTTAAAGTAGAAAGCAATACGAACGCCCTTGTTGTATCCAGTAGATACATCAAAGTCATTAGACTTAAGCATATTCTTCTTAGCCCAAGCTGATGCTTTCTTTTCCCACGCTTCTCGTCGTGCATCTAGAGTTGCGCTGTCCTTTTCCCAAGCAGCAACCTCATCGTCCATACGCTTGAGGGTTGCTTTCAACTTGGCGAGAAGGTCTTTCTTGGCCCAGGTGGTTGCGATTACCTTTGTACTAGCCATTTGTTTCTCCCGTCTGTTATTACATCCTATACTCCGGCTGAGTTTAGGAATTCTAGTGTGCATAAAGAAACAGAGGACACACGCATACTACTAATCGGATAGAAGGTAGAGTTTTATCCATAGCCCATTTGCGTAACGAAAAAACCAAAATTAAATAGATGTTGCAACAACTATCTAATCCTTCGTACCTACTGTGAGAGGAATATATGCGCTCCCTGAGTCCCTCAACCCCACAGTCCGTAACTATTTCAATTTTCATCCCCCTCTGCATAGACCTATATCCTCACCTATACATACTCAGACTCAATTAACTATGATTAGCCTGTATGCGTGTGCCTTCTGCTTCTTTATGCTTTGCCTATTACTTACGGCGTAACCAAGCAACTATGATCATAGTTAGTGCAAAACTAACTGTCATTAGTTGGAAGGTACCTTCTGAGAACTCAATGTACATTTAACACCTCCAATTCCTTAATGTCGTTGGGGATAGCCACGCCATCACGGCGGGGAAGGGAACTGAGATACTGTGCTACTTGCTTAACAAGCATAGCCGCAATGAAATCGTACTGTGCTTGAGTAACTGAACCTTTGACCTTAACAGTCATAGTCAACTGCTTCATATATGTTCCTTTCGATTAGGGGGACAAAAAAATAGTGGTACAACCTAATTAAAGGTCGTACCACCACGAGTGTGAGCCTTTTTACTGCCGACTTGCTCAGGTCGTCCACTCTACTATCATCTCGCACGACGATAGTTCCCCTCAGAGTGCATCCCTCCATAGCATAAACTTGCGGGGGGTTTTTCGGGGGGAATTCTTATCTACCAGATGATTTACCACCATCAGTAAGAAATGGATCATCTTTAGTTACATAGGCAAAGCCCTGCTTAGGGACAAGAACAAAGCGATAGTTATCTTGGCTCAGTCTTAGTTCCTTAGCGATACAGTCTTTAGCCATACAATACTCAAAGCCTGCTTCCCAACGGTCGGGATGAACAGGAGTATTACAATGGGGGCAAATCATAGACCAGCCTCTGTTGCTTCCTTGAGTACTTCTTCACCAAGAGGTGTAATGCTAACCATAGCTTCTAGGTTCTCGTTGTACTCAACCTTGATTAAGCCTTTACTAAGCAAACTAGCAAGAGAGTCGTCAAACTCTGCTTCAGTCATAGCCATTGTCATTACCTTTCTGTTAACTCTCAGAATAGAGAGTAGTAGGGACACGGGCACGCACCATGCCCCTACTACCGCCTACTCTGTCAAAATTTTTAAAAAATCGGGGGGACAAAGGCTACTCAGTGATAGTACCTATAGTAAGAACAGTAGAAGAGATACGATAGAAGATAGAGCCATCCTTGTCGATACAGATAGCACGCAAGGGCTCACCTATCTTACATACATAGGAGAGGAAAGATATAGAGTCATTATCACCTCGTAGTGGCT